TAACTTCATTTGTTACAATTCTACTCCATCTGGGAGCAAATGTCAACCTTTTGTCTCAAGCAATTCTCGCATTTTGAATAATGCTCGCTCTTTATGTTTCGCCTCCAACATAACATCTACATCTTGTCCATAAGTTTTTACTGCTGTCCAGTAAGAATCTGAGTGAGCATTCGCTTTGATTTTCTTATCGTTATGTTCCTCTGCCCTGCTCTGCGAATAATGGACAACAGGTTTTACACCGCCCCAAGTTTTCGCAGCAAGTTTGATTGCTTCCTCGTTTGTCTGACCGCCAGTGCAAAATAGATGGTGGTGTAAATCATGGACGATTGGAATCCCAATCCTTTTATAAACACCCTCATAGAGTTCTTTAGTAGAATAAAGCGATGCCTTATCATCATTCTCTACAGTCAAACGAGAGCGGACTGCTTCTGACAATCGCTCAAAGTTCTTACAGAAATTATCTAATGCCATCGGTTTATTATTATAATGTGCCCCGACATGAATGTTAATTTTATTGTAAGGAGTTCTGGATAGATTCATCTCATCCATAATCCTGCCGTGGATCTCCAAGTCCCTGATTGTATTTTGGATTACATGCTCTTTTGGAGATGTAAGTTTATTGAATGGACCTGGATGAAATGTTAGACGATGCCCTTTGAGAGCAGCATAAAACCCTGTGCGGACTAAACTTTTCTTAATCTCTTTCCAGTCAGGTAAATCCTCAAACTGATACTCTGATGCCCATGGAAAGATCTCTGAGGACATGCGAAAGAACTTGATGCCTTTAGACTCGTTCCATTTTAAGATTTCTTCAAGGTCTAAACAATTCTGTAAAGCAAGTTGCGAAGCATAAGCAATGCCTCGTTCATTGAAAGTTCGTCTAATCATTGAGCGATTAGTTGTAATTCGCTCACGAATAATCTTACGACCTTCCTTGACTGGTTGTGATAGTTCCATTGAAATGCAGGCATAACCTAAATTCACTTGTCCTCCTGTGGTGAGTGATGGATAGATTATACCCCACTTGGAGTCAGGTGTCAACCTTTCTGTTCAGTGCAGATCATCAGTCAGTAGTTTTTGTTAGTTCGTCTGCCCATGTAGCACACTCTGTTGTGGTTATTTCGATGCCTTCGATTTCTTCTGTTTCGACCTCAAACTCCACACATTCTCTAGAGTTCTCTGAGCAGTTCCACATTAGGGTCATAACAAGAAGCATCAAAAACAGCACTTTCAGGATGCCACTTTTCTTTATTTGTAACATTGTCATGAACTAAATAGAATTTATTTTGACCTGCTTTCTCATGAACCTTCAAAATAATTCCAAGATGGTTAGTCCCCATTACATTTATTAAGTCGCCTATGTTTCTTACGGGTCTTTCCATGCTAACTCCCTGATTTATTGAGATTCGATATTAAGTTTCCGATCATTCTATCGTTTATCTCTTTCTCTAAATCTTCTTGTAGCAGTTCGGGTTCTGGTTGGGGTACTGCTGTAGGAGCAGGTTCCTCTCCAGTAAGTGCTTCATAGATCTCCTGAAACTCAGAAAGAGTCATGTCCAAACTTGTCAATTGGACTCTGCATTCTTTTATTAGATCTAAGATCTCATCCTTAGTTTTCTTTCTTATATCGTCTAGTTCTGAGATCTTTTGCAAGGCATCATCCAAATTTAGATGCCAAGCAAAAGCGTCTTCTAAACGATTTAGATCAATTGTAATTGTTTGTCTTACCTTTTTAGTCATGATCCACCACCGCATAGTTGGTTGTAATCAAAGTGCCTGCTACTGAAACAGAGTTCTCCAAAGCAACACAAGTAACCAAAACAGGATCGATTACGCCTTCTTCAATAAGATTACATAACTCGCCATTAGCAAAGTTATAACCTGCATCACGCTCATCTTGTTCCAATACAGTTTGGATAAGCACATCTTCACTTAGACCACAGTTTCTGCAAATCTGACGGAATGGTTCTGAACAAGCATCAACAACAATCTTATACCCAAGTTGTATATCCTCAGACGCCTCAGAATCGCCCTCAGCGTCCTTTGACGCTCTTAGAAGTCCAACACCACCTCCAGCATGGAAACCGTGTTTCTGTGCCGCCTGGACGGCACCAAGAGCATCCTCAATTCTATGTTTCTTTTCAATCATTTCTACTTCAGTTGGAGCGCCAACTTTGATAATGGCGACTGCTGAAACCAAACGATTGATTCGCTCTTGCATCTTATTGCACTCTTGGAGATCATCCTCTTCTTTGATGCGTGCTTTTAGAATTTCAATGCGCTCTTCTAATGCTTCGTAATCTGCATTGCCACCAATGATTGTTGTACCGAACTTTGTAATATCAACGGACTTTGCTGTGCCGAACTCCTTTAATTTGAAGGTGGAAAAGTCACGTCCGCTTTCCTTTGTAAAGAAAGTTCCACCAGTTGCGAGTGCGATGTCGCGCATAATCTCTCTACGCTCCTCGCCATAACGTGGTGCTTTTACAGCAGCAACTTTCATTGAACCGCGAACAGAGTTCATGATAAGTGATGCTAGAAACTGACCTTCAATCTCATCTGCAATAATAACGAGTGGTTTGCTTTCCCTTGCTGCAACTTCAAGGACAGGCAAAATAGGTTCAACATGCTCCAACTTATGGTCGGTGATAAAGAATATTGGGTTGTCGTAATTGACTGCGTTTCTACGCTCATCATTTACGAATCTAGGTGATACAAATCCTGAGTCAAAAATAAATCCTTCAACCATTTCAAGAGTTGTCTGGGAGGACTTAGCATCCTCAATCTTAATACCACCATCAACGCCTGCTTGCTCGATTGCAGTTGCAAGCAGATCGCCAATAACTTTATCACCGTTCGCTGATATCGTGGCGACATGTTTAAGGTTTTCCATGGACGAAACCTTTGTAGCATTCTGTTTGATAATCTCAACAATATCTTCTCGTGCCTTATCCATGCCGCGCTTTAAATCAACCGGAGCAGCGCCACTATTAACATACTTTAATGCCTTCTTATAGACTGCCCTGGTTAAAACTGTTGATGTTGTTGTGCCGTCACCGGCAACTTGATTTGTCTTTGCTGCTGCCTGCTTTACAACCTGTGCTGCTAAATTTTCAAAGGGGTCATCCAAATCAATAAAGTTGGCGATTGTCACACCATCCTTTGTAATAATTGGGTTTCCTTCCTTTCCCTTTAAAATTACGTTGCGTCCTTTTGGACCCAAAGTTGAGCATACATTGTCTGCCAATATCTCAACGCCCTTCAAGAGTTTTTGCTGCAACTCTTGATCCTTGCCATATCGCTTCATTCCTTCTCCTTGTAAAGATGCATATGAATACTATAACACAAATTTATTATTTGTCAAGCATAAAATAAAGAAGACCGTGAAAAAGTTCACGGTCTTCAATTAGGTTTTATATAAGGTTTATTTAATTACTTGTTTTTCATTTCTCTGAGGCGTGCCTGAACGCGCTTCATGATCTGCTCTGCGAGTTCTTCTTCTTCCTCTTCGGTACCTTCTTCTTCCTCTTCGGTACCTTCTTCTTCCTCTTCTGCGCCTTCCTCTTCTTCCTCAGCGCCCATTTCCATGCCCATCTCTGGTTCCATTTCTGGTTCCATGTCCATCTCTTCTTCGTCTTCCATTTCTGGTGCTTCAAGATCTGGCATGATGTCTTTTAGCATGTCAGCAACGGCAATGATTGCGCGTGCTTGATCTGGAGTGATGTTGATTTCTGCTTCCATGTCGCCCTCTTCAACTTCCATTTCCATGTCTTCGTCTTCTTCTTCGTACATGCTCATTTCACTTAGTTCATCTTCTAATAGAGCGCTCAACTCTTCTTCAAGAGTGTCTTCTTCTAACATTGGATCGTCTTTATGTGTGCCATAGTCACCTTCGTCTAGTGATACTTCTTCATCAACCTTGCCGGGTTTCTTTTCTATTTCTGCTCTTGCTTTGGCGTTTGCCCCTTTAGTTGCATCCATTGTCTTTTTCTTACCAAGACCTCTATTTGGTCGTGGAGTTGTTGCGTCCTCTTCACGCTTTTGCATTGGACCCTCTTCAACAACTTCCTCTTCATGCATTGGGCGCTTCTTTGGGCGGTGCTTCTTCTCTTCTAGGAAGTCACCTGCGAGTGGCTCAAGTTGTGCCAACTTCATGAATTGGCGAATTGTGCTTTCTTCTAGTAGTTTCTTGCTCATGGTTTATATTCTCCTTGTTATAAAACCTGTAATAAATAGTATTGGAAAAACTAAAACGCTCATTCATGAATTTCGTTGTTTTTCTTTAATTTAATTAGTGCCTTATCTTGGATTTGTTTGATTCTGACGTGTGAAACACCCAATCGTTCTGCCACCTGCATGAGCGTCATTTGTCCATGCTTATCTATACTTACAAGGCAACAGTTCTTATCCTCATCATAATCTATCCAGTTTCTACATTCTTTATTACAACATGGTGTTTCACCAGTTATTATATCATCTTTACATTTCATCTATGTCAAACCTCTCAATAATATCATACATATCCTCAATTTCATCGTCTGAAAGAAAATTCTTCTTCAAGTTCTTTTCTGCTTGTTTTGTTAATCTTGCTTTATTCTTTATAATTCTTTTTGATTTTAACTTTCTCTTTTCCATAATATCACAAACTACCTGCGACATCAATTCAGAGTTATTCGTATATTCATGAATAACATAAGAAAAAAACGCCATCATCGTCATATCATCATACAACAATCTATTACGAAAGTCAATATGTAACTTTGCAGGAATAGTGATTTTTATGTTCTTTGTTGGTTCACTCATCGCAATCTAATATGTGCCGAACTCTCCGTAGCACTTGCACTACTCTGCTGTAACCACTGTGCTTTTGCTTGTAGTTCCTTTACCGAACGAGCACCTGAATAAGATAAACCTGAACGAATACCTCTCTCTAATTCCTTAACAACATCAGCAAGTTTGCCTCGGTAGGGAACTGAAGATGAAACACCTTCGCAAGATGCTACACGACCTCGCCAATCCTTTTGGGCAGCAGCAGATGCCATGCCGCGATAAGTCTTTCTTAATTCACCGCTTTCTGTTTTGAAGATTGTGCCTGGGGAACAATCTGTTCCTGCAAGGAGCGATCCCAACATAACAGCATCAGCGCCAGCAGCAAGAGCCTTAACAATGTCACCCGAGTTTTTAAGACCGCCATCTGCAATGATTTTTGCATTTCGGTCTGATTTGGCGCATTGGAATATTGTTTCAATCCCTGGAACACCGTGCCCCGTTTGTACTCTTGTAGTACAAATACTGCCACCTCCAATATTACATCTAATAGAATCAGCGCCCCAATCAGCCAAATCATTGAAACCCTCCAAGGTTGCTACGTTTCCCGCCATGATGTGAATCTTCGGCAGAACTTCTCTAATCCTCTTAATTGCTTTCTTCATTAAAATGTGATGACCGTGGGCAATATCAATGCAAATAACCTTTGCACCTGCGGCAACAGCAGAGACGGCACGGTCTGCAAAGTCGCCACTAACTCCAACGGCAGCACCTACTAAAGTGTTCTCGCCAAGTGAAGCAATCATAGCAGACTGTTCCTCAATTGAATTGTAGCGATGAACAATTGATATTCCTCCCAATTCTCCTAGAGAACCCGCCATATTTGCTTCGCTAACTGTATCCATAGGAGAAGCGATAATTGGCAATTCCAACTCAACTCCCCTGCCAAAATCAGTAGTTAGTGAAACCTCTGATCTTGATTCGATGTCGCTGTATTGTGGCACAAGCAAGACATCATCATAAGTTAATCCCTTCTGCATTTATTCTCCTTTACTGTAATGCTTCAATTAATTCTATTAAATATTTTTCTGAATACCAAGACTTGTCATCTGGCAATTCTGGATCTTTTATTTTAAAAATAGATCCTCCCTTTACAACAAATCCAGTTGGCACTCCATCTTCTTTTACAAGAAGTTCAGTCAACTTTTCTTCTTTGTTTACATCACTAACGTAAAAACCAATATTCTTATAGCGCCTTTCTAGTTTTTTCAAGATTGGTTTTAGTTTATTGCACAGGTGGCAATGTGGCGATGTAAATACAACTATGGCAACTTTATCTGAATTTACTATTTGTTTATAATTTTTTTCACTAAATACTTTCATTGGTCCCAATCACACGTAATAACTTTGTAGTCCCACTCTCTTTCTGCTGAGAATTTTCCATTACCCTCTTCAAGATCATACCAGATTTTATATCCTACGACGCCTGTTTTAGCGACGTATTCACGATAATGTTTTTCACCATATTTGTGCATACGGTCAAAAAGTCCATGAAATCGAGAGAGTTCTGAACATCGGTAAACATAACGACTTTTTAAGTTATCTTTTAAAATTGTCCAAGTTATTGGGCGATCTTTTGAATCAACTCTGCCCGATGTACGAAGTGTTGTAGTTTCTTTCTTTTCACTTTGAATGTCGGCATGACAGACACTCGCACACAATAATGTAATGCTTACAAATAATTTAATCATGTTTTTCATTTTTACTCCTAGCAATCAAAATCATAATGTACATCGAATTGAATCCGATTATCCTTGTCAAAAGAACCTTCTTCCTGGCAGGATTTGTTATTCCAAAAACATTTGTAAATGTAAAATCGAATGAAAAATTCTCCACTGGCAGTTTCTTTTAAATGTTTCTCAACAAGATCTTTATAAAACGTTTTTGGGTAATCTGCCATCTTACTATGGCAATAATTGTGCGATCCTTTCTTTAAGTGAGGATGCATTTTTGACCAAAATAATTTCATAACGACATCAGGAGTTGTATTCCCAGTGATATCAATTGTTCCTAAGTCATTGTCTTTTGCGCTTGACGTGGAAGCACAACAAACAATAAATGTAATTAATAAAAATTTCTTCAAAATGAACAATGGAGACTCCTTGGTTGTTGGAGTCTCCATTATATGCTTTTTTAAACTACTTGTCAAGCGATAAATTATTTAGTGTATGTTACATACTTCAATAACTCAACAGTATCACCATCATCGGGACCACCGACAATAGCGACCATTTTGTGACCACCGGCAAGTGCTTTCTTAAGGTGCTTGAGCATGTCTGCGTCGAGTCCTTCTGCCTTCATAATCATTCTTGCTGCTGCACGAACAGCGCCCATATCAGTTCTATCAAGAGCGATCTTCTCTTCGTTTAGAACTGCTTGAATCTCTTCTTTAATGATTTGCTTTAAGGTTTCCTTTGTTAGTTTCATTACTTTTCTCCTTTAACTGTTTTGACCTTACGAACAACCTTCTTTGGTTCGGTTGCTTTCTTTTCTACAACTTTCTTTGGAGCAACCACCTCTTTCTTAACAACTGGTTTTGGTTGTTCGACTACAGTTGCAGGTGCCTTTGCCGCCTCTCTTGCTGCTGCGGCGCGTGCTCTTCTACGCATTCTTGATTTTCTACCCATAATGGTTCCTCCAATGTTATAAATAGTGTCTAAATTAACTAAGTTCCACAAACTTAATGTTCCTTCTGAACGACCTAGTGCTGAATCCCCAGGTGTCATTATAGTCTAACTTTGCCATACAAGGAACGTTCTTCTTATAATAATCTAACTGTGGATCAACACCCCAACATTTAATATCAACCTGATTGCTTTCGTTATCGATTGTCTTTAAGATCCAGTAATCTTTACCTGTCTTTGTCTTCTTCTCAATAACATCGCGAATAATAAACCAACATAGACGCAAATCCCTATCGTATTCACCGATTGGTGGAACCTTCAACTTACCAAACTTTTTCAGTAACTTATCACTAACAACCTCGTTGATTGGATAAATACCAGTTAGATTAGTTAGAAACTCCATCTTCTCTGCCTTAGTGAAATCACCTTCAGGTTTATAGAGTTCGATATTATCTAACAAATTCTTTTCCTTCTTTGGACGGTCAACTGCAACAGCAGACCAGAAGTGTTTCAGACCTGTGAAACGATCATCAACCATATTGTTTAGAGCACCCGAACGAGTTAAAACGTCTAATGCTTTCTTGTTTAGTTTGGAATAACTAACATCCTCATTAAACAATAACTCCTCTGGTGTATTAAAAGGTCGGTGCTGCAAGATCTGCTCAACTGCCTTATCTCCAAGACCTTTGATGGAAGTCAAAGGTTGAACCAAAGTTTTCTTTTCCGTCTCGCTAATCTCCCAGACCTGACCTGACTCGTTAATATCAGGACGTTTTACTCGATATCCAAGACTTCGTACAATGTTGATTGCTTGTTCTTTTCGTCCTTCTGGTTCCTTGTCGAGAAATGCTGCCAACCATTCAACGGGATAGTAAGTAAGAAGATGGGCACACTGGTAACTAAGAATGCTGTAAGATACAGCGTGGGACTTATTAAAACCGTATCCTGAAAAGTATTCAAATGTTTGCCAAAGTGTTTGTGCATCGCTTTCTTTGATGCCTTTCTCAACGCAACCTTCAATGAACTTTTTGTGGATTGCCATTTTCTTTTCATTGCCTTTCCCCGTTCCCTTTTTAGTTAATAGTTTGCGAAGCATGTTACCTTCGTCAAGTGATAGATCTTTGCCCAACTTGTGAGCAAGCAACGCAATTTGCTCTTGGAAAATTAAGAATCCATAAGTCTCTTCAGTTACTTCTTTTACCAAAGGATGCAAATACTTCACACTCATTGGGTTTCGCTTTGCTTTTACATAGTGATTGTGAACCTTTGCCGATAGTGGACCTGGACGATAAATCGATGTAATAGCAGAAATGTCAATGATTGACTCTGGTTTTGCCTTCTTACAAAAACCTTGTGCTCCTTTCTCTGTAAACTGGAATACTCCTGCCCACTTGCCACGGTGGAAAACATTCTTGTAAACCTTCTGGTCGTTTAGATTTAGAACATTAGGTTCTAAGTTCTCGTCATACCACTTTTTAATGTCAGCGAACGAAGGTTCCTTAATCCCATGGTGCCTGCGAAGAATATGACTGATAGCACCCTCCACCATTCTGAGACTTGCGAGTCCAAGGATATCAAATTTAATAAATCCAAGAGGTTCAAGGTGTCTAACATTTTGTCCCTCACTCCATGGTGTTTGTTGTACACCACCACTATTAATTAGCGGCATGTGTTTGTTCAATCCGTCAGCAATAACCACGCCGCCAGCGTGACGACTGATAGATCGAACCTGACCATAAAGGTTGTCAACGTGGGTAGCGATGTGCGGATACTTTCTAAGAAATTGTTTAAGTGTCTCACTGTATTCTTTTACCTCTTCAAATGTTGGAGCATAAACTCCTGCTGTAATTCCGTGCGCTTTCTTTGCAATCGGAGTTGCCTCTTTTAGCATCACAGAAGTTACACGGTTTACCTCTGTAAAGTCAACACCGTAGAACTTTGAGATGTCTTTGATTAGTGAACGCAACTGTAGTGTGTTGTAATTGCTAATTGGAACCACAACATCTTTGCCCCACTTATCAATAAGGATCTCCTTCAGTACCATCGGATCAGCAACATCATAATCGATATCTGGATAATCGACAGCATCTCTTCTAAGGAATCGACTAAAGAGGAGACCATACTCGATGGGATCAATACCAGTAATACCAAGTACATAAGCAACAAGAGAACCAGCAGCACTACCGCGACCGGCACCAACCAATTGTGTTTTAATTGCTTCATCACTAACCGCCTTCATTGTTAAGAAATATTTTGAGAAACCTCGGTCTTGAATTACTCCGAGTTCTTCTTTGAGTCGTTTACTATAATCATCTTTGGAATCCAACCCCTTTTGCTTAAGACCTTCAAAACATAAGTCTCGTAGCGTTTCATCAGGCGACTTTCCGTCAGGGACAACAAAATCAGGTAAGCGAACAGTAGCATCGGGATAGAAAGATTCAATACGGCTGTGAGCGATTTCATAAGTGCGCTCAATTGTTTCACGAATAAAGTCATCATCATAATCTACCCCACATTGTTTTGAATAAGTCTTGTAAGCATCCCACATTTGGTCGCCGTTCTTTGGATAAAGTTCATACTTTAGTTCCTTTCTGCTCTCTGGGAGTGTTGATTCTGCGTAGTCTGGTTTAGATTTACCCAACCATCCAAGTTGCTTATAAAGTTCTCGATCTTTGAACAACTCTGGTCGAGGGTAGTGACTATCTGCCGTTGAAATAAGTTTAATGCCGGTCTTTTCAGCAGCGCGGATAATGTGTTTGTTAATCTCGTGTTGCTCTGGGATTGCGTTCCATTGAAGTTCACCGTAAAATCTATCTCCAAAGATAGAGGTAAAGTTTTCAATTGTTGCGACCATCGCCCGCTGTACAGCGTCATCACCTTCCTCCCGGTTGTTCCAGTAATCCTTCGACAAAGGACCACCCATACACGCTGAAGATACAATAATACCTTCATTGTGTTCCCGCAACATATCAAAATCAATGCGGGGATAACGATAAAAGTTCTCTGGGTCAAACGACTTACTTACCAAAGTAAACAAGTTATTTAGACCAGTTTGGTTCTGAACTAACAAAACCAAGTGAGCACGACGGTTTAGAATGTTCTTTTCCTGCCGTTTTGTTGCTTCCTCGTCTTCAATAACTACTGCGCTATTCTCTTCTTTCTTCTTTCGACCCTTTTTATTTTTGTCGATTTCTTCTTTTTCTTCCTTCCACTTTGAGATGGAATCAATAAAATATCCTTCAATGCCAAAGATTGGTTTGAAGTTTTTGCCTTCTTTCTGCAACTTCTTTGAGTGAAGCACCTGATAAGAAAGTCCGTTCATGTTGCCGTGGTCTGTTAGTGCCAAGGCGTCCATGCCGTTCTCAATAGCATAATCAATGTGGTCTTGTGGATATCCAAGTCCATCAAATACACTGAAAACAGAGTGGGCGTGCAATCCCACAAATTTAATTTGGTTACTCATTATTCTCCTGCTAGGTTGTTGAGTTCGTGTTGTAGGTCTGCTACCTTATCTTCTAGATGGTAGATCTTGTCTTGCATACGCAAATTCTCACTAAAGATATCGCGTGAATTATTAAAGACACAATCTACAAAAAACTTTTGATCTAAACTTAATTGAATATAGTTTGTTGGAAAACCAACCCTCTCCAACACTTGAAAGGGGATCATCTCGTAAATTTCTGCGTTATTCATTCTAATCGTCCTCCATGAATTCGTGCTCATTCATGTCCCAATTATAACCAGATTTGACGTCGATTGCAAGTTCTTCTAACGCCCTGACTTGATTGCGGAGGTGTTCATTCTCTTCCATTAACTCTCTATTCATTTCTCTTAAAATTTGTAATTCCTCTTGAGGATCAATCATCTTCGTCTCCATAAATTTTATAAATACTTTTTCTTTCTAATAAACTTGGTTTCTTAAATTCTTTGCCGTCTCGCATATATTCCCTGTAATCTTCCCAACCATTCATCGTATAACTCCAATTGAGTTGTTCTTTATGATAATCTTTTTCATCTAAATGACTGAATAAATCGTTGAGACCAAACTTCTTTCCACTATACCTTTCTTCTTTTGGCAACTGCTTTAGTAATCTGCCTTCGCCCGTTTGTTCATATTCTTCTGATTTTGTGTATCGCATCGTTGCATTATCATTAATATATTTGCGAACAGTTTTAATATCTTCTTTTAGAAAAGTAAAAGCATGATGACTATCGTTCAGAAAATTCTTGCCATCACTCTCAAACATAAACCTTTTTTTGTCTTTGATAATCTTTCTGAACTTTGAAATATAACTTGGTTCATAAACAACGTAAGGTGATGTCGCATAAAACACATCTGGTATTAGGAAGTTGCTAATCCTTCTCGCTGATAATGAAGCATAAAGGGCAGCGTTAATATATCCCCAACCCTCACTATCTCTCGTATTATAATATCTTGCATGGCATGGAACCAAAAAGATTGGGATCAATCTCTTGTTCTGATATGGCATTGGGTCCATAGTCCTTTTCTGCCATACAGGGTCCATGACGTAATCTCTAAGGCGTTTCTTTACGACAGGTGCCCAATCATCGTTTATTGAGATCCAAATCGATTTGACGCCAGCACAGGCGCATTCATAAACTGCTAAATCTAAAAGCGTAAAGTCGTGATTTATTGGCATCAAGCAGTCGTGCCAATCAAATCCAAAATTCTTTTTGTTAGGTAGTAAAGATATGACTCCCGCTGAGGCAGTATTGGTTTCTGACATAACTGATCTAAACTCTCTTCTATTACAGTAATATTCTCTTCTTCTGTCTTGTATCTATAATCTGATACAATTATTCTATTCTCTAACTTTGGTTTCAAACTTCTATAATAATCTCTGGTTAGTGTAATCTCTTCGTTGCCAGTTAGAAACTCATCTAACATATAACGGATTGTCACTGTACTATTATCAAAGTCATTCAAACCCTTATCATCTTTTAGATAAAACCTTGACTTCAAAACTTTACCATCGATATGAACAAAATTTAAAAATGGATCGTGACCACGAAACCAAGTTTTATCCATCGACTTTGCGTTTGTCCTGAAATGATCCTCAACCACACAAGATCTTTGTGCTTGTTTGTGCTTTGCACCATTCAGTTTTATGTTGTCGAAAAGATGAATGTTCTCAGGTTGTAAGACAAACTCTGTCTTATTTGTTTTGTGAGTTAAATTACCATCTGTATATCGTAAGTTGTCCCGGTTTATCTGATAAAGTTTGCCATCCAGATTTAGAATATAACGCAAAAAGAACTCTAATTTATCAGTTTCTAAAAACTTTTCTTGTTTATTTTCATTTGCGATATTCTCATCTGCACAGAAATTATCTAAGACAAATTGATTAGTTGGTTGGACAATTGGTTCTATCTTATCCTGATGGACGTAAAAGCACGTCATACCCTTAGTGAAAGAATACAACAGTGCTCTTACGTCCGACCCAACAACGATATTTTCGTAAGGTATTTCAACAATCTTTTTAGGCATTACATTTTTGCTAAAACGTAATTATCCTCAATCAAAGTTGCTGTCTCGCCAAACACATTAATCTTACGAAGCATGTGACCCTCAACGACAATCTTGTCGCCTGGAGTTAACTTATCCACAAACTTTGATTCTAAGGATACGTCAACAATCTCCACAACCTCAAACGGTTTCGTACCCGTTACAACATCATCAGGCAAATAAAAAGCGGATTGCTTTTCCTCTTCTTGCTCCAAGACATTTACAAGCAAGGACCTATTGAGTGGAGTCATCCTTATCCTCCTTATCAATAAAACTTGTCTCTACTGCTTCAAAAATCTTAGCAAAGTCATCAAAGTCAATCTGCTGCTCCCACATACGATATGCCTTTGTTGCAAGGGAAATCTCGTCCTTATCCAACCAATCGTTCTCAATAAAGTTCTTGCGTAGTTCCTTGCGGGACTCACGGTAAGGACGCATACAATCCTCAATAGCGGCGAGGGATTGAATATACTCTGCCATCTTTTGCTGCCTATTATCAGTTTCCATTTTTAATCTCCATTAATTCTTTTTTATTCTCTAAAATAGAATATTCGTTAGTGTCTTCATCATGACACAGAATAATCGGTGGTTCAAAGTCTAATGCCTCTTTTATTTTATTCACGATATCTTGGTCTGTTACCAAGTCGTGAGTGATTCCATTTTTTACAATAAAACCTAAAACCTGACGCGATTGTTCTGAGTCATCAACAAAAACGGTAATTTTTTTATTCATCACAAAACATTTGTATCACTTGATTCGTATTGAACAAGGCGTCCTGTGCCATAAGACCAGCGATGAAAAACGATACCCTTAGCACCCTCTACTCGATGTTCCATAACCATTCCATTGCCTTGCATTGGTGTTCCTTCTGCCTTACAAATAGGACACCGCCTTACACGACCAATTTTGACTTCATACTTGTTCTCAACTTTTGAGAAGAACTCGTCCGTCTTTTGATTCATTTAGTTTCTCCTGTTGTTCTTCTTGCTCTAATAGTATAGCAAGGTCTGGGTACTTTGTCAAGACCTCTTGTGTTGTGAGGTCCTCGTCTGTTTTTATTTTTTCAATTATCTGCTTTATCTTTCCCACGTTTCCTCTCCTTTGAATTCAGGACACCATATTCTTTGTCTGTTAATTTATCGTAATATTTTGTTTTTAGTAGTTGGGTTTTCTTTTTCCCAATCTGTTTTTTATATCCGACCATAATAAATGGTCTTGGTGATCGTCTGGTATATATTCCACCAAACTTTCTTTTACTTTCTTTGTGAAAAAGAAAAGTAATTACATTTTTCTTATCCATTAAAGCATCAATACATCTATTAAAGTGGTTTGTTTGGATATAACTTGAATCACTATTATCAACATATAGAAGTGTTGAGTAGTCGCCTTCTAACCAATCAAGCGTCTCGCCTATCACTTTTTCTGTATCGATGTTTGTAAATGAACATTCAACATATTTTATTTTGTTTTCTATTCTTTCTTTTCTTGCAAAAGGACATACAGGAAATCCATTAAAAATTTCTTGTTCTTTTTCAATAAAATTTATTAGATAGTCCTGTATGTCTTTCATTACTTACCTGTGCTGCCTAATGCTCCATCTCCACGATCTGAGATCGTAAGAGGATCAACATAAAGCATTTCTTCCGCTACCGGAAAACTACGCCACTGAACAACTGGAATTAGAACCAGTTGTGCAATCTTATCACCCATGTCGATGGTCTTTGGCGTATTACCGATGTTGTGTAGATTTACAAAAATCTCACCTGAATAACCTGAATCAACAACACAAGCACCGACAACCAAACTATTCTTTGCCGCCATGCCTGAACGGTTCTTGACCTCTAACATATATCCATGTGGAACCTCAACCTTCAATCCCGTTGGAAGTACAGCGGATTCACCCGGCTGCAATTCAGTAAATACATTTTTTGTTGGGCAATAAAAAACATCTGCACCTGCGTCAGATGGATTTGCCCTGCTTGGCAACTTTGCCATGTTGTGTGTTCGTGCTACTTTTAGAAGCATTTTTCCTCCTACTTGCAGCACACATTATATGTTAGTTTGGATCCTATGTCAAGTCTTTTCTTTAGAGTCGTTGCTCGCATACTTCACACCCATGATAGTTCCTATAATACTGAAGGAGTTAGTGAGAAGGATGCCGAATAAGTTTGACCAAGCGTTGCCAATTAGAGTTGTATCAAACTTCGTAATCATAGCGAACATGTAGAGGGCAGTAGTTGTCACTCCCACACCCATAATGACCCACAGAGCAACATTGACTATCTTGCCTATGAGTTCAAACTGCGTGCGCTTTTGCAGCACGTCTAAGTCATTCTGTGCTGTTTTCTTTGCTTCCTCAGCAGCACCAAGTGCTTCTTTGAGTTCATCCATGAGGGTGTCATTTTTTTCTTTTTCCTCAAGGAGTTCTTTGTATTGTCGCTGGACTTGCTTGGTTATCTCCAACCTTTTCTTTCGGTTGTCGGTGTCTTGCTCTTTTGCTTTTGTTAGGTATCCAGCGAACTCTTCATCGCTGTCAGGGTCTATTACCTTGATAATATTACCTTCAAGATAAATATTTCTTTTCTCGGCAAGGTCTAACAATGCCGACTTCATTTCTTGTGAGAGTTTCATTTGTAGACCTTGAATGGTGCTTTTCTGTCTTTGTACCCCGCATAATCTCTACGGAACTCTTCAAGGCGTGGTTCGATTTCATCTGACTTTACAATCCAAAACTGAGCACCTGCTGAAACTGCTTTTGTTATTTCTGATTCGTCAGTTGAAGATGAGATGATGCCAATAACAACTCCGTTGCCGTACTCAAAGTTAATCTTACGAATAAGTTCAATACCATCAAAAGATGAACCAATAATGTTTAGGTCAACAAAAACACACTCTGGTTTATCTTCTGGGTGTCCTCTCCAATCCTCAAACATCTTTGCTGCTTCGTCTGATGATGAAATGCTCTGTAAATCTAGTGTAATGTCTAATAGAGAGCAAGCATCCTCAAAGACAAGATGGAAAAGGTTCTCGTCATCAACTAATAGAATAGAGTTAATCATTTTATTTTTATCCTCATCATAGTTCCTGTTTCTTGTTTTTTCGCAGAAACTTCATAACCGTGCTCTTTTAAAATGGCGGTTGTAATAGATAGTCCTAATCCTGTGCCTTTCTCTTTTTGGTCTTGCTTTCTGAGATAAGGTTTTGAAAGTTCTTCAAATTCTTCTTGAGACATTCCTCTGCCGTTGTCTATTACAGCAAGGGTCTCATCATCTACCATTTTGATCATGATCATTTTTGTTTTTGAGTCGTTGTACTTTAGACCATTGCGAATCATGTTATCGATTGCTGTGCAGAAAAGTGCTTCATTTACTTCCAAAACTGGTAAGTTTCCGTCAATAACAACTTGATCAGAGTAAGAAGTCAAACTCAAGTAGTTTCTCAAAATTTCTTTTGTGTCGTGGGGTTTTCTATTGAGAGAAGCATCTTTGCGAACCAAGTTGGTAAACTCAAAGACACCGCTATAAACCTTCTGTGTGTGCGCCAGACCGTCTTTTATTAGTTTTAGGGGCATGGATAGGTTTAACTGCTTTGCAACCTCTGGTTTCTTTTCTAGGCGTCTTTCTAGGGACTTGATACCTCTTGGTAGATAAGTGTTGATGCCTGAGTGCATGTCGTGTCGTAAAATCTTTGCGGCATGTTCCAGATAGTCGTTCTTTTTGTCAATTTGTTGTAGTGTTTCTACAAGGTTGGTTACATCTTGTCTAACTGAAAGGAAACCTGTGAGTTTGTCTTGGTCATCAAAGTTCGCCATAATCCATGTCTTTACATGGTATAAACTACCATCTTTGGCTCGGTTGGTCACAATATCATGCCAAATAGATTTGTACTTGACTGTTACAGTATACATGTTTCCCCAATAAGAACGGGGTTGTAAACCTGAGTTTAGGAGTTTGTGGTCTTGTCCTAAGAGTTCCTGTGCTAAATAACCTGAAACCTCGCAGAACTTATCGTTTACTTCTGTGATTCTGCCTTGGCGGTCTGTTCGTGAAACAAGACAGGATTCATCTAAAATTCTTTCTAATGCTTTTTTCTTTACTTTATCGCTTTGATACCTTCCTATTATCTCCATTAAGATAACACCGAAAGGCATGATAAATAAAGAAATGCAGGCGGTTCCAAAGTGAATCACATGGTGAGTCAAAGGAAGCACGCCTGCCTCTAACATGACTTGCATAACAAAATAGCAAGACATAATGAAAATACAAACAAATAATGATATTTTACTTTTTAATGAAAAATCTACGAACATGGAGAACTATTCTCTTGTATTGCTTTACTAAATAGTTCTTTGTTTTATGAATGAAGGACTCTGCTTTCAAAACAAAGTCCCTCATCTGTTCGTATTCCGCTCTGCCTTTATACACTAGTCGGCGTTACGGACTTCAAGAACCTGCTTACGCAAATCCTTCAAGGCATTTGTTGCTGATTGTGCTGCCTTGCGTACACGAGTACCTGCTGCCTTATTACCACTATCGGTCTTCTCTGCGTCGGCAAGTGCCTCTGTAAGTTGCTGAACTACTTGTTCAAGTGAAACCTTAACTGACATTTTATTCTCCTTCTAATTGTCTAATAAGATAATCCAGATACCATCTGGCTTTCTTTAGGTCGCCAACACGAGATGACTTGTGCCTTGACCTTGCTACATACTTTACCACATTACCTTCGATAAAGTCAAGTCCCCAATCCTGAATCGCATCGATAACCTCAATCTTTCCAGTGTTATAATGGTCAGGGTGATTTACTAATTCTGAATAACTTTTTAGTTGATTTCTGTCTGAATTCATTTCATATCCCTGTGTTGGCATCTCAAACGGATCAACTTTATCATCTGTTCTGTGCAATTCCATTATCATTGCGCCTCCTTATGGTACTCCCAGAGGGAATCGAACCCTCGCTACCGGGATGAAAGCCCAGCGTTCTAACCACTAAACTATGGGAGCATTCTATCAATTCCAGCGCTTATTGATGAAATTTAAAACATCTTGAGCGTGAGCGCCTTGTTCTGCTGCTTTAATAATTTCTTCTGTAATTTCTGGATGTTCTCCAACTCCAACCGCCTGAGTTAGATAGAGATTTACTTTTGCTTCTGCATCTTTGATTTGTGCCTCAAGACGACGCTTTGCTGCTTCTAAAAATAAGTTTCCTATTGCGGTCCTATCCATTTTAGTTTCTCCTAGTTGGCTCCGTGAGAGGGATTCGAACCCCCGACCCAGTGGTTAACAGCCACTTGTTCTACCTGCTGAACTATCACGGAAAGGTGATTAACCTTGTGGTGTTACATCACCGGGAAGCACTACAGCATCAACTGGTGTTGCTGCATCTGGTGTGCTTGTAGCGTCTGCTGGTGTTCCAGCATCTGGTGTTGCCTCAGCATCACTTGAAGTTCCCGCATCTGTAACTGCCTCTACATCTGCTTCCTTCTTTTCCTTCTTTTCATCGCATCCACAACCAAATAGTAACATTGATAGTGCTGCTGTGATTAGAAATAGGTTTCGCATATTATTTTCTCCTTTTTAACCTGTTGCTTATTGTAACAACTTTTTTTGCGTATGTCAACCCTTTTTTGTTGGGTGACTTTCCTTTGCATCGAAAACCTGCGTTATATCCACATAATCCGATCTTTACATTGCCCTTGCCGTATTTATAAATCCAGTAATTTAATTTTTTAGCACCCTCCCAAATTGAGATCTTTGGATTTTTTAATTGCTTACAATTATATTTGCTGTATTTATGAACGACCTGGGTTAATCCGCAAGCACCGGCAGGTGAAACAACATGAGGTTTCCAATTAGATTCCACTTTGATAAGTGCTGTTAATAAGTAGGGGTCCAGTTTATATTTAGAACTCGCTTTTACAACAATATTGCTATAACGACAAGCACTATTTGTACCAGCACGACTAAAGAGTGCTGTGTTAACCATGACAGCAAGACAGATAACTTTTCCAGTAATGACCATTTATGCTCCCCTGATTTCACGATATGCCCCTACTGTCTCTGGATAAAGTTTTGTAATGATTTCCAGCATTCCCTTTGCCATTTCTTGAATTTCCCACTGCGCTCCTTCGTGTGTGCGGAGGTCAATAAACTTCAAAATGTTATTTAGGTTTGCTGAAGCATAGTATTCTGTATACATGTTCTGTGGTAGAACACCCCTTGCTTGTTCACGGCAAACACCTGACTCAATAAGTTCTTCAAACAATTGAAGACTTGCTTGATGGTGGTGTCGCATTGCTACTGCTGCTGATGTTTCCCACTGTGGCAAAACGGGATCAATTAAATCACTTGCATTGCTTGCTTGACGGTTTGATTTGTGCTGAGTTCTAAAAGTTGATGGTTCATAGAACTGAATGTCAAAGTCAGTGTAACGACGACTAATCTCGTTGTAAGACCAAGTGCGATGCCTGTGGTGTTGAGAGCGAACAAACAGCGGAACCTTTACACGGAAGGTTACAAAGCAGTGTTCCAGGGTGGAAGTGTGCTTGTGTTTGATAAGATACTTGATAAGTTTTTTATCTTTATTATCAAGTTCTGTTTTGTGCTTGCCAAAGGAAACGCGAGCAGAGTTTACAACTGAAAGGTCTGAACCCACAGCATCAACTAACTCTACGAAACCTTTGCCGTCCTCATAAAGAGGGATTTTCATTTTTAATAACATTTTACCCCATAAATAAATTATAAACACCAGGAATCATTCTGAACAAACAATAACCAACAAATGTGATTCCCAAAATACTGTAAAATAATTGTTTTAGAGTCATCCCAAACTCCCAAGATAAAGGAATAGTCCCGCAACTCCTGCGAATGCTGCTACAAATGCCCAAAAGACCTTACCTGCTTCCTTCTCAAATTGCTTATCATCTACAAACATTATCGCTCTACCTCCAACACACCGGCATCAGTGCGAACAAAGACCTTCCAAGCATTATCAAGAGTAAATCCAAACTCCTCTGCTTCTGCTAGTAGATTTAGTGGAACCTTTACCTCTGCGGAAACATTACACATTCCTCGCTTGTGATCCCATTGTTCGACTGACTCTTCGATGTAATCATACCAGTCGTTCTTTACTGCCTCGTAAACATGGTCTTCAAAGGTGAATGAACCTCGCTCATAATCATCAAGTGCTCCGTTGTTTCGGAGATCGTTAATTACTGAGTTATGCTTACGAATACCATCGTAGGATACGAGGTGTGCGACCTCACTAATAACATTGGTCTCTTGAAGAACCTCGTCTAAATAATCGCCTGTGTAGTGAAATACCTGACGACCGTTCTCATAACGAAGAGTTACTTCGGCGTCGTTTGCGAGGTTTAGTTTGTTTAGTTTGTTTGTTAGTTCGTTTTTTACGATTTGCACTTTTATCTCCTTTATTTTTGTGATCGTCTTCAATAGCACCGACCATCGCTTCTACCAATTCTTTACAGAACTTAGCGTTCCTAATATCTGGTGCTTCTAATCTGCGTGCGTCATTTAGACGCTTATAAAACTTTTCATCGAATTTTATTGTTATTTCTTTCATTTTTCGTCCAGTGCCGAAAACAGGAATCGAACCCGTGACATCTTCATTACAAGTGAAGCGCTCTACCAACTGAGCTATTTCGGCGTTTTGGTACGGGTGGTGAGGCTTGAACTCACTATCTCTGCTTTATAAGAACAGTGCATTTACCAGTTATGCTACACCCGCTTTGGCACGCCCTACAGGATTCGAACCTGTGACCCTCGGTTTAGAAGACCGATGCTCTATCCAACTGAGCTAAGGGCGCTTGGATTTTTACATCCAGCCCATGTAATGGAAAAAGTTTCTCACCAATTCACCAAGGCAATAACCCATACATGTGCTTGAGACCGCTACATAGATAAGTTCGTTACGACGAAGCCTATCTTGTTCTTTATTGATCTCTCTCATTCTTTTCTCGTGAAGTGAATCCATTATAACCCTCCTTGTGGATTTTGTCAAGTGGTTCTAAGTTGCCCATTTTTCTCCATTCTTTCTTACCTGTTTTGAAGAATAAGATCTTGGCACAAACACCAGCCCACCTTTGTTTTTTTATGTCGATTATACAGCCGACATGTCTGTTTGTTTTTGTTATAACTAAATCACCTATCTTCATAAATTAGATTTCATCTTCATCTATTTGCTTTCTTTTTTTACGGGAAATTATCATCGTCCTAATCCCTCTCCATCTTCGTGGAATCTTTTGTCTTAGGAACTGGGCATGTCCTTCTGGGACAATAATGTCTAATGTCTTCCCGCCATCATCTTGTTCAATGCTATACTCATAATCTTCATCTAATAAAAATTCTTCTCTAAATTCTTTCAATGCTTTTTTATTTTTCATAAAACACCTTTGGTACGAGCAGGGGGACTTGAACCCCCATGCCAAACGAGGCGACGGATTTTAAGTCCGTTGTGTCTACCAATTCCACCATGCTCGCTTCTTGAAAACTATTGTATCAATCTTCTTGCTTGTTGTCAAGTTCATAGTTGCTTGCAATAAACCCTTCTGAATAAAGAAGATCTTTGCGGAGCATCATCACACCTTTAAAATTGCTAGAGGTTACTCCAAAGATATCGTCCTGTTCCAGAACAACCTTGCCGTACCTTAACCACTGATCTTCTTTAAACTTGTAAATAAAATCTCCTACTTTAAAATCTATTATTTTATAATATCTCATTTGTTTTCTCCAGGGTGGAGGAGGTGAGATTCGAACTCACTCAGCCTTTCGGCACTGGTTTTACAGACCAGGGCAACTCTCCAACTTTACCGCTCCTCCAAACTTGAATACCATTATATGGTATTTTTTACTCATTGTCAAGTTTTTCTAACTCGTTCATATAATGAGTGTGTTCTTTGCATCGCGGTTCATAGTCATCTTTACCGCCAACCATAACTTCTCTTTCTTCATTATTCAGTCGAATAGTGTAATAGGCATCTTCTCCACAAAAACAAACCGCTGGGCAAACTTCAATCCTTGTAGCATAAGGCATCATCTTTACGACCTCTTCAAAAGGATCTCCCGCAGATGACATTTGTAGTGATGAAACATAGATTGTTTTGCCCCTCTTATAAAGTTCTACAAGGGTGTCTGCTACACCTGGAATCATAAATGCTTCATCTACAGCAACAACATCTGCTCTTCCAAGATTCTCTAAGATGTCTTGACCATTTACGATGTTTGTAGATCTCCAGCGAACTCCGTTATGAGACATAACCGATTCAGTTGAGTATCTTGTGTCCATATTTGGTTTGAACAATTTAATTACTTTTTTCTTGTACTTTGCTCTTTCTAATCTGGCAAGCATTCGTGATGTCTTGCCACCAAACATTGACCCTGTGTAAATAACGAATTCTTGTTTCATAGATAATCTTTCCACTCTTCAGGAGTGTTTGTGCTAAAAATGTTTTCCCTTCCAACGATTAGTTCTTTTGGAATTATTGGTTTGTTTTGTAATCTCATTCCTGCTTGCTTCACTGACTTGTTTCCCTTCCTTTGATTGCAGGACTTACAGCAAGTTACAATGTTCTGCCATACCTTCTTACCGCCTTGTGAGACAGGAATGATGTGGTCTAAGGTAAAGTTTTGTCTGGTCAATTGCTTTGAGCAATACTGACACTGACCTTTGTCTCTTAGAAAAACATTGTCTCTGCTAAACTTTACGACCCTATTGAACTGAAATCTTTTTAGAACATTACCTACAAATCGAACAATTGAAGGAACATTTAAGATGTCGTCAACAGTTTTGATAAATCTGTCTTCGTAAACTGAAACAATCTCAACCCTTCCAGCAAACCACATAGAAATGGCTTCTTGCCACTTTACATGGTGCATCGGTTGATAAGCAGACGATAATACCAAAGTATCCATTCTATACCATAACTAGTGAGAGTGCGACACCTTTTACCCCGTGCCGCCCTGCGGGTTGACCTCGACCTAATGGAAATCACCCCCTTGTCGGTCTTGAGAGGTCAAATTGATAATCCATGTCGTAAACAGCAACTAAGAACCATTGTTCTCCTGTGTTTTCCCATTCACTACGGGCATAAATACGGGCATCTACTACGGCTTCATCAAAATTTCGCCTTTCGATGTTTCGCATCTTTACTTCTTCTGTTTTTGGATTATGAATTACAAATTGGAATCTTTTCATCTCGACCTCGCTTGATCAATTATAGGTGATCTTGGGGTCTATGTCAAGAACTAAAACCAGTTCTTTCCGAAAACACAATCTTTTGACTGGTTCCAGTAAACAAATCGCTTTGCTTTGGCGAGTGGGTAAACTTTTAGTAGTTCTTCACCAAAAGTAGATTCGCCTCTTGTAAGTGCTCTTTCATACTGGAAATGCCACCATTCTGCTCCACCATAGGAACCGCCTCTAAAAAATGAACTACGGGCACGAATGGAATGAAAACCATGTTTTAGAGCGAGTGCTGTGAAATCTACAAATGTTCCTGTCACTTCTTTTTTATTCAACTTTGTCTTACCGCCTGAACGAGTTACATAAGTTCCTTCGATGGTCATTTCCTCGCCCTTATCACATCTCATCCAGACCTTCCAGCGACGATTGCCAACATCTTCAATAACATAAGGGTCTTTCTCTGGTTTGTACATACCTGTTGGCAGTGCCATGTCAAATGCTAAACCTACATAATGCATTGATTTCTTAGATCGTGCGGCTCCTGCTTTGGATGCTAAACCTCTTCTACCGCCTGCTGAAGTTAAGTAACCGCCTAAGTCCTGAACCTCTTGATAGAGAGCGTTGTATGCCCCTGCGGCATCTGAACGGAGTGTTACACGGGTGTAACCTGCTCTGCCTGGGAACTTATCTGCTGGGCATTTTACCCAACTCAACTTTTCGTCTGGTGGTAAGTCCTCTTCATTTTGATCATCTTCGCCAACTTGGATCTCAATATTTCTAGCATTTAGCAACTCATTTAGTTTGCCAATTGTTCCTTTACCTGCTAAACCATCTGCTTTTAGTCCATTTTCTGCTTGGAACTTTTTAACTTCTTTTTCTGTTGCTGGACCAAAAGCGCCATCACAGGCACCTAATTCGTAACCTAATGCTTCAAGTCCCTCTTGTAGTTCGACTACTTGATGACCGGATGAACCTTTTTTTAGTAACATTTTATATCCTTATGTGTTTTTTAAAACTTCCCAGATTGCAACACCAATAGAACCAATAACTCCGGTTGCGCCAATCCAAAGAACTTTACTCATGTTTGCTTTCCATGCTTCAAGTTCTTTTAGACGAGAGTAAATGCCTTGATCTGGGTTGTAGATTGCTTCTTTGATCTTGGTAATATCACCAGCCATTTCCTCATTTTTTTCTTTTATTGTCATAATAACATCTTCAATTCTTTTGAGTGAACCTTTGAGTTCAGCAAACTCAACTGCGTTGTTTATCTTTTCTTCAGACATTTTTCATTCCTCGTAAGTTAAATAGTTTTCTATTGCTGCTCAAACCAGTTTACACTCAAGGTGTTGTCGGAAACAGCATCGTCCGACCTAAAACCGATAACAAGGACTTCGCCAGCGGTGCTAACAATTTCTAAATCTGTCAAATCAATTGTGTTTGATCCACCGCCATTAACACCAAAAGTGAATAATGGTTCATTTTGAGAAATTACCAAACCAGTACCGCCAGCAGTCCCTAAATCAGCATAGGAAACTGTGCTTGAACCACCATTTACTTCAATAAAGTTTACATCTCCAGTTATTTCAACACCTCTGAAAATGCCGATAGTGAATGGTTTTGGTGTCGTTGAACCAGCAGCATTAGTAGCACTAATACTTAAAAGGTCCAACTCGCCAAAGCAAGATTGATTATGGAAAACACGATTTACTTTTAGAGCGACAAGACCCCTGAAATCTCCAGAAGTGTCCGTTGAATCGAAAGTTCTTACATGAGCAAATTTTGGGTCTAATGTTACGAATTCGCCCTCTGTAAAAGTTGCCATAGAAGCACAACGAACTTCGACACTTGTTGTAGCAGTTGTGTTTGTTGAAGCAACTAATCCACTTACATTTGGGTTTCTTAGAACTGGTGTGGTTCTATTATTTGCATTTTTAATTTGGTGAACTAAAGCCAGTCTACCGGTATTTTCATCTTCGATAGAGAAGAAAGCATTACCTTGACCTAAATATTGAAAACCAATCTGGAAGACATTACCTCTTTGTGGATTCAAAACCATTCCACTTGGACCTGTGCCGTCCATCTTATCGTAATTCCATGCAGATTGAAGATAAACATCTGACGAAGGAGCAACACCTTCGGAAACCTGTGATGGTGTTGCTACAATTGAAGCACCTGCTAATGAATAAGAACCGCTGTAAGGTTCAGCACGAGCAGAAAGGAAAAATAAATCTGACCCAACAACATCAACTTGCCAACCATCGCCTACATTTGTGTAGTCAGCAAGGGAAAGTTGGTAAGCAGTTTGTGTTGTGTCCCCCGCACCAGTGCATGGAACAACAATAGAATCGCCATCAAGGGTTACAGTAACATCTTCTGTACCTGCTCCTGTTGTAATAGTAAATTTTCTGATCTCTCTCTTGGAAGTGTCTTGGTGTAAAATAGCAAAGTTTTCGTTGAGGTAACCAAAAAAGTAACCACACTCACCATTACCAAGACCAATAATTTGGATGTTGCCGTCTACTGGTGTGTCAAAAAGAGCAGTCCCTCTAAATAAAGAACCTTGACCTGCTGAGTATTTTAGACCTCTGCGGAGTTGAACACCACCAGAACCATTTGCATTTGTTGAACTTGTGGCAACGGCATAACCATCTTCTTGATAAACACCGCCGCCAGCATAATTGATTGGTGTAACAATCTTCTCGTTGACTGTGTAAACAAAATCTGCTTGAGCAGATGGAGTTAGAGATTCAACTCTCAACTCGCCAAAAGAAGTTTGTTGTGAACCACCGGGATCGCCAATAGTTATGTTTTTTAGTGGTTTATAAGAAAATCCTGATGTTGCCATTTATTTTACCTGTAGGTGATATAATAAATAGAAAGGCATGAGATAAAAACCTCATGCCTTCCATCTACTTAGATGCTGTAAAGCGATTATACTACTTCGCAAGCACCGCCTGCACAAGCCAACTCGCCTGATAAATCAGTGTTGTCCTCTGCTTCGTAAACATTATTTAGATCAACTTTAGTTAATGACTGAAGCATAACCTCATAAGTTTCTTTAGAGCAATCCTCAAATGGTGCCTGATCGTAATTACCACCATCGTAAGGTAGAACTGAAAGACCATTATAAACATCGCGGTTTTCCCACATCCACTCTCCAACATCTGCCCATTCGGACTCACGAATGCTTACAGTTGCGGAAACGTTGTGAGTGTTTTGACCTTTTCTATGACCTTTCCTAACCCACTCGTTTGAGACCTTTGCCACTCGCTTGAGCATGGACATGGCTGATTCTGTTCGGTAAATTGCTCCTTCTGGAGCCTTTTGTGGAATAGAGATAACAGCAGTGTCGTGGGGTCTAAAATATTCATCTTCAATCAATTCCTCATGTGCCAGTGATAAGTAGTTGTAAATTGCTTCATTCTTACCAACACGAATGCGACGAATGTAGTAATCATTATGCCAAGCATGAATGCCTGAAGAAGTGCCTAATGTTAGTGAGGTTGTGCCTGCTGGTTTTACACAAGTAGTTCTCGCTGCCTCACGAATACCAATTAGATTTGCAACCCTGCTATTCTCTTCTTTGACTGCTTTTGCTGCTGCTTCCATATCCAAGTTGAGAACAGCACCAGACCCGATTCCTGTCATTGAGACGCCGATGAGAGCGTCTTTCTCAGTGTTTCGACGCCATACATCGCGTAGGTAGTGAAAGTCCGTATAACCCGCTTGTAGGGTACCTAGAAACGCTGCTGCCTTAACACGGGACTCATACTCTTCCTGATCTTCTAAATCTGAAGCATTTACCTCTGTTAAGTTACAAAACTGGTAAGGACGAAGAGCAATCTCGCAACATGGGTTGGTACCCCAATCCTTATCATTTGATAGATAAATTCCTGGCTCGCCTGAACCTGACTTTTTAATACGATCCCAAAGTGACATAAAGTATTCTTTATCAACTTTGTGTCGTAGAATTACTGCGGAGTTGTTTGCTCTGCCTCGCTGTGGATTTGTCTCCCACCAACTTCCTGACTTTGCTGCAATCATTTCATCATCATCTGCTGAGAAGAGTGAAATAAGTGCTGCACGACGAATACCGCCTGCTAAAACAGCATCAGCAATATGACAAATCATATCATGAACTTCAATTGTTTCAAGTTTGTCACCATTTGCCTTCTCTGAAAGAATGCCCTCAACCTTTACCAAGCACTCACGTAGTGGTTGGGGTCCTGGTGCCTTACCACCAGAGGTTACAAGACGAGCGCCCTTTGGACGAATATCGCTGAAATCAAAACGAAGTTTAGATGTGCCCTTGAAGTAAGAATAAACAAGTGCCTTAACAGCATCTGCCCATCCCTCAATAGAATCAGATACTAAGAAACGACGAGTACGCTTTGGGTTTGGCTTGCGGATCTCTGGTAGTTTCTCAACATGGTGTGCCTGGACAGAAAAACCAACGCCAGTTCCACCTAATAAAAGGAACATACACTCTGCAAAAGCATCAGGGTGATCGATTGGCATATAAGCGCAGTTATATACACGGTTTGGGGCAACCTCAATTGGTTTACCAGCAAACTGCATTGATCTCATTGAAGGCAAAACCTTCTTTGGTATGACAAAGTTTTCATACACTTGGGTAATTTCTTCTTTCAACTCTGGGTATTTCTTAATATGCATGTCTCTATTACGAGTACAAAGTTCAACCCAATTTTCCCTACGTTGCTTTTCGGGGATATACTTCGCATATTTCATATGCACTGTGATATCTGACAGAATTTCTGACGCTATTTGCATTATTTATCTCCTTTCATTTCTTGTTGCAATTCCTTATATTTTTGTCTCAACATATCTTTTTGTTCTTTTGCAGCGTTCTTGCCAACAGCGGACGGATCAATAGAATTCTGCTCAACAGAAATCTTTACATTACTTGTATCCATCTTGACTGGGTAAATTAAGCCGTCTGGACCGAAACGATTTTTAGCCACAAAGAACCTTCCTGTATTGTTGTTTTTATCCTCGGTAGTTCGGGATAGAGTAAATATGAAGTCGGCAACAAAACATTTGGAAAAAGCCTCCGAAATTGACTCCATTGTGACAAGTTCTGCGTTGTACCCTGTCCTATTCGTCTGAGAAACGGTCCAAATTGGGCATTTATGCTCTTGCGCAATTCCTCGTAATTCCTCATAAATTGATTCTAAATCGTGTCGTTTTTCGCCATAACTCTTTTTTGGGTTGATCAAATCTGCATAATCAACAATAATAATATCTGGTTCAACACCACGCATCTTCAATTTAGAAAGGTGATTCTTAATTGCTGTTGTTGAGATAGATCGAGTTGGATACTCTTTTACAATCAAAGTCCCCTCAATATCTTTTACAACTTCCAGAATATTATCCTTGAATACATTTAGGTCTTTTAGTTTTACACCTGTGATACATGAATCATACCGTCGAGCAACAACTGTCTCGGAAAGTTCCAGAGTATAGTGTACCACAGTTTTCTTTTCTTTCAATGCTTGAGCACCTAAGTGTACAAGAATATGACTCTTTCCTGCTCCAGTACCTGCCATAGCAACACCAAGTTCGCCAGCACCAAGTCCACCTTGCATTAGGTCATCAAAGGTCTTCCATCCTGTTGTCATAGGACTACGAACCTTTACCTCAAATCGCTTCTCAAAATCTTTAATATAATGATAACCAAAATCATTTGACTGACCTAACTTGAGTGCTTCGTTAATCAAATCACTAATCTCGTCAAATGAAGATTTCTCCAAAAGACGAACTGATTTTACGATTGCTTCTTTTAGTTTCTGCTTCTTACAAAAGTCCAAAGCAGTATCTTTGATGTATTCCTCGCCCTGCACTGCTGGGTCTGAGTGAATACGAATAAGGAAATCACGAACTTGCTTGATTACCAAGTCGTCTTCCTTGTCCATCTCTGTATTGATTAGAGACGCCATGAGGTTCATCGACGGATGAACCTCATACTTTTCTTTATATTGATAAATTAGATTTGTGAACCTTTTCAAATATTTCGTTTCAAAATACTCAGTTTCAAGGACCTCGCCAATCTGGTCAGAGTATGCCCTATCCATAAGGATAAGTTTGGCAAGATTCTCTTGAAACATATTACCGAACTTTGAAAAGTCCACCTTCTCGCTTGTACGCATAGATCACCTTTTGTTGGGTCTACCACTATAGCAAGAATGGTTATTGATGTCAAGTGATATTAATTTGCTGAATAGTCAGCAGGATCTTCTGATTTTACTGTTTCTAATTCTAGATCTATATGACTTACTGATTTTTCACCATCATTATCAAACTTTACTAGAACTTGTGGACCACCAAGATCACGCTCCATTACTTCGCCATGATCGCCTGTTGGTGTGTGAACTACTCTAGTTCCAACCTGGAATTTATCAGGAGTTTTATTTTCCTGCTCATTCATCTTATTGTGCTTTGCCTCAAAAAGATTTTTATATACCATTTCTTTGAAATTTTTCATCTCAAAACCTCCGAATATAATTAGTCCTTTATGGAAGCAATCCTGTTTGAGTGAGCAAAAAGGTCTGTCCAACTGATCTGTGGGAAACCATCCGTAAACATCATCTTAACAATCTCTGTTTTATTGTAATATCTTGAATAGTTCTCTTTTGCATTCTTTACTATATCTCTCACCTGGAATGAAACATTCGGGACGTATAGTTGCATAATCTTGTAGTTCTTTAGGATCTTGTCGTAGTTGTCAAGAATGCCTTCATGGATCTTTAACTTGTTCTCTGTTTCCTCACACGCATCAACCAAATCAGTCAAACTATAATCTTTTTCCTCTACCAAAAAGGGGAAACGCTTTGCTAGGGTCTTCAACCCTGCACCTTTAACACCTTGTAAATTATCACTCTTATCACCACTAACCGCTCTTGCTAGGGCAAAGTTGTTTGGATGAATCTGAAACTCCTCCACAATATCCTTTTTAGTTTTGAATACTGCTTGCACTGGACGATAAATAATTGTCTCATCATCCAACAATTGATAAAAATCTTTATCGCTTGAAACAATTATTTTTTGCTCGCCTCTCAACTCCTGACACAAAATAGAAATCATGTCATCTGCCTCAACACCATCGTGCATCAACTGAATGAGAGGTAAATTATCAAGATACTCAAATAAACGCATTATCTGACGTAACTTGCTTTGGTTTTCCTCTTCCAAAGAAAGTGAAACACCTGTAGATCTATTCAACCTAATTGCCTTTCTACCTTCCTTGTATGAGGACACAACGGACCTTCGTCGTGAAGACCCGCCTGCCCCATCCCAACAAACGAAAACCTTAGTTGGTTTCATCTCTCTAATAAGTTTTTGTAATGACTTTAAAAAACCAACCAACCCGCCAACGGGTAAACCGCTGTTAGATAAAGATGGATTTACTACATATGCTCTGTAGAATATATTTGTGCCGTCAATTATTAGAGATCTCTCTGTCATTTCCCTTGTCCTCTGTATCGCTTCTTGTATGTTTTTGATCGCTTGTTGTGGAACTTCTTACTGAAAGTTCCGTTTCCTTGATTTGTCTTTTTTCTGCTTATCTTCTTACGTGCGCCCTTTTTAGATGGGTTCATTACTTCTCCTCCTTATCCTCATAAAAATCGCTTGAATCGCCAATACGCTTGTCAAACTTCATTACTACTTCTTCTTCTAACAACTTCTGTACTGTGTTATAAAATTTTTCATTTTCCAACTTTTCCAACCACTGTTTCGATTGGAACTTATCTTGCGTTCCATCATCATGATGTAAAGTAAACCAAGCACCTGCATTTGTTAGTTTATCAGATGACTTGATTGCCTCAAACCAACTTTCCTTGTCCATGATCTTGACTTGCTCACCTGCCCACAAAATCTTGAAAGCGCAGTTTCGACCTTGAGTTCCAAAGCGTGACTTCTCAATCTTTGCCTTGACCTCTGTACCAATTCTAAATCCCTTATCATCAAAGATGAAAGATGACTTGCCCTTACGTGCTGTTAACCAGATACGCAAAGAGTAGGAATAAGCAAGTGCCTTACCACCTGGAGTAAAGTAAGGAGTTGTGAGTGCTTCTGCTGTATTCCTTGTAATGTTGGTCTTCAACTGATTTAGAATAAGCAAAGTTGACTTTGTATTTGCAATCGGCTGAATCAACTTAGACATACCCTTAGAAAGAATACGAGGTTTTACCGCCATCGTAGAGAGTGGGTTGAAGTCCGACTCAATATCAGAAACAGATGGTGTAAGTGCCATACTATCCCAGATGAAAAGCATCTGACTATCGTTGTTTGCCAATAAACTCTCAATAGTTTCCAATACAAACTCTACTGAACTTGCCTGAACATAAAGCAATCTTTCAATATCACACCCAGCATTCTCCAAGAAACCAGGATCAATAGAGTTCTCTGAATCGAAATAAACAACATCAATTCCCATTCTTTGAGCATTGCCTGCAATCTGTGCTGCCATATAAGATTTACCAGTTGCTTCTAAACCAGCAATCTCACTAACCTTACCTACAGGAATACCACCCCAATCACCACGCTTGATAATACCATCAAGCCATCTACAACCAGTCGGGATAAACTGGTTTACCTCTGTTGGGTTATCATCTGATAAAGAAAAAGCAACGTCAACGCCTGCTTTCTTGTTTATCAACTTTTTCATATCGGCAATAGACAACTTGCCGCTTTTTGTTTTTGCCATTTTGTCTCCATAGAATAAGGCGAGGGGGACTTGCCCCCTCGCCCATTATAGCACTATCTTACGCAGAAAGCAAGGACTTAAATGCTTGGTCTGCTGCATCATCGGTGGTCTGTGCATACTGAACAGTACCAGTGCTGTCATCGGTATCACCTGATAGGTGCTGCTCCAACAACTGCTGAACCTCATCTGGGGTCTTCTTGCTAAAGACATTATCATAATCGATGTCAGTATCAACAAGATCCTTAGCGATGTTGCGATCACTGTGTAGAGGTGAGGTGCGACGTGCTGGGAAGATGTCAGTGCTTGGGAACATCTGTCCTGCCTTCTTACCGTAATTAATAGTTAGGTCAGTACCCTCCTCTGGATCAGTGATATCACCGTACTCTGGGTTTAGAACCAACTGTAGCAACTTCTGGTAAACAGTCTTGGAGTAACCCCAAAGACGAACACCCTTCTCCTCTTCGCCACGAACAATTACAGGGGAAAAGAAACGCTGCTTTGCCATCAACTTCTTCGCTTCCTCGCGACTCTCCTCTGTACCATCGTTGAACAACTTGCGAACATACTTATCTAGCACATCCTCCTCACCAAAATTCTTCTTAGGTGATAGGAAACCTGGGGCATTAGCAACATTATAATGGAACCAATACTCCTTGAAGGGGTCTCCGTCTGCATCTGGAACAATACGAATGACACTCTCGCCATCAGTTGGTTTCCAGAAAAGGTTCTTACTAGAACCACCGCCCTTGCCCTCTGAAGCAGCAAGTTTCGCACGCATTTTACTCAAATCAATAGCCATATTATTTTCTCCTTTTTATAAGACAGGTGATTTTCCTGCCTCGCTTTGTATATGATTAGTATAGTACATTATGTACACTTTGTCAACAGTATATCCCGATGGGAAAAATCCGTAAGATACTTCCTGAAATTCATTTTCTTGCGCTTTTTCCAATTTACGAGATACTAATTCTAAAACATTGCCTGTTTCTTTCAATGTTTCTTCACTAAAAGTAAAGTAAAAGTGTTTTTCTCTCACTCCTTCCAGTTCATAGAACTTCTGCTCTGTTTCGTCGTTCAAACTATACAGACCAAAAGTTGCTATCCTATTCTGCTCTTGTGGTTCTTCCAAGTTCCCCATCAACGCAGTTGCCTGACTATAATACTCCATCAGGTGCCACATGTCAACTACTTTCTCGTTGACCTTCTCAAAATAGTTGCCAATCGATATATCTGACGAGAGGTTAGCAATACTTTTGTTGGAAACCATCCACATTTTGTTGAATAACCCTGAACGGGCAAACTCTTGTAGAATATTCCTTACAACTCGCTCTCTTGTCTTGCCATTATTGTTCATAAATGATGTGTCAGGTTGAATATAAAGAAAATCAATCTTCTTATCTCTGAAATTCTCTAAAATTCTAAGGCAAGCACCTGTTATAAGACCAGATCCTGCCATTACACACAGAATATGGTCCGATTTTATATTATTTTTTAACTCTGAAAGGTCAATTTCAACCTTTTCTGCCTCCTCAATCGTCTTTACTTTAGGAAACTTTACAAAAGCATCGCTGTGATTATCAATAGAGTATGTTTTATACCCTTTTTGCTCAAATATTTTACAAATCTCACGACCTGCATTGCCAATACCAATTACTTCCATTCTGCGCTTAGATCTCCTAATGTCCTTCCGACCTGAATATTTAGTTTGAAGTCACCATATCTTGTCTGCTTGAAAGCATCCTTGATTTGATTCAGCAATTTGTAATCCATTCTATCAAAATCTAAGATCATACTATCATGAATAAGCATCGATACATAAGATTTAGCGTTATTGTCTTCTAAAATTTTGAATACCTTATATACCTGCTCCAAAAACAAGTCAGATGCCGTACTTTGGATTAGATAGTTAAGTGCATGATAATCATCTGCCTCAATCTCACGGTCAAAGTCGGTCACAATCTTACCATCAGAAAAATATTTTTTCAACAGACCCTCCCGGTCGTACTTCTCAGATAAAAGTTTGTCGTTGGAGTTGGGATTATATAACCAAGCAAAAATCCTCTGTTTCGCCTCAGAACGACTTGTACCGTCCTTAAAGATATTCTTGATGTTCCAGTCGTGGATATCCCCTTTCGGTTGCTCACGCCCAAGCAGGGCGGTTAGAACACGTAATTCAAAGGCATTATAATCGAACTCGACAAAAACACCATTATTTGGTGTAATCATAGTGCGATATTCTTTGTTTAAGGTAAGGATGGGAAATGAAGAGGGGGTAGTAGATAACCGCCCCGTAACGGTCCCGAAGGTGTTGTAGTGGATAAAGGCGGGACTACTTGAGTACCTCTTGATGATCTTCTTGATACGGTTGTCGTTCGCTGCCGTATAAACGTTGGTAAGGTCTAAGTTCAACTGACGTTTTGAAATAGAATGAACTAAACGCTCAATCTTTTCCAACTGAGCATAATTCTTTGGTTCTGGGAAGTTCTTTACTGCAAGTTCCATCGCTTTATTCTTGAGATTGAAAAAATCTTCAATGAAGGTCTTGCCCACCAACTCATCCAAACAATATCCACGAGGGTCATACCCACACACACTGTATGACTTGAGAGTGTTCTTAATCTTGTTCTCAAGTGATTTGTATTCATCTGCATCACGCTTTGGGAGCAGTTCCAAGTAATCTTTACCACCGCAGAACAGTTTTACAAACTTAACGTCCTGTGGTAGATCTTCTTGATAAGTCCAAGTATACTTCATATCCTCGTCATAATCTGAGAATACTTTATCATCTGCATAGATGCTCTTGCAGTTATTTTTTGAATCAATTTTTGAGAAAAACATTTAGTCCTTAAGAAAAGTCTGTGCTAATATCAACCGGCGAAACAGAGAATATGTTCCCTTCTTCGTCTTGCTGTACAAGATTACTAAAGTCCTCACCAGATGTCAAGAGTTTTTCTTTCGCTAAACCAAAAACATAAGCAAAATCAACCTTGTCAGAGTCTGGATTCTTTTTACTATTAATAAAATTCTCTAAATAATTTATTGCCTGCACTGAAGTTAAAAGTTTCTCAGAAAAATTAGTTGTGCTTATAAAACTTTTTGAATCAAACACACTTATCAAAGTCATCATTTTATCAATTAAATGTTCATATTGTTTTTGTGGTAAATTTATTGATTCTTCATATAATCTAAAATCAACATAAGTCTTCAAATATTTTTTATTTAAAGTAAAATTACCATCAACCCTTTCAACCACCAAATCGTTGGCATCAAATTTTCTTCTTAATACTTTATTGGTTGCAAACTTCTTTTTATAGTTTTGACTTATATCAGCAGATGCTGTAAAATCTATCGAGTACAAATATTTGTCAACAAAGTTATTGTAAAAGTTTATTAAATTTAATAAGAATAAAGAAATTGAATCTTTAGAGGAAAAAGAGAATTCAACCAAGTCAAAATAATTTTTATATATTAAAGGTGGTATTTTTTCTATATCTTGTTCTTCAAAATATTTTTTTGCATATAAGTCCAACATCTTTTCTGATTTTATATCTGCTACGAGTCTCGTTGGATAGTTTGGATCAATTCTAAACCCATTCATTTTTGCAAGATAATATAAAGTTGAATATCTTGGATCATTTAATATCTGTTCTTTTTCCTCTTCGCTAGTAATTTCATAAACATCAAATGCTAATCCAGTAGCATAAATGTTGTTATAAAAACTTTTATAAAAGGAAGACTCTGTTACAGGTCCTCCCTTTGTTTTCATCCATTGGTGAAATAAAAGTAAAAAATTATCAAAATTTGAAATCTTTTTTGTATTTTTAATTGGATTTAAAACTTCATTGAAAAACTGTTGATTTAATATTTTTAAATAATTCTTATAATCTATACTTTTTGTATATGCTTTAGTTATTTGTATATTGTTTAATATACTTTTTGGATGAGTTTTTCTTTGTTGGTTATACTGCTTTAAAAGTTCTACGGCAGCGTCATGAACAAAGTTTATTGCCTTGAAAGATGTCCCATTAAACTGCTTTAATAATTTTTCATCATTTTTAAATTTTATAACATTGTTTTTGTTATTTAATTTTCCATAAAAAAGATCTTTATAAAGAAGGTCTATCCCATTGTATAGATTTAATGGTGGGTTAATTGGATATTCAATTTTAAATTTCCAAACTTTAGTGCTATCAGGGTTGCTGGCGTCAATTGGCATAGGACCTTTGACATAAATAATTTTATATCCAGCATATTCATCAAGTCCATCCAGATATTTAATTGCTGCTTCTTTTGTTTTAAAAAAGTTGAAATTTAAATTAAGTTTCTTTTGGTTAAACTTTTTGGTAACCCCAACAGGATAATTTTGTTCATTGACTTGCTTCTTGTATTCACTTTTATATTCATACAATGGTGCAGTCTCAGACCCAGGTTCTACAGATTCAATATCTAATTTAGTATTCTCTTCATTAACTTCTGAAGGTTCTGTGTAGGATATTATTTTTTGAACATTAATTTTCATCGCATTCTATCCCTCTGGAAACTGTTTAAATCCACCTGCTTGACGACCAAACAATCCACCCGGTGGTGGTGCAGGGGTTGGTGCTGGAGTTGACCCAGGTAGTGTTACACCCACATCAGCAGCAGATTTTACTCTTGGGGTTGCAGATGGAACTGGTGCTCTTGACTTCTTGACATATATCTGTTCATATTCCCCACTCTGCTCATAAAGATAATCGCTTATTGTGATTTTTGGACTATTTGTTGGTATTATTTTTTGCTTTTCGTTTGAATCTACTTTTTCTTTTATTTCTCTTTTTGATCTCTCTGATTCTCTGAGATGTTGAAACCCACTAACTGTAGAAGAATAAGTCATATTTGTCAAACTTAAAGTATCTGTTTTTGTTTGTATGGTATAAATTCCACCAATTTCAAAATCATTTCCTAACAACCTATCCCTTTCTCCATCTTTATAATCTGGACTATATCCGATAGAAGCAGCGGGAATATAAAAGCGACCTGGAAAGTCCAGAGCAAAATTTCCATACATTTGCACAGTGCAGTTGTAGTTAGAAATTGAACTTGCGTTGAAAGAGGACTTGTCTGAACCTCTATACGCATAAAGGAAGTTGGTAAACATTTCTGAACTTTCTCCAGAAAAGTTTATTTGTTGAACAACGCCTCTAGGGTTGCCTATGATTGTCTTTACCACGCCCGCTTTTAATAATTTGTCATCATTTTTAAAAAGGTCAGAGTCTATTGGCAATTCGGTACCAAGAGAAAGAGACGTATCTTGTTGAGTAATGTCAGGGTTCACTCCAACATATATGCAATGCTTAGATGCACCAGCATCTGAACTATCTAAATAATCTTTAGCAAAATCAATCAAGTCTCCCTTATCGCCATCAAGAAAAAGTTCTTTTGCTTTTTTACCATTTTTATTATCTGATTTCCAAGATGAAATATCAAAATTGACATAGTTGAAAGAGAACTGTGGTAAGAACTTTTTTTGCTCTTCCTCAACAATTGTGTTGGGCACAACAACGGAAAAAATATATTTTAAGAAATCGCGCAAATCTCCACCAGGACTTTGCACTAAAAAGGTTTGTAGTATGCCTTTGATTCTCTTAAATCTAATTGGGATATCGCCCATATTACACCAATATCTTTTACCATCTGGTAATATCATTGGAAAGTTATCAAAAATTATGGGAGGCATATTTTTATCAACATTCGATATTTTTACAACTGCTGAAATTAAATCTCTTAAAAAAACAAACTTTATAGAACTTGTTGTCATGCTTGGCAACATTCTTGAAACTGTGAGTTCTAAGAACTTATCATCTTTTAAAATTAATAAATCCTTTTCATCCTTTCTTTCTAGTTTAATTTTTTCAACTTGCTTTTTTATTTTTTTCAAGGTATAAGTTTCTCTTAAAATTTCAGTTTTCTTATCACCATCTTTCAATGTTACATTAAAAGTATATTTAGAGTCTATACCTTTTCCTGATTTATTTCCTGATACGGATAAATCATAAACACTTTTTTCTTTATTTAAGAGGTCTCCTAACAACTGTGCATATCTAAATGCAGGATATGCAGCGATTTTTGTTTTCAAACTTCTAACTTTGCTTGTTAGTTTTTTTCTAGCAACCTGATTTTTATTTGCAACTTTTAATTCTTTTTGTGCTTGCTCTAGTTGATTTGAAAGATTTATTTCCAAAGGAGACATATCCTTTTGAACAATATTAAAAACTTCTTTGTTCTCAAATATTTTTGTTGGAAATTTTATTGTGTCTAGTAAAATGTTATCTATTTCTGGTGAGTATGTCACATTTAAAGTAACGCCTCCGAACTCGTCAAAAGATATATCATTCTGGTACGGTTTTATCGCAACATATCTTTGTTCAAAATTTTCAATAATAGATCTCTCTGAAAAAGGAAATATGGACTCAGATACAGTTCTATCAACTGTGTATCCATAGTGTAATACCAACTGAAAATCATTATTATTTTGTTCAATTAATTTACTATACCTTACATTAGAGGCACCTAATGCTGCCACAGTATCGCCACCATAACCAAAACCAGTTAAAAACTGCTTTTCAACTGCTGGTTTATAGGCAAAAACATTAAAAGATGAAAAATAAAATTTTACGTTTACATTGTAAAAGTCCTGAGCACCAACAGTATTGTAGTTTCTTGACAATGAAAGATCTAAGATCGCAGCAGTTTCGCCGCGACTTGTTGATACTGTATCTTGACCCTGCCCTGGGATTGCAGTTGCCAAAGCGTTGCCCAACCCACGTTGTCTTTTTAAATAAAAGTCAGTGTCAAATTCTTTAGAAAAAGAAATTGGTATAAGGTTTGATTTAAAATCTTTAGGATTGTTTAAAAACTTTTTTGGAACAATATACATTCTTATGAATGGTGTCATAACTGCCAACTTTTCAGGGGACAAATTTTGTATAAACTCCAAGTGCTCTTTTTTACCTTCTTTTGATGTGTTTTTAACACTAGATTCAAAATCACAACCAAAACTTGGACTAAGTTGAATTAATCCATTATTTTTTTTAAATAATTCCTCTAATCGATCTTCATTCTTTAAAAATTTGAACGCTTTGCTGCGATTTTTTGTGTTTGAAATATCTGGCAATAAAATCTGATAAAGAAAAGACTCTAAAATTGAAGCAGGTTTGACTTTGCTTTTTGTATTTAAAGGAAAGAAGTATGACATTTAATACCCCAAAGTAACTAAAACTTGATTTAAAGGAAGGGGCACTCTTATAAAATCTCCAACTTCAATGTGACTTTCTGTTGGTTTTTTATTAAACCACGCGATCACCCACCAATATGTAGGATCGCCATAATATCTAGAGGCGAGTTTGTAATAGCGATCACCAACCCCCCAAACATGAATCTCATAATCAAACCCAAGCACATCATTAAATGTAGGATAATTTATGTTTAGTGTTTCTTTTTTTAACAAATAACTTTTTCGATAATTTTCAAACTTCTCAGGATAAACTTGTTTATATTGCAAGTCATTTAATTCTTGGGGTCGAGTTTTTGAATACCTAGATGTCATATTAGTTCTCCCCCAGTTGTGATTGCTGTGCTATATCTTGAGATATTGGTGCGGTTGCCCCAGACCCTCCCAAAATTTGTGCAGGATTGAATCTGCTTGTATTTGTCTGATAAGGGAAAGGACGGTTTATAGACTCTTTTCCGTTTATGTTTCCAACGACACCTTCGTGTAGAACTGTAAAAGTGAAAGTTAAATTATAAGATTTAAAAAACAAATTTGTTGAGTTTGATCCGTCATTTGAAAAATAAAAACCATCATTAACATCAAAACTATAATCAAAACTGGTTATATATCCTAAAAGTCCACCATAACCTTTTGCTTGATTTGTTATTAAGTTACCAAATTTTACTCTCACAAGAGGTGGCGAACCCATTATCAAATCACCTTTAAAAGAATTATATGTTGGATATAGATTCTGAACAAATGCGTTAATCTTTTTCATGTTCTCGTTTGCATCTTTAGAGTTAAAGCATGGAATTGATAGTCCAACAGAAATATTTCTTGTAACACCTTTATAATTTGGTGTTGGATCAGTCCTACCATAATACTTTTGACCAGAAGCGTCTACTTGGAACTTGTCAGAAAAAGAAGACAAGTACGCTGGAAAAACTAAAATGTTTGAGGGCAAAAAATTTAAAAATGGTATGTTGCCACCTTTAGTTGGAAAAGAAATATAAATGTTGGCAAAACTCAACTTATTTCTTATTTCTGTTTCTGCGGGAAGTGCTGTCTTTAATGTGGGATCACTCGCATGTGAAGTAAAAATACTGTCAAGTGGTCCGACCGCAGCATCTATTAAACCATTTATATAAGTGTTGCCTATTGATATTGCCATACTATAATTATGTCTTTAAATGTTTTTATTTCAGAGACTGACTAAAGTTAAGGAGTCCGGGGTGCAGGTGCCGCTGCTGGCGCTGCGGTGCGACCTCCAGCACCCATACCCATTTTTGTCTGTACTTGTGGGAGTATTTGTGTCAATCTATTTATTAAACGCTGTGCTTCTGCGCTATCTAGTTGTCCCCTGTTTGCTACAAGTCTAACTACCAAACCAACAAATTCAACCATCACTCCCGCAAATTTTCCTGTTCCTTCACTAATTGCTCTTGCTGCTTTTTCAAACTGTGGTATGTATACCTGCAAGTCTCTTCCGAGAGTTTGTACAATCTCCTGTGTAGTTCCCGTAATTCCTGTCAACTCAGAGATCGCTTTCGTTGCTGCTGCAAGTCGTATTTGATCCGCTTGAACTCTTAATCGATCTGCTGTAGTTACTGCCCCTCTTCTTAACCGATCTATTTCTCCTGGTCTTGCACCGCGACCAGCACGTTCTTTGACCAGTTTCTCTATTTCAGCAGGACTGAGAAGTCTTCTTGCCATAATTGCCGCCCTGATTCCCTGTCCACCGATAGCACCAAGTTGCGTTGTCTCCAAGTACGCGGCAGTTGCTTGTTTTTGATCTTCTGTCGCAGTTTGCATTGCTCTATTTAATTTGTATAGAAATTGAATCGCTCCCTGTATTCTATCTGCTGCTTTTGTCGAACCTATAAGTCTCGCATTAATATCAAATCCCAATCTTCTTGCAAGTCTACCAAGTTGTCCAAGTTCACGTATTCTTGATTGAATTGTAAACGTTCTAGCGCCATAACCTCTAAGAGCATCAGACCCAATACCTAGCGCGCGCGCCATTTTAGTAGATCTTATTATGATCTTATCCATTTCTTTACTAGTTGTAGCAAAAGTAGCATTATTTGATGCCAACGCCGTTGTCATTTTAATAATTTCACTAGGCGGTCTTCGAAGATCTACAGCAAGTTTTATTAAATTATCTGATAATCCAGCAACTTGTTCTGCTGAACGACCTGATTGAAAAACCAATCCTTTAGAAAATTCAACTAATGTAGATCTATCTACTATGTTAGAGTTTGCTGCAATTGCTCTTGAAAGTTTTTCTATTCCTTTGCTACCAACTTCTCCTGATTGATCAAACGCTTTTGTAGTCTCAATAATAGTATCTTTAAGCGTTTCCTGAGTAATACCAAACCTATTCACATTACTGTTTAAATCTTGAAACAATGCTACTGATTGTCCAAGTTCTTTATTAAAGTCAGTTATACCAAGAGTCTTTAACGCATCTACTTGAAATTTTTCTATTTGACCTACTAGTTCTAAAAATAATAGTTTTTGCCCTGCAAGAGAACCTTCAAAAACACCAGCGGCGGCTTGCAGCACAGTAGCCTTTGTTACCGCTTCCGTTATATCACCACCTAATTTACTGGACGCTTTAAGAAAGTCATCCGTTCTAAATGTACCATCAGGATTAATAAATCGCGTTATAAAATCTTTACTCATCTTCCTCGCTCGGTTGGTTCACTTTTACAATCAAATGAAAAATCCAGTTTCTTTTTTTAATCGGTAAATTAAACAGATCCTTGTATCTCCATCCGGTATGAGTTATTGCAGCAGTTACATTGCTGTATATATCTTCTATATAACTAGAATTCAGGGAAAAAAAAGTTCGCCTGGATAGGCATACCCCCTTCCTGCTGATGATTACAGTGTGGGCAGGTGCTTGTAACCGATAAATCAAGTTCAGGGATACCTTTTTCATATGCAGACATCAAAAATCTAGAGTCCATGATTCGCAAAAACCTTAAAAATTTATCTTTTTCTGCTGAATCAGTATCACCATCAACTGACACAACGATTCTCTTTAAAAATTCTTGAGTGAAGTTTGTTTTAACGTTCATCTTTGAAAGTTTTTCTGTTGTTTTTTGCACAGATAATATTTCTTTAGGCAAAACTAATTTAAATTCTACCGTTCTATTACTCTTTGGCAACTTTACAACAAAAGTATTGTTCGGTGTTTCTTCCAGATCACTGTAATTAACCTTTTCACGCATCTCATCGAGATCAATAGAGAAAGGATACTCTTCCTCACAGTTAGAACATGCTGCTACAACCTTGTAGTTTTCGTCATAAGCGTCGATTCTAAGTCCAATCAGTATTGCATACTGATCAACCTCAAAAAGATCCGCAGTCGTTATTGTAGGCATGTTTAACACACTCTGAAGGAGTTTGTCAATTGTTAAATTATTTTCGATATAAGAAGGGTTTGTTAGAATCTCCTCTTCCCTTGTAGTCATCATCTTAAGTTCAATTTGTTCTTTATTATGAAAAGGATGATCTTCTGAATAAAATTTACCTTTTGTTGGCAAATCAATAAAAAAAGTTGCTCCATTGTGTTCCAACAATGAAGACTGCTCTTCAAGTTCAAATTTTTGCATTTTTACCTCTTTTAGTATGTAATTTCTCTACCAGTGGATGTTCTATATGTTAAATCTGCCCAGTCATAACTTAAAGTTACCGATGCTCCCAAAATAGATGCTCCTGAATAATTGAGTCCATCAAAATCAATTCCGCTAACAAAAGCATTATATAATTTCCAAGTTTCGTAAACTTCTCCATCTGGATTTATCACTTCTATTTTAACAGTTCCGATTGAATCTATTAATGACTTTTTATTCATATCTTTTAAATTACTAGCATCAATCTGGTTTGGATTATCATACCCTCTTTCTTTATATGTTTTTAAAAGGATTCCAGATATTGAATCAAATTTTTCGTTGTCAAAACTCTCAACAACTTTAAATGTAACATTGTCCCAAGTTACAATAGTCCCTGGTTGTTTAAATTTCCAGTTTAATAGTGTGAACTCTTTCGGTGATGATATGTTTGGTTTTGGTCTACTAACAGAAGAGACCATAGCAAAGGGAATATTATCAATACGCAAAAGAAATCTAAAATTAGATTGTAAACTAGATCTTACAGTTTGTGTATAATTTATGTCTGACATCTTACAATAATTATGTCACACTATTAATTTTGATTAATTTCTGTAATATTCAAAGTAGCATAATCATAGGAAAATGTCAATTTTACTGTGTTGATTGCGCTACCACCGTAATTTAGACTAGAGTAGGAAACACCATTGACAAATGAATTGTATAGAGTCCATGTCTCAATCTCATTTCCATCAGAATCTAATACCTTGACTGAAATATTACCAAAGTTTCCAGTTACAAATCTTTCTTTAGAAAAGGTAGTTCTCCAACCTTCATTGTCGGCAGTCCATGTTGATGGTGGGTTATAACCCGCCTTTTCAACTGCACCTAGCACCAATCCAGATACATCGGGATCAATTGGTTCAACAAGTGTCATGTTAATATCTGACCACTTTAATTTACCAGGAAACTTAAATTGATGTCCTAAAAACTCATGGTTTACTTGTCCATCAAAATTTGGGTTTGGTCTATCACAATCAGTGACAACCCATGCTGGGATTTCACCCAAAGTTAGAATAAATTTAAACTCTCTTTTTGGTTCAATCTTAACTGATGCCCATGGTGGAATTGGTGTTGCTTTGTTTGGCATTTTTAGTCTCCTACTCTCCTATTAATTAGTTTAATCCTCAAAAGATGCACCAGTGTTGGTAATAATGAAGTCAACAGCAACAAACTCAATTGCACGGGTTGGTTTCAAGTAAACCTTGGCGTACAGAATGTTTCTATCAACTAAGTCCGGTGTTGTTGTTGTCTCATCAAGAACCAACTTGTACTCATCCAAACCAAATCTTGCTTGAACATCTGATAAGAAGGGTTCTGCTTGACCAATGAATCGTGCCCATGTAGCACGAACGTTTGGTTCAAACAAGATACCAGCAGCGATGTTAGAAATACCTTTCTTGATAAAGATCAACAATCTACGAACGTTAATTCTATCCAAAGCACTTCTTGTAACCTGTAGAGTCTTCTGACCAAAGATTACAATGCCCTCATTTGGGAATGAGGCAATTGGGTTAATGTTGGCGTCGTATAGAAGGTCTCTATCTTGCGATGTAAGTTTCTCAGTTACGTTAACAACTGGTAGACCAACAATGCCGCTTGAAAGACCACCACGGTTGAATCCTGCTGGTGCAAACCATGGTGCTCTCACTCTGTCTGTGTAAGACATTGCGCCGATAGCGGCAACAGATGCTGGGACATATACTAACTGTCCTTCTAGAGTATCTCTAATCTGAACGAAGGGGTAGTAAGCGCAACCGTAACTTGAGTTAATCTGACGCTCTTTCAAGTTAGAAATTGTCTCACTTAAGTTAGGGTATACCTTACCGTCATCGTCTTCGTGTGAGGGTTGGAAGTCACCCTTTAGATCGATAACTGCTAGAGCGTCTGCTCTTGCCTCGGCAGTGTTAATGAGGTGTGTGGTTAACTGCTCATTAGTAATGCCGGGAACTGAGATTAAGTTGTATGGAACAAACTCAGGATCTTTAACAATATCAATTGTCTCTTTGACAGTGTTGTATGCATAGTTGGTTGTTTCTGTCTTACCATCTAACAAGGTGTTTCTGAAGGGGTCTTTCTCTGTGATGTCAAGACCATCAGAACCACCGTACATGGGCATTGTAAATCTATCAACACCCTTATCAAGTACATTCTTGTAGGTAAATCCTGACTGAGCAGAAATGGCATCACCATCTACTCTTGAACCTGAAACCCAACTTAGAATACCATCTGATGATCCAGATACAACTTCGTCAAGAGTAAAGATGTATTGGTACTCACTGTACGCGGTATCAGTTAGTGGCGCAGTGATAATGTCTGATCTGTTTCTATTCAAGTCGGCGTAATCGCGGTTAAACTTGTTACTTGTCTTAGAGATACCAGTCCAAACACCCCAGTAAGCGTCAGTTTGGTCTGCTAAACCATCTTGGTTACCAGAAATTCTCAATTCGTGAGATGGGTAAAGCAACTTAAGTCCTGGTCCCTTGAATCCACTAGCGCCGAGACCTGAACCTGTAATAATTAATTGGTCTTGAGCACCATCGAAGATATTTTTGGCACCTAGTCCAAATATGCCAGTACCAAAGTTATTCTGCTGAGTGTTTGTCTCTCTATCCACTTCAATATCTTTGTACTTTAAAGGACCGTAATATCCGAATGGCAACAATTGAGAATCGTAATCGTCAGCATCCATTTCAATTCTAATGTATTTTGAACTGTTAGGGTACTCACCTCTTGTTCTTAATCTTCTTGTAACTGGATCGAACTGTAAGAACTGATCGCCAATTTTTCTTGCAACATAGTCTAAAGAGTTTGCGTCTAAGTTACAATTGCTGAATCTCTCCAAAACAACTGGTGCTGCGTCTGTATCACTAGCGCGGCGAACTAGAACGTCAAATGTACCAAACTTATTGAACTGATCTTGCGAATAGTTAATATTGGCAATAGAAACCTTGAGATTGTTCTGTGCCCACTCAGCATGATCTAGGGCGTGGAACTTAAACAACTCAGTCATATTACCATATGTGTAAGAACCTGAAGCAGCAGCGCCACCCAAGTCCTGACCAAAAACCATACCTGTTGCTGGGTTATTTCTTGTTGTACCTCTCTCAAAAGGTATTTGCCTGTTACTATGTCTTGCATCAGAACCGGTTGCTAGGGGAATTATTGCACCCAAGTAAGTTGCATTGGGTGATCCCTGGGAAGCGCCACCAGATCCTGTAACTACACCTCGTGTTAATTTTTGACTAAACTCTCTAGCATAAGTCTCGCCCAACCAGTATCTCTCTCGTTGAGATGATTTAGTAATTGACTTATTGACTAATGCTGGGTTTGTGTTAAAAACATTTCTGAGATAATCTTTATTATTCTCATTCAATGAAAAACTTATGATACGATCTTTATCGTATCCAGTTGAACCTGTAATTACAACTGTGAATTTGCCGCTATCGTCTGATGCAATCAAAGTACACATACCAGTAGGCGCGGTATCAGCATTAACGTTTGAACCAAAGGTGTCTTTACCTACTAGTCCAACAAGACCGTCCTCTACATACCATGTTGCGACCAATGATCCAGTTCCGTGAGCGCTTTCTGTCTCAGAACCACTAAGTTGGTTTGGGAATACAAAGAGTCCGTAAGCAGAACCAGTTGCATCGCCTGTAAACTCTGGGAACTGTCCACCATGGGGAATATCAAGTCCAAGTGGGGAAACACCTGTGATTTTCCAACCTGCCTTTCCTGCTGTGGTTGCTTCAGTATGCTCAGAACCCAACATTCTAACGTAGGTGCAGGTTGATGAGTTTCTTAACCAGGATTGTGCAGTGTAAGTACCGTACATAGGAGACTGCTCATTGCCGTTTCTCCAAACATCATCAGACTTTCCACCTGGAACTGGTTCACCATATAACTGTACAAACTCAGCAAATGAGTCAACTGTTACAGGTCTCATTGCTGGACCATACTTTGCTCTACCAACAAACAATGGACCAGTCTCTGCTGGTTCGTTTGGTAGTTGTGTATTATCAATCTCGTTTAGGAAAACGCCGGGTGAAATAAACTTAAATTTTCTGGCACTCATAAAATATCTCCCAATTATGCTACAATAAATAGTTTAGAAATACGGCAAAGACTAGGGTCTATATCCGTCATCTGAGAATTCATTGATATCGCCCAACATAACATGTTCTCTAGGGAAACGTACTTCAACAAAATTTTCTTTTCTTGCAACTTGTGGACCTTTTTGATTTTCACCAGCACCCATAATGTATCCTATGACTTTTATCTTAATGCTTGCTTCATATACTTTTTCATTACTATCAAGATTGCTTATGTTACTTGTTACACCATAGTCTGTTTCTAAAAATGCCTCATAACTGTGTCCACTATCTCTAATCATGAATTGATTTATGTTATTGTTAAAAGTTGCAAAAGGTCTAATCATGTCGTTGATTTGTTGTTGATACTCTGCTCTTAAATTTATTTCATAATTCAAATCATGATAAATTGGCAAAGGAACTGTTGCCATTTCATAAACAACTTTTTCATTTTTAAATTTAAAGTTATTTTGTTTATAAAGTCTTAAACTTGTTGCATTTGCAAAGTTTTTAGTTTTAGATTGCTTGACTTTCCTAGCAATTGTTAATGTTGTTCCGTCACTATTAGCAAATAGTTTTGCTGGTATCGGAGAGTCTTTTGGATCTGTTTTTTTAACAGTTGTTCTTTGTACTGAGATCATTGGAAATTTTAAAGACTCAGTACCCAACTCTCTCATTTCTCTATCGTCTTTAATTTGAAATGCTCTCTCTTGAGTTAACCAAATGATTGGAACTTTGCGCCAACCATCATTACGAGTTGCGAATAAATCAATAGTTTGATTCAACCAATCGTAAAGCGCCATATCAATTGTTTCAAATGTAGAAGGGACTAGTGTATCATACTGCACTGAATATGCTGATTTATATAATTCATCAGCATTCTTACATGGGTAATAGTTTCCATCCTCTGTATGTGTTCCAACACACCCAAGAGTTTCTGCTTTTCTTAGAGCATCACGATAATTGTTAAACTTGTAATTTTCTTCAATATACTTTGGTAGCATTTAATAATCCTATGGGTTAAATTTTCCTTCTCTTGCTAAAATACAAGTTGCACTAATCTCAAAACTTCTATCTGTCTGATCAAAGAGTAGTTTTGGTTCACTCAATTCAACAATCTCATAATCGAAATCGCCATAGCGAACAAAGTCACCGACACGAACATAAAGATCCTGATCCTCTGTTAAGCGCCTCTTATGAAAATCGACTACAATTTGTGGTCTTCTATCAACACCGTACTTTGTAAACTCAGTTTTTGTACCATTCCACTTTACACGACTGTACACTCTAACTGGTGGTAAGTATGTTTTTTCTATTGCCTCGCCGTAAAGTGGATGATAATTTGAGTGTTCTCTTGAGATAGCAAAATAAAGAATTTGTTGACCAGCAACACGCTCAATAACCTCGTCATTGATCTGCTTAACAAAGTCTGCCTCTTTCTGCCCCGTAAAAAGTGGAGGCGGTGGCGCATCAGGTCTTGTCCATTTATCATCTGCCATTCTTTATTACCCTACAAATAATGGAACTGGGACTTGTTTGAGTGTTTCCGCAGTTGCCTTGGTCATATTAGAGTCTTTTGTTAACAATTTCTCATAAGTTAATTCGTCTAATACTGTCTTAAGTTCTGTTCTTAAATCACCCATTTCTTTTGCTGCTTCTGCCAACAAAGAAGGTGCATTAAGTGTAATGTTACCACCTGGAAGTGGAACGGCGTTGCCCATCTTTCCTCTGATCTGTCCAAGCATTTCCTTGCAAAGTGCTAGAGCAAATCTACGAATCCATTGCTTACCAATTGAGTTGATTGATGCATATGGAATATTCTGGAATGGTAGGTTGTTCATGTTATTGACACCCTTTGTTCCAGTTTTACGATCTGGATATTCCTCAAATGAATCTTTCTTTACAGTAAATCTAAAATAAAATCTATCTGGTGAACCAACAGTGCTTGGAGTTGGGAACAATCTTAATTTATTATTAATAACTTCGTATGAATAGTGTGAAGTTCTGGTGTAAATTGAATCTTCATACATTATTGCCTGAAGTTTGTTCTGCCAAGTTGGAACAATTTCAAAAGTTGAATCGTCAGCATATTGACCATATGTTGATAAGTTACCAATAACATTCAAACCACCATAATATGCAAAGAATCTCCACATTGATCTTGGTGTTTTGTAATAAACGTTTCTAATAATAATTTTATTATCGCCAACTGTGTCGCCGCTGTTTAATGTCAACGTTCCATTTGTAATTGATGAACTAACGATTTGCTGTAAATCGTAATCTTGCACACTAGCAGTTGGAACAAATGATGCTGTATAGTAAGTTAAACCACCACCAGCACCCGCTTCAGAAGCAATGCCTTCAGCAACTCTTCTTGTGTAATCAAACGTATATCTAGGAAGCGCCATTTCGATGTTAGAACCGCTTAAAGCATCACCAGCGACAATCTGTCCGTCTTCATCAAAAGAAGCGGTTGTAGCGCCAAGTAGGTTGTTTAACGAGTTCTTTGCTTGGTGAATGTTTACCAAGTATGAATATTCCAACACTGCTTCTTCATATGCTGCATAAACATTGTATTGAGTTAATTCAATATCTAATACATCGCCACCTAATTTCTTGTAAACAAAACTAACCTGATCTGCTGCACCTGAAGCAAATGCTGCGGAATCTGGTCCTTGCATATAAAAACCAAATGGTAATGGGTTGCTTGAAGCATTTACATTATCGGGTGTTCCTGTAATTGGCAAAATTACTTTGCTTGAATTACTTAACGGTGTTAAATCTGGTACTGACATTCACGTAATCTCCTACTATCTAAATAGTTTTATTAAAGAGAAACCCCCCACCCGTCGAAACGGATGAGGGGCAACCCTTAACTACGCATTAGCAATTAACCAACCAAGTTATGGCAAATTACTAGACCGTACATGTCAGGACGAACCATCTTCTTGGCGTAGCGAGTCATTACACCCTTACGTGGTGCAAAGTCCTCTGTACCAAAGATGGTTGGAGTGACCTGTAGTGGGACGTATGGAGCGTAAACGTAACCGCTCTCTAGGAAACTAGCACCCTTACGACCAACGAGAACTACGTTACGTGGGAAGTATGGGTCGACGTATACGTCAAACTTCTTAGAGATTGAACCAACGTTTACAGCACCAGCGGTACCATTTGAATCAACGCTGACGCTTGCGCGGAAACCAGCGGTGAACTCAAGGATGTTGGCAACTTCTGGTGAGCAAACTAGGAAGTTAGCACCACCGCGAAGTGTCTTTCTGTGGATACGAGCAGAAACGTCATTGATTGTCTCAATGAGGGTCTCGTACCACTCAGAAACGGTACCAGTAAACTCTGGGTAACCAGTTGAGGAACTGGCTTCCTCTAAATCAGCACCAGTCTCGCGGTTAACGAAACGACCGGGTTGACGTGACCAGTGTAGTGTACCGGCAGTTGCTCTCTTGATGAGGTCTTCTAGGATCTCACGATCGATTTCTAGAGCGACCTGCTCAGAAAGAATACCAGTTAACTCTACCTCGGCGTCGAGGTTGTGGTAAGCGTTTAGGTCTTGACCTAACTCTGGTGACCACTTAGCACGTAGTTTCTTAGTTACTGCTGTTACAGCAACTGAATCTACTTTGATGTCGATCTCTGGGATCTCATTGCTTACATCACCAAATGTTGGGGCAGCACCCTCAACGTCACCTTCTAGCAACCAACTTGCTGTACCAGCGACTGAACCGGGATCGCCCAATCCTGTTGCGAAGTTATCAGCAGTAGCGTACTGAACTCTTGCGACTGTCTGATCAACTGGAATGTTGGCAGCAGCGTCAAGAAGAGCAGTAGAATCATTTGCTACGTTAACGGAAGCAGTTGTGGTGAACACTGAGAAGATTCTAGCGTTGTTTGGTGTACCGTTTGAAGCAGTAGCATAGGTGGTCAAACGACGAACCTGTGTTAGTGAGAACTGAGCAGCAGTACCTGATAGGACTGCACCATTCTCGTCACGGTAAGAAATAGCAACCAAGTCATCACGGTTGAGTTGTGGTAAGTCAGTTGCCTCACCCTCAGCGATGATGATACCAGTTCCTGATGGTAGATCTGGATCGTAACGAAGAATTCTTCTTGCCTCTTCGATTGTGATCTGGTCAGCAGGATCGTTATCCATGAACTGGAATAGACCTGATGAGTCGATAGCACCTGAAGCGACAACTTCTAGACCGACGTTCATGTCAGTTACTGCACCGGAAACTGGTGAGGAGTAACCGTTGTTTAGACTGTAAAGTGACTTTTCAGCGTTACGACCGGTTAGTGATACACCACCTGTGATTGCCTGACCAACAACGCCACCACCGTAAACGGAATCAGCAGCGTCATCACCTAGACGGGCATTTGCCTTCTGGAAGTCTAGGAAGAAGATGAGACCACTTGGTAGACTCATTGGTTGAACACTAACGAGATCGTTAGCGAGTAGACCGCCGAATACACGACGGACGATTGGGAATGCGACGGCGGCGAAACCTTCGACATCACCTGCTGCCATTGTGGAAGCCTCACGTAGAAGTTCCTTGGCTTGGTTCTCTAAGAGACGGGACATGTTGTCCTTTGTTCTATCATCACCGAGACCCTCAAGTAGACCTGTTTTTTCCCATTTGGAAACTAGGGCAGCGCCTTCTTGACGGAGGTCACGAGCAACGATGTTTTCTGTTAATCTTTCGACTATGTTTGACATTGTTTAATCCTCCTTTTGATGTTTAATGCCTGCTAAAATTTGCATACGATCAGCAAAGATGTTACCTTCGTTAACAACTTGCTTTTCGTCGCTTTTTCTTGCTTTTAGCAATAAAGATGTTGAAGATCGCTTGCCTACTGCCTCACTCAATGATTCCGGTTGCTTATTTGTAGTAGCATTGCCCACTGTGCTTTTTAGAGTTTCATAGACAATCTTCGCTTGCTCAGATGTCTGAGCGTTATTAATGGACTCGACAAGGTTACCCTTTTGTCGCTCATTCAGGGAGTCGTCCATTAAAGTTTTGTTTGTGTAGAACAACTTGCTGTTTACTAGTTTGATCTCTTCAAACTTATCTGCAATATTCTGCACGGTTTCTTTTAGTTTTTGGTTAGACTCAGTTAATTCTTTATTGGTCTTAACCAAAGATTCGTTCTTGCTTTCTAATTTAGAGTTCTCTTCTTCAACGGCGAGCATGACGTCCATTAACATTGCTTGTTCTGCCTGCTGTGCCCTTGTTGCACCAAAAGCGGTTGTTTGTCCCTCTGGAACTGGATCAAAGTCAAACTTCATTGACTCTTCCAACTCTTCTTCAAGTTCTACCATGTCTTCAAGTTGCTCATCGGTGTCACCCATTTCGTCTAAGACATCAGAAACTTCATCAACTATTTCACTTAGATCGTATTCTTCTTCAAAAATATCTTCTTCCAATTCAACTTCTTCTTGAAGTTGTTCTTTTTGAACTTGCTCAAAGAGAGATTTAACATCAATGTCAACCACCTCATGTGCCTCAAGATCGCTTAGTTCAGTGTCTTCAGCAAAAGCATAACCTCTGCCCTTCTCATCTGCCTCTACAATCTGCTCATCAACAGTCTTATTCTCTTCGAAATCATTTTCTTCCATAAGTTTCTCAACTGCTTCTTTAATATCGGTTGAATATTTTTCTACAACTGCTTGTTCAGCGCTCTTAATTGCTGCTTCTCTAAGGGCAGTTGCGTCGATAATTGCTTGTTCTAACATAGATGACATAAGTAAACTCCTAATTTACGCTACAATAAATAGTTGTAAAAAAGGTAAAATGCTTTATGGAATTGGGCGGGGAAGTATTGGTACAAAGACATAACCTAACGAGGTGACCCACTCGTGAACATCAAATCCGTGCCACTCTGTTTGTATCCACTCAACAGAGGGTGGTGGAGTGACATGTCCCCAAATACCAATAACTCTGTATTTTGTAAAATTTTTCTCTATTTGTATTCCTACCTGACCTGCAATAGATTCAGTTTGGATATAATAAGTTATTGGTTGTGGGCATGTAGACATATTATTTATTCCTATTATTACACATCAACTATTTCCCAAGTTAATTTAAATCCTTCGGCGTCCTGACTAAAGAACCCGCCTGCGCCATAATAACCTGACTGGTCAAAGATAATGGTAACTGTACCGCCATCAACACCATTAATAACTTGATCTTGTGTTGGAGCATTGGATCCTCCATCTGTCATACTACCGTAGAAGTTTAGAATACCTGAAGTGGTATTAAAGAAACGTAATTTTTCGTTAAAGTTGCCGTCGCCAGGACCCATTTCAAACTCTCTCATTGTAATTACAACTTTCTTACCTGCGCCTGGAACAATGTAAGTTGTGTAGTCGGTTTGTGAATAAGTACCAGTTGGACCGCCATCATCGTAAAGAGTACCAGCGGTGTCTGTAATGTTCTGCCCTGCGACCTCATCAATATTATAAGTGACTCCACTATCGCCACCTCCTCCAGAGGGAGCAGGAATCGCGGGAGCATCAGTTCCTAAGTTATGTTTTCTTAAAACTGCTCTCGACAACCTTCCCATTTCGTCGTCTGTAAGGGCTCTTGTGACAGCGATAAATGTTCCAATTGAACCATTGAAGTTAAGTACTGTTGTGCCGCGAGCACCCATGAAAAGCAATTTATCACTTACCCAGGCACTATCAATGTTGTATGTGTTGCCGCCTGTGTAAGTTTGTGCGGCTGTCATTGCAACACCATTTACAAATGGTCTTGTGGTTGTGCCAGCAGAGCCGCCTGCGCCGTTGCGATTATAAACAACGCCATGAACTATTGGTAAATCAACATCAACATTTGTTCCGTTGCTGCCAGCAACGCCGCCTGTGTTGAGTCCATCTGGGTGTTGGTCTTGTGCATTATATATTGTATAATCAGCCGCATCGCGTTCGACGCCTGCTGTAAACCCGTTTACATTGTACCACAAAGCATCAAGTTCTAAAATTGTTTTAAAACCGCTGCCACCATTTACTTTTGCAAAATAAATCAAAGATAATGCTTTTTTATTATTTAGTTGCGAAACAACTGCTGCTGATCTAAAAGCATTGTTAGTGCCGTCAAAGTCGAGAACTGGTTTATTGTTGTATAAACTAAAAGAAGGTTTGCGGTTTGCAACATCTTGTGCTGTGAAGTGAGTATCAAATGCTCCAAGCGAATCAAACCACTCATTTACTGTTTGACCAATATCAACAGTAATTGAACCTGGATCTAAACAAAAAAGTAAGTCATCCCCAGCAATAGATTTTACAATGTTTAAAAATCCACCGGACTTATCTTCTTCAGTGGTAACTCCAGAAGAACGACTTGATAAAGACCCGCCTTTTCCGCCGAAGCCACTTATTATCATTAACCTACTCCAGAGGTTCCTGACCAGTTAGTTTTTAGTTTGGTTGATGGAATGCCAGTCATGCCAGCAATTACAGAAGCGGTTGTTGCAGATGAATCACCTGCAATAAAAACTTTTGATACTCTAAATTCACCAGTGTATGATTCACCGTTATCTAATATAAAGTAATTGTCTCCATGTCCAGATGGAGCACCCGATCCAGTAATTCCTGCTGCGCTAAAACCAACTCTGAGTTTTGCTGATGAACCACTGTGTTCATTTACAACTGTTACAAACTTTGTAACATATGGGAATGGGACCTCTGTGGCACCTTCACCATTCAGAATACTCTGAACAAGAACAGATGCGGTGGCATATGGAATACCACTGGTCTGGTATTGACCAACTGCGCCAACACCGGGACTGTTATACTGAAATCTTTGATCTGCATAACTTGTATTTGCTTGGATGTTTCCGTTATCTGACATCTTTCTCTCCGCTCTGTTTCATAAATAGTTTCTTTAAAACTCTTTTTCTTCTTAACTTATCTCTTCTTCTTTTTACAGAGGGTTTTTCATAGTACATTCTTTTTTTGCACTCTTCGATAATCCCCTCTCTCTTTACCTTTCTGCTAAATCTTTTGATTAGCGCTTCACCTGATTCGTTTCTTCTTGCTGTCACATGGACGTTAGTTGCACTCATTTTAACCTCATATTAATTTTGACCACTTATCGCCGCCAATGTTTAAAATTCCTGAAATATCAATACCAGCATCATCTGGTGCAACACCTGCAAGTGCGCTGCCTGGACCGCCTGATTTTGATTCTTGCATTGGTGTTGTGCCTTCAAATAAATCAACACCACCGTAAGCATCTTTATTAATTGCGCCTAAAAGAGTTTTTCTTGTTTTATTCAACTTTTTCTCTTTTGCTTGGCGTCTTTTCTTTGCATCTTCATCACTCTCATATTTTTTCTTTTGCTCAGTGATTTGTGCCTGCTGTGGTTGAGCGCCCATTCCCTTTACAACCTCAGAGATGATTCCTGAAATTAAATTTGACTCAACTAGTGCCTCTTGAATACACTCTTTGATAATGGGTTTCAACATTTTCTTAAATTGTTCTTTCTTCATTTTAATCCAAAATTGAGTTTAGTAATGAGTTCACACGATAATCTTTATCGTGAACCTTTAACTCTTTTGACTCCCTAATTTTTTGTGGGTTCATGAATGCACCTGGAGTTGATGGATCAGCAACAATATCAAAGCAGATTAAAGTAAAATCTTCTTGAACAATGCTTGTACCGTTTGACTCATTTACAACAGATCCAAGACCTCTTGATGAAATACCAACTTGACCACCTGATTTAACAATGCCTTTTACGATCTCACCACAGGGAGTATCTAAAATCTTAATAGCACCCATGACGGTATCACCATCCATCCAATAACGAGTAACCATGTGCGATGCATTCTTTAAATCAACAACTGATGTGTCTGGGTGGTCCAACTCACCGAATGCTCTCTTCTGCTTGATAAGCATATCGTAGTTTTTCATCTCTCTTTCAAGAACGTGAGATGGATACTTTCTACCATTACCGTTTTTGGTATTACCCTTTTGTAAAATACCAGTTAGATACCAAGCGTTATTTTTTTTGATATCTTGCTTTTCTGCCTCAGTTAAAAGATCTTGACAGTATCCACCTTCACAAAGGGCATAATATTCTCTTAATAATACCTTGTCAGACATTTATTCGTCCTCCACTTTTGTGTTTAATTCTGGTGTGGATGGTTCTGCGCCAACTTGCTCTCTTTTCTTTTTTGCATCATCGACTGCACTATGCATGTGAGTTAAAAAGTCTGATACTAATTTAACAACATCTCCACCTGGAACGCCTGCCTGAACCAATGCAGGTCCTGCGATTTCAGCGATCTCTGCTGCAACAGCGTCAATGATATTGCCTTGAGCGGCAATCATCTGCTTTATTTCTTTTTCAGCATCATCAACAATGCCCTGAATATCGGGTGTATCAGCAGCACCACCGGCATCACCGTCCATAGCACCGTAATAACCAACTCTCTCTTGAATGAGAGATGTTATGACCATCTTTTTAATCTCACTTAGATTCATCAAAATTCTCCTGCGGGCGTCACCCGCCCGATACAACTGCCCTTGCAGCAAAGGCGTGGAGGTTGGAGCATCCACTTAGTTTCAACGTAATTGTTAATTCCCTTTGACATTTATTCCCTCGTCTCCGAAAACAGTACAGAGCACATATGATGTCCCTGAACTCAACCAACCGCATAAAAGCATGTTGATTATATTATACTCAAAAGTAAATAGTTCAGTACAAGGCGAAATTAGAAAAACTAATGCACCAACCCAAAATCCTGTACACATGGGGCATTTTAGTAAATCACCTAAAAAACCATATTTGGGTCTTATACCATTAAAAATTGAACCATATACCAAAATTTGTGTTAAACCATAACACGTTAATACGAACCAAAGTAAAGACATTTATATCCTGTAAAGTAAACCGTAGTATTGTGTATAGAAAGGATCCATTGTACCTTTCTTTTTCTGCTGTGGGACTTCGCCGTATTCTGTGCTGTCCTCTGCGTCTGGGTCTACAAGCATTTTATCAACTTCAAAATCATAATCAAGCACTTTCTTAAGCGCTGGTAACTCTTCTCTAAAGAACATAAAAATATTTAAAAGAACTACTTTAATGACATCAATTTTTTTATTTGCTGGATAAGTTGCTTCAATGCTGCCAAAAATATTTCCACCCTTAACAGTGTCGGGCAAAATAACACCCCTATGCTTTAAAAAATTAAAAAATGAATCTTGGTGAGGGTACGCTTCTGTCTTAGAGAATTTTTTCACAAAAGTCATGATCTTCTTTTTGTCTGGATTGATTACAATATCAAAAAGTGGGTGATCATAAATAATGTAATTATTATCTAATGTTCGTCGAATATCTAATGAAATTGGTTGTGATGGAATGGGTTCAACACTTACATCAATTGATGTTGGTTGTGGTTCAACAACAGATATAGTAATCTTATCTGGTTTTTCCTCATCAATCTTAACTTTGATTTCATCAATACTAATCATTGTTTCCAATCTCACTCACAAGTTGTTGCATTTTCATAATTTGCTTAAGCATATCTTCATTGATTAACTCGCCCTTAAATCCATCAATTACAGAAGACACTTTATTAATTTTTTCCTGCAATTCGCCTTCAAACTTTGCGTTACCAATTGCCTCTTTAATTCTTGTCAATTCATCATTAAGGTACATCTTTAATTCAAGACCATTGTCTGCAAATGATGAGATATACTTTGACAATAAGACTCTTTGTTCCTCTAGAAGTTCATTGTAGTGATTGTTAAATTTAGAAGAGAAGATTCTCATTGTTGCATTATTAATCTTTTTTTCTTCATTTAGTTGTTGAGGAAGTGAAGACATGTATTGAACAACAACATTTTCCATTAGAACTTTGTTTTTAATCTTTGTGTTTGGTGAAAACATTTGATAAACGCTTGCTAATGCTTTATAGTTTGGCACGAAGTTAGAAAATACATCTTCACTCAAGTTGTTGTGAATCTTATTGATAAGACGTGTCTGTGCTTCAAACAACTTTTCAGCATTTAATCTCTCACGTTCTTTACGAACGTATCCAATAATCTTCTCTGCTGCGTCTTTAGTTGTTCCGCGTGTTTCTACAATCTCTTTGTAAAGATTTAAATCTTGCTTTAACACACTGTTGTTGTTAAAGAACTCTTTTATTACTGCCATTACAGCAGATTTTCTTTCATTATCTTTTGCAACAACGCTTTTAGTCAATTCTCTGACTAGTGCCTCATATAAAAATGCAGTATTTCTTCTCTTATTATGATTCATTCTATAAATCCTCTGATAGTATTCTATCCATTTCCTCATTCAATGAAGACATTTTATTTTCAAACTCTTCACTATAATTAGATTTGTTTTCTTTAACAAGCGTACCTATTGATAATGCCTTATTAATATCGCGTGGTTTTCTTTGTTTAGTTGCACCCCAGGACTCTTTACGACCTGCTTTCTCTCGCTTGTCATGTTTAACAGACCAATACTTTTTTCCTTTAGAACCTTTGGTCGTGTGGGAACCATCTTCGTATTCTGTATAAATTGCTGCTGGTTTATCTGGTTTCTTGCCACCACCTTCTGGAGTTGCTAATAGAACGTCTTCACCGCCGCCTGCTTCTGGTTCGGGTGCTGGAGTAGCAGGTTCTGGTGCAGCAGGTTCTGGTGCGGTTTCTAAACCAGCAGTAACTTCAGTTTCGGGGGCAGCAATTTCTCCACCAACCTCAGTATCGCCTCCTAGTCCAATATCACCAACACCGCCGAATCCACCACCGGTCAATGTTTCAGCAGCAAGTCCTTCACCTTGTTCGGTTGCAATCTTTGCCAATGCTGTTTCTATCTGCTTATCGTGGAATTTCTCTCTTGTGTTTCTGATTAGTTCCTGTTCTGATATGCCTAAAATATTTTTTGCAATCCAGCGGTTGCTATACACGTCAGACCTTGCAGTTGAAGCAATCTCTAGTTTACTCTTCAAAGTTTCTAATTCCTGCATAGAAGCGATTCTGGATGGGTTGTGCAACTTTATATTAAAGTTTATTAAATCATTTCCTCTGTAACCAAGAGTGTACAAGTGAATTGTTGCCATTTTATCTAATTCTGCAACAACTGCCCTCTGAATTCTTTGAATTGTTCTTGCAAACCTAATATCTTTTTGAGAAAGTGCTGCTTGTTCTTCAGTTCCACCTTCACCTCGAATCAAGTAAGACATTGGAATTTTAATTGCAGCGAACAACTTGTTTTGTAGGTATTTGATATCATCAATAGCAGTTCCCCAAGTATCGCCTTGAACTTGACTAATATCTACTGATGCTTGTCCATTCCTTGTTGGGATGTAATAGTCCTCTTCAATTGATAGTGGATTGTAACGTAAATCAACTCTACCACTTGTATCATCAACAACTTGGTGGCGCTTCATCATAGTGATGATTTTCTGCATGTATTGCTCTACTTCTTCTGGTGGAATACCACCAACATCAATTTTAAATTGTTTTCTTGATGGCGAGCGAACAACTCTGTACGCAATCATAGCATCTTCAAGAAGAGTTAATTGCCTCCAGATTCTACGACCTGGATCTAAAACAGATGTACCGTATGGGACATACTTATCATTACCTAAAACTCTAAAGTGCGCCATCTGCCAATTTTCAAATGTTAACCCACCTGTATTCCATTGGTATTGAACGTAATTTGGATTAGATTGATCAGTGCCTTCCATTCTCTCAATTTCACTTACTGGGAGACCAATAAATGACTTGATACCAATTTCCTCATCAATATCTAGATATCCAAAGAAATCACCGTATTTGCACATGGAGCGCACCCAACCAAAAAGGTTAGCATCAATATTTAAAACTTTGTGAAACAGTGTTTCTAATATATCTTTAATTTCTTCATTTTGACAGTCAATAATTAATGATCTATGAAATTCAGAATGTGTTGTGATTTCATCAGCATAAATATCTAAAGCAGATGCTAACTCGGGCATAAATTCCATCTGATCAAAGTCAGCGTACCTTTCAACGCGATTATAGTTGTTCATCATCGCAGTTGAGATTGATTCGTATGGATTGTATGACTTTCTTTTAAATGACTGACCGCCCACTGATCTAAATTTAGATCCATACTTGTCTACTGAATACTTTCGATTATTTCTTACTTGTTGTGCTCTGTAGTTTACAATTGGACCGGAAAATAGTCTTGTTAGTCTTTGGAACAGAGGACTGTTTGGATTTCTTGGATTGTTTTTATTGTCTGCCATTGGTCAGTTCCTATTTCATAAAAAACGGTAGTTTATGTATCTTTACTGTTTTTTGTTTTGCGTTGCCACCATAGATATAATTATCTTGCTGATTCCTTTCCATCCCAACAATTCTAGTATCTAATGACTTATTGCTTGTCATTATAGCAGAAAGCATAGATTTTTTATACTCTATTTCTTGTTGATTTGCAGTTAATGCTGTATCTCTTACCCAACATCCAATAGCACACGCCATAACTAAGTCATCATTATATGAACGCATCGCTTCTGCTTTGCCATTATTCCAAATAAATGTTTTTAATTCGTTAAACAATCTTTTTGATCTAATCTTTAATACCTTATTACGAATAAACTCTTCTAATTTAGCGATAATCATAGGTCTGGTTTTAACTGTGGTGGAAAAACCAGCAATCACAGATGTTTGTTCTGTGTAAGATGTCTCAACATACTCGTGTGTTGACTTCTTTGAGTGGTAAATGTTTGGGTGACCGTAATCTTTTAATTTTGTTAATACGGTCATACCAACTGAGTTATTCTCTACAACAGTCATGCACATACCATAACTCTTTGATGTGTCATAAATTATACGTGCAAAACTATCAAGTGGTAATTTGCCTTGATATTCACAGCAAATCTCCATAGTATCGGATTCAAACACATAGAAGGTAGAGTTATCTTTACCATCACCACGGGCAACGTCAGCAACCATGAAATATTTTTTACCTTCCTCTGCATTTTTCCAAATCCACAGGTTGCGATCAAATCCAGTTTTGTATTCTGGTTCTAACAATTCTTCATTTTCAATACGAACTAAATCCTTACCATTGATGAGAGTGTCACCGGACATGTTAAAGTTACACTCTAACTCCTGTGCAATCTCTCTTGCAGACATGTTGCGAGTTTCTTTTTCAAACCACGCTTGATCTCTGTCTGGGTGGACATGCCATGGCAAACTGATTGGATTAAAATCGTTTAGACCTTGCTCCGCTTCTGAATATAGTTTGTGATAAAGGTTACCAACACCCTTTGGAGTTGAGATAATAATGCAATCACCACCAGTTGATAGAGTAGGATACAAACCTGCCCACAAGTCGTCAAGACCTTCAATGATCGCTGCCTCATCAATAACAAGCAAAGAAAGTGCTTCTGAACGACCAGCATCGCCTGATGTTGAAATTGCTTTTACTTGTGAACCATTGGACAACTCAAAAGAGTTTTTGTTATCAATTACCAACTCTGTTAGTTTCATCCACTCAGGAATTGCTTTTAGAGCAAACTTTACCTTTCTAACCAAGTTTGCAGCGGTTGATAGTTTGGTTGCCATTACGACAACATTTTTATTCTTATGGAATAGAACAAACCACGCAATATAAACAGCAGAAACAGTTGAGAGACCCAACTGTCTTGCCTTTAGAATAATATTGAAACGATTATCTTGAAAATCTTTTACAACATCTTTTTGGAAAGGATACATAGAGAAGGGAATTGTTCCCTTCATTGGGTGAGCAATCTTTCCGTAATTGTTGATAAAGTAGTTTGGGTCTTTACCGCAGGCGATAATCTCTTTCTTTATCTGCGTCTTGGTTAAACCACGCGCCATTACTTCCCGTATTTATGTGTCTTTAAGAAATCTCTAATTGGATCGAATGGTTTCTTCTCTGGTTCAACAACACCCGAACCTAAACCGCCAATAGTGTATACCTTTGTTGCTTGGATCCAACTTCTCTTGCGATTCATGTACTGTAAAAGAACGTCAGCATCACCGTCTGGATTTAGAGATAAGGTCTTACCTGTTGCATTTTTATACTGCTTCTTAAGAAACTTAACAATATTGGCAAATCTCTGCTCGACTTCTGCCTCAAAAGCGCTTGGTCCTTTCTTGTGTACCTCTGGCATTGGTGCTTCTGAGTGGTAATTGACAATTAGTTTATTGCCTGCCATCTTTACGCCAAAACCATCCATACAACCATCTCTGGATTGTAGCATCATATCTTTTTCATCGCGGCGTAATCCAATTTTTTCGCCGCCATCATAAGCATAACCCATTGCTTGACTAATTCCTCTTAGGACTTCTAGTGCTTCTTTAGACATTATCTGGTCTCCAACCTTGTTTCCATCTCTCTTCCCTGCCTTCTACATATTGTATATAACAGTTCCGACAGCATTCGTATTTTGTTTCGTACAGCATGTCCTGCTGTTTTAGAATATTTGAGCATACATCACAAACATTCTTACTATCCTTCTTAATTAGTTTTGCAGAAAATAAAAACCCCTCACGCTCTTCAACGCGATCGGCAGACAATTCTTTAATCTTATTTTCTTTTAGTTGTTGAAGGTATTCTTTTTCTTTTTCCGGCGTCCAATTAGAAGAGGGACTCTGAACTGCTTCCTCACCGTACTTTTGTTTTATTGCCTTCTCTAATCCAGCGATGTAGTTTAGGTCTTTTTTCATTTACTCGCCTGTGCGGCGGCATAGAAGATGCCGATGGACAAACCCACACCGGCTACAAAACCGCCAACAAACCATAATCTACTATAATCTGGTTTCTGTGATTTTTTAAGGGCAATCTCTAATCTTTTAACTTCGGCATTCTTGAGGTTCATTAGAGCGTTGTGCTTTTTCTTATCTGAATCCTTTTCTATTGTTAGGATTCTTTTATTAAAGTCGCACTCTGATTTTAATTTTTTAATCGTGTAGTTCTTATCGATCTCGCAGATTTTAACTGCCGATTCTCTTTTGACAGTTATGGTTGCTTCTGCTTTCTTATCTAGTAAGATGCCGTCGAAAGGTGCTTTCTGCCCTTTCTTTATTGCTGCTACTTTACCATTAGCAAAACAGAGTGCTGGTAAAAGAATTATTAGTAAAATGATTGCTGTGATTCTCATTCTTCGACCTCAACAATCTCTAAACCAAACTCATCAGCAAGAGCAGACACTCTTTCCTCTTCAGGCATAGCAACGATTTCTTTGATTCTTTTCTTCTCTTCTTTCTTGACTTTTTCGCCTGCTTGTTTTCGTTCTTCTTCAAGTGCTTCCACAGCAACCTTAAAATCTTCAGTTGCTCTTTCTTTCTCTACTCTTTCGTGCTTGTGAGTTTCGTTTATAACTTTTAATTCTTTTTCGTTTTGTTTTGCCTTCTCTTCGTAAAGACCACCTAAAACATCTTTATCAAATAGAAAAAACTTGTGGAGCACAAAACCTAATGCGATTAGTGCTCCAACCCACCAATAATTTTTAATGTAAAACCAAACTTTTTGGAGGATTTGTTTGGTGATTAACCAGTTCATTATGCCTCTTCTTCGGTATCTGCTGGTTCTTCATCAGTCAACAATGGACTACCTTCTGGTAAAACAAAGTAAAAACCTTCCTCAGCAAACTGATTTCTATCCATTGGCATTTCTTTGCCGTCTATATCAGTCCCACCTGGAAAAGCGGTAATCAAAGATAAAACTTTTTTGTCGTCTAATTCACCCAACTCTGATGTAATTAAAGTGATTTTGTTGGTGGAGTCTCTTTCGCCAGCAGTAATTTTTACATTTTCCTGTCTTCCATCGGGCATTGTATAATCTTTCATATCAGCGACTTTTTCAGGATCGTCTAATTTAACACCCATATCACCAATATCTTCATCCATTTCAACACCCAACCATTTAACTCTGTCACCTGCTTCTTCTGAAGGGTCTTTGCTTAATAAATTTTTTATTGTATCTTTTAGATCAATATCATCTTTAAATAGAGATCCCGGTGCATCGGCATCCATATGTCTATCTTTTACATGTTCTAGTGAATCTTCTGAAACAAATAGGACATATTTGTCACTGTCGATCATATTGTCTTCACTTGCTTGTAACTTTCCTTTAAGATAAGGGTTCGCGTCAATAAGTTCTTGTGCTTTGTCTAAATCTACTTGCTCTGCTAAGAACTTATTAAAGTTCTCCATTATGAGTTTCATACTTTTCATTGTTTATTTACCTTTGAAACGGGCAACGACATCAACGAATCCCTGTGTACCGACGTATGCTGTGGCGATTATTATCCACTGCTCTGAATCTACCTTCTCGGCAAGGAGTAGACCTGTTGTTGTTAACCATACCAAAAGTTTCTTTGATACGAATCTTTCTAAATGTTTATCTGCAAATGCTTTTACTACTGCCACCATTCTATCCTCTCTGGTTATTGATTGACGTAAGCGTATCCGTCTTCGGTTTTAGAGATTTCAATAGTCATATCGACAATATCTTTCAAACTCTCTATGTGAGTAATTAGTAATGTAACATCGAAATATCCTTTTACAAGATCTAAGATCCTTACAAAACCTTCCATGTTTTCAGCATCTAAAGCAGTTCCTGGTTCGTCAAGTATGAATAAATTTGATTTTGGCATATTGCTTACATTTAGTAGAGCAATTCTAATAGCAACAGCAGCAAGGGTCTTCTCTGCACCTGAACAAGTTTCAAGTTGTCGTGGGTCATGCTTTGGATGCTTAATTAGAATGTTTAGTTTATTCTCACTATTCTCAAAGAACACCTCAAACTCAACAATGTTAGATAGAACTTTAGCAATCTCCGTATTGATTACTGGCAATGCCTTCTTGATTACATCAAATGCGATGCCGTTAGAGTGCATACAAGTCATGAATAGGTCGTAAGCAGAGTATTCTGTGTTTAATCTATTCTTCTCTGTCTTGAGGTCTTTTAAGTTCTCTAGTTTCTGCTCTAATGCCCCTTCTTTACCAACAAGTGTGTAGATCTGGTCTTCACAATCTTGTAGTTCCTGCTCTGTTCTCTCTTTGTTTGTCTTTGCAAGTTCTAACTCCGACATAACCTTTTCGATATTCTCAAGAACCTCTTTGTGTTCTTCGTAGTAATCGGCTGTCTCGTTTAACTCTTTAATCTCGCCCTCTAACTTCTGTAAGGCAGAGTTAGTCCGCTCTAGGTCCAAGTTTAGATTGGTTAACTTAGATTGCTCATCCTTTCTCTTCTCAGTTAATCGAGTCCAGTTATTGATAGTGCTGCCGACCTTCTCAACGTCAATGTTAGATAATTCACCAGCATTTAGTTTTAACTTGTCTTCAACCTCAGACAAAACCTTCTTTGTGATAGAAAGATCCTGCTTTGCATTATGAGCATCTTTGATGAACTTACAAGAAGTTAAGAACTTATCTCCACAAGGGATGTCTGTTAGAATCTCGATCTGACGTAGACTCGTTTCCTTTTCCTTTTCTTTCCTTTGTTGCTCTCTCAAAAGAGAATCAATCTTATCTTGTAGTCCGTCCGCTTCTTCCTTTTGCTTGTTGAGATTTAGAATATCAATTGTCTCTAATAAAGCATCTGCCTTCTCTAAAAACTCTTCCTTATCTTTGATCTCCTTATTTAGAGAGTTAATCTTCTCCTTGAAAGATTTCTCGTTATGATTCAATCGTTCTAAGTCCTGACGAACCTGACGAATAGAGATTGGATCCTCTGGAATCTGAGTAAGTTTATTTTCTAACTCAGCGATCTCTTCAATCACAGAACTTAAGTTTTGCTTTAGTTCCGTGCATAAGTTCTTTTGTCTTGCTACTGCTGCACCTGCTCTAAAGATGTCGTTCTTAGTCTTCTTGATATCTTCATCATAATCAACATCTTGAACCCTGCGAAGCGCTCCTCGTAAATCAGCAGCATCTTCCTTTGCTAACTTAAACTTCTTCTCAAAGAACTCTAAGTCAAGGAACTTTGCTAAAATTTCTTTACGGCGGGTTGATCCCTCGTTGATAAATCCTAATGCTCCCAACTGAGAAGACATAGATGTGTTTAGGAAGTCGTCTAAATCTCCGAAGACGTTTCGGATTGCTTTGTCTGTTCCACCTCGTGCCGTCTGATTGAGTGAACCAATCTCTCCTGATACCTGGTCCACATAATCAAAGTCTGCTTGGGTCTTTGCTTCATTTGTAGTCTTGCCCTTAAGTTTCTTAACATATTTATCGGACCTGCGGGTGATTTGATAAGTTTTATTGTTAGCCTCAATCTCCACCAAACCAGATCCATAATCTTTGTTTTGGTTGATAATGTTGTAAGTCTTTCGAATATTTTTAGAAGTATTATTATAAATTGTGTAAAGTAAAGCATCAATGACGCTAGACTTTCCGCTGTAATTCTTACCAAAGATTCCAACAGTGCCAGACAACTTATCAAAGTCAATAGAGTTGCCCTCACCATAATTGAATAGATTGTCCCAACTAAACTTCTTAATGCGCCAGTGGACGTTTCTAGAAATGTCTTCGCTCTCCTCAACAACCTTGTTGTACTTTGAGTTAAGAGCGAAAACTTCATTCAGTGTGTCCTCCCCGACATTATAGTCTTTAAGGTACTCTTTAATTAGATCTTGCTGTGTCTTCTCATCGCGTAAGTTTTCAAACAATTCTGTGTCAACACTATTTTCCACCGACAAATCGCCGCTGTTCGCTTTATTAAGGAAAGTAATACTCTCGGGTTTAAAACGATGTTTTGCGATGTCTACTGCCCTTCTGAGGCGCTCTAGAGGTATGTTTGTATCTGCTACTAATCGTAGTCTTGCACCATCTGGACATTTAAAACCTTTTGGAATTCTACCCGTCTTTGTTAGACGGATTGTAATAAATGGTTTTGGATTTACAAAATTAATTTTTTCTCTGCTGAATTCAGTTTTGGACTGAATATCCCAGATGAACATACCCTTATCGTCTGTCTCACCAAAGTTTTGCTGAATTGTAGAACCAGCATAAGCGATTGTGCCTTCCTTATTTAAGATTTGAGTTTTATGGATATCCCCAAGCATAGCATAGTCACAATCATCAAAAATAGAAATGCTGTGCTCTCCGTGCTCCATAACGAATCCAATGTCGGTTCGGCTATATTTAATCGCACCATGGTAAAGTCCTATGTTAATTTTATCTGGGTCAGTTGGTTTGACCCAATTTTCTTCATCGAACACTGATAAAACATTTAGACAAAACTTATCATCTAAGTGTGTCTCGCCAGCATCTTTGAGTAGATGTAAGTTTGGATGATTCAAAGCATCCACAATAGGAGTAATAGCATCCTGACGATAAGAGTTTCGTAGGTTGCCATCATGGTTTCCTAAAATAATGTATGTGGGGGCAATATCTCCCAAATTCTTCAGGAAGTCGGAGCATAACTCAACGAACTCTGGTGAGATTTGGGTCTTTGTGTGTGCGATATCGCCACAGTGGATAATGTAATCCACTTCCCGTTCTTTCAAAGAAGCATAAAGTTGCTTGAATACTGCTTTATACTCTTTATGATATTTTAAATTTTTTATGTGTGTGTCTGCTATGTGTGCAAATCTCATGCAACCTCGTCAATCAACTGATACAATAAGTTTAATCCACCCATATCAGTTGCGTTCTCAATTCTCTCTTCTACCACTTCTCTTGGCATCGCTGCAATATCTTCATATCCAGATGTGTCAACCTTCTTAACATCAATGCCATAATTCAAAAATAACTGAATTATTTTCTTTTCTTTCTTATGTGCGTCTTCATCCAACGCAATATAAACTGGTGTTCTGTTCTCTACAATTCTCTGAAACAATAGATGGTCAGATTTAATTGTTGATCCCAAAATTGGGACAGCGTTTTCTCCAACACGCATTGCATCAAAAACACCTTCAACTATTATTATAGGACGATTGAAGTTGATTGTCAACTCATTAAAAACCATTGATGCTTTTGATACTTTCGGGTTTTTGTATTTTGGAAAGTCATTAGCATAAGTTCTAGCAATAAAATAATTTAAATCGCCCTGTTCATCAAATGAGGGGACAATAACTCTACCTTTATATTCGCCTTTTGTACATGTGCCGACTTTCATTCTAAAAATCTGATCGTCATCATATCCACGCTTTCGCATGTACTTTAGCGCCCTTTGCTTATGATAAGAGCGACCGGGTGCAAATAGAGGAATAAATCCTTCCGGTAAAAACACCGTCTCCTTCTTAACTTCAACTTTTTCTCCAAAAAGAATAAACTCGATGTTCTCAAAGTTTAGTTCTCTATCAAGACCCCAATCTTTTAGATCTTGTGCAGACCCAAACTTCTTTACCAAAAAATCAACAGACCTACCTGATGAATCACAAACCCAACACTTCCATACATTCTTCTCAAGATTGATGGACATCTTCTTCTTATGATGATTACAAAAAGGACAAGAGAACAGCATTTCATCGCTGCTCTCGTAGTAATCACCCAATAATTTTTTTAAGATTTTTTGTTCTTTTGTTGCCATTCGCTAAAACCAGATTTGGCAATCACCCAACTGTCTGCTTTATCATAACTGTCAGGACGTGGGTTGCCTTTGTTGGTATATTCTACAACAAACTGGGGTTCGTTGTCAAGAACAAATTGCAACACCACTGGTTTTGCTTTAGTACCTCTTGGTACTTTTATCCCACAAATTCGCCGTGCTGACACCGCTGCAATATATTCTGGTTCTAAATTAAACAACGTAAAACAAATCCAACTAACCACACCATTAAAACGTGAAAGAGTTGATAGAGTTTGTGCAGATGAGAAACCAGAACGAAATGATTGTAGGGACTGTTCGATATATATCGCTTGAACCGCGTAGGATTGCCTCAGAGCGATTAATTTCTGTTCAACCACCCCTGCTTTGGTAAAAAAGTTTTTGTGCTTTCTCGTATCAATAGAACCGTATTCTATAAGGTCTCCATTACTATCAAGGATTGTATATCCTGTGATGCTGGTTGAAACGTCTAATCCTAATATCATAAGTCAATTTTTAATTTAAAAGTATAATCTGTGCTGTTTGTTTTAGTCACAGGTTTTGCTAATTTTGCTACTGCTATTATATTACCATCATTATCAAAAATATTAATCTTTGAAATAAAAGTTTGGTCTGAATATGATGCTGAATAGTTGTCGAATGAACTTGAAATAGTGTTTTTAACAGTTAGTGTTTCTTTTTCCTTGTAATAGTTTGATCCAGTCTGTGCCACAACTATCTCTTGATATGTTGATCCTGTAGCATATTCTCTATCTAAATAAGACAAATTGTTGCTCCAGTTCATTTCATTTTTATTGGCGTGACAAAACATAGTTAAAGTTGGAATTGCGTTTGTTCCTTCAAACTTCAACTCGTATGATGAGGAAACTGGAGCATAGGAACCAGAAACTGGGTCTAAAGAGTTGGTTATAAATGATTGATATGCACCAAAGTGTGCCCATCGTGGTGAATCTTTATAACTCGCACTAAGTGGATCACTATGGTCCAAATGGAAACTAGGACTTAAATATCCATCTTGAACAGAACTATCTAAAACATAGTTTCCTGTCAGTATCATAATTCCTTCTTTGTATGATATGGTACCAACAGTTGATCCCGTTCGGGGTCCATATGTTTCTACTATCTCTCCGTTTCTTTTTGTATCTTTTGCTGTGCCAATGAGTGTGCCAGTAATATAAAAATTAAGTTCAAGAGATCCAGGTCTGACTCTCTGCGCTTTAAATATTTCTGGGAAACAGAACAATGACATATATTTTTGATATGGCGATGCTGCTTCTTGTATTGTTGTCGCCTTTGCATTTATGGCACCGGATATATAAAAGTCAGAATAGTTAAATTTATTGCTATAAATTTCGTTATATTGATAAACATTTTGTAAAGCAATTATTTTTCGAACTGATTCTGCCTCTGAAATGCCCTCTAAGATATCGAATCCGCTAAAGGGTGCTGCTGCACCATTACCGATCAACCTCTCTCTTGATATTGAAGAGGTTATTGGGTAAGTACCTCTCATAATTGTACCGGGATTTAAAACTTTATACTCTTGATTTGTCAAAGGGTCAGCAACATTTGAAGGTACAAAATTTAGATCATTTTCACCTTTAATAATGAAATTACTTATTAAATCAGTAGTTCCAACTTCTCTGTCTACATTTAGTTCATATAAAGACAGAGTGCCGCTTACTACATTTTGACCATCTGTTTGTCGATTATTTATATACGAGTTATTAAAATAGTATGTAAAATTATACTTTGGGTACGTCTTTACTGTGTTATGAAATACATCATCTGGTCCAAATTTCTTTTTTGGCATTTCAACATCTCTTAGTAATCCAATCTTACACGGACAGTCAATTCAGTCGTAGAATCCTTTCTTAATGGTTCACTAAATTTACCAACCGCGACAAGCGCACCTTCAGCAGAGTATAATCCAACTGTTGTGATATAACTAATGGGATTCGCCTTGGGATTGTTACCCTTAACCCTTATTTGACTAGAAGACAAGTATGTTGGGTTTGAACTATAGTTGAATTCATTATGTCCTGCTCTACAGAAGTAAATTGTTGAATTCAATTCTGTTGTGTTGTTGAATTCCATATTGTAAATTCTGTGTCTTAATGCATCAGCGTTTTGATCAATTGTTCCTGACTCATAACTTCCTGTGTAAGTTAACAAGTTTGGTGATGTTGTGCTGCTTTTCACAAACTCAAAATCATCGCCGGTTAATGATTGATTTGCCATTGCTAAATCAATTGTTGCGGACATATCTAGAACAACAATTCCTGCCTGATAGTAAACTAAACCAACAGCGTCGTTGTTTGCTGCATCGGTTGCATCAGTTGATGATCCACTTCTAAGAATGCCGAACTCGCCAAGAGGAGAGTTAACGGAATTGTAAGATTCAGTTGCACCAAAATCACTAATGTAAAATAGATTGGTGAAAGGTGTAGAGTAGTCTTCATCCAAACCTAGTGTTAACTTAAATGAACCTTTTTGAATTTCATCCTTCTGTAGAAGTCTAGCAACGCTAATGAACATAGGATTCTGGATAATATCACCAGTTGCGGTTCCTGAAACTCTCAATGGTTCGATTGATGCAGTGGAATCATATCCTGCCAACATCTGAGCAAACTCACTGTAAATGTTTGCCTTATCAACACTCTGAGAGGCAACTGTCTCATTTCTAATACCTAAAGTTAGGTCCATGATGTGGTTTGCTGAGGAACTTAGGTAAGGGTAATCATAAACAGACTGAAACATGCCGTGACCATAGGTCTTAATATTTGTTCCTCTTGTAAGATCGTCAGTGTCGTAAGTACCAGAAAAAATTGTACCAGTAATTGGTAAACTTTCGTGCAACAATGTTTTAGTTGCAGTTATATCTTCCTGTGCTAGCGGTTTTCTAATTGCCATTTTTGTTTCCTTTTTCCTTTAAAATTATGCTTCTCTTACTACTCTAACTGGTACTTCTACAGTCATTCCAGTGTTATTTCCTTTTAGTCTAAACTTAGTATCAATAACTTTTGCGTCTGTACCATCTGGGAAATAACCACTCTCTGTGGTTCCAATCTGATCGTGAAGATAACTACTTCCCAAGACTAATTCGCCTGCTGCGATTGGTATTAATGTTCTTGGACCTCTTGGACCTGCAATTGGAGATGTTTCCTTCTTAGCAAGTGCTTGACTTCCGTCAGCACCCTGCTGATAGTATTCATTATCTTCTAATAGGTATGTTGCAATATTGTCGCTATCCACAAAAGAAGGAGCGGCAAAGTTTTGAGCATCAGGCGTCAAAGGAACTAAAAGTCTTTCATCTCCCTCAAATATCCAACTCTCCTCTATTAAGTCGTCGTTGTTTATTAAGTTGGTCCAACTTATTTGTGTTGTGTCTAAACCTTGGTCCAATATGATTTTGCTACCCAAAACACCAAAGTAGTTTACACCATCAATGAATCCTGCTGGTAACGGTCCATTATCTAAAAATTTCTGAGAAGCAACACTGCTTGCTAATAAAACAAAAGTGTCTGTTCCATACGCGGACGCTGCAAATGGGAATCCTGGGAATGCACCATTTGCTTCGTTGGTGTTAATCTTTGTTGTTGGCAAAAATAATATATTGTTGTTCTGTAGTGATATCAGTTCATATTTCAAAGAAGATGCAGCATTGGTCATCGCTTCAAAAACTGGTGTTCTTAAAATATTTAAATCTTGGTTGGCGGTGGAGGCGGTGGCATCGAAAAGGTTGTAGTTGATCTCGTCATCTGAAAAAGAAAACGTAACAATACTAAATTGTCCTTGTGCCTCTGCCAATAATTTTCTACCTGTGTCTGTAAGCACGGCATCTAAAATTATATCGCCACTATTATCTAAAAAACTTGCCATTTGATTTGCTCCTAATCAATATAAATAGTCATATATTTGATAAAATGTTTTTATTAATCTCCAAAATTTGGTGTGAACCCTGGTGTCGTATCAGTATTACTAAGATCCTCTGACCCTGGTGCATTAAATGCATTCTTTGTTGGCACCGGGCATTTGCCTGTTACAACTAAAGACATAGGACTAGCATTGAGAATAGTTATTTCTGAGGATTTCCAATAAAATTTATTTGCTGGCACTTGCCCTCTTTTATCCTGCCAACCCAATTTTGTACAGTCAATCAAGTCTATAAACTTTGTGAGGTCTGCTCCTGATAATTTTTCTTCAATTATTGCAAACAATGATTTTCCAGTAGATTTGTATTCTACGCGCTTACAAAAATAACAGAGCGCTTCCAGATTCTTTAATTTAGTTACGCCTGGATTTACCCCCTCTTTCGGGAGAGCAAGGGTGGGCGTGGGCGTGATTGTATCTTTCACTAATTTAAATAATTGATCTTTATTAAAGTTCTTTTGCTTTACAAGATTGTAAATATCGTCCAACCTTTTAAAGTCGGTTTTTTGTGTCTCACCCTTTAGACCACCAACACCGTCTGGCACATTTAGAACAGATTTGCAGCAAGGATTTGTCAAATTTAAACCCGCTTGAATTAAGTCATCTCCTGAAATTTTTGTCTTAACTCCCAATCCAATCGCCGCACCGAGGTCTTCCTTTTGTTTTTTGAGTTCTTTTTGATCTGCTGCTATAATTTCACCAACTTGAGCACCAATAGGTGAAATAATGCCAGTGCTAACCGCTGCTGCTGCCTCAGCATCTTTTTTCTCTTTTTCTGCTGCATAATTTACAATTGTTGGTACAATACCATTTATTATTCCAGTTGCATTAAAACCAGCAGCAATTGCCGCTTCAATTAATTTTTCATCAGAAAAGACACCGGAAATCACATCAATAATATTGGGATCTGTAAGTATGTCTCCCCATTTGGCACCAGGACCCAAATCAGCAACCTCTGGATCAACAGCAACTGACACTGCTTTTTCTGTAAATTTTGATTTATAACTTATTAAGATGTCTTCTTTCTTAACCGAATCAACACTAAGTTCTCCCGCATCGAGAGCACCTAAACTAATTTTTCTTTTATAAATTATGTTGAAGTCGACCTTTCTGCCTGTCTTTTTTGAAGTCAATCGTACTTTAAATCTTGGTCTAGTCTCTTCTATATCAGAAAAAACAGATGGTGATAGGAAACCTATCGTATCTTTTTCAATATTGGGTGCCTGCTGCAACATGGCAGGTTGAATTCTGAATTTATCTGACAGACTGATGCTCTCCATTCTTTGTCTGATCTTGCCCAACTCTACAACTTTTACTATTGGGAAAACAGTACCACCTTCATCAACTAACTCAACTTCATACACATCGCTAAAATAAGATTCAAGTCCAGTGAAGGATTCAGATTTTGATGCAAAATAATATTTAACATTTGGTTCCAAATTAAAAGACTTAGAATATGAATCCTCAAATATGTTAAGTTCACCAAACTTTTCAGTCATTTCTAACAAACTTGTTGGTTTTTCGCCTTTCTTGAAATATATGTTTATCTTCTTTATGCTTTGATCAGAAAAATAAATTCTGTCTTCAGGCACTGACTTTTCTTCTATTTTTGAATTCTTTATATAATACTCTCTAGATTGACTCCAACCTTCTGTCCACAATTTTTTAGATATTGATTTATAAATAACTTTCTTTGATTGTGAAAATTTCTGAAAAGCAAATGCTAATTTATCGTTCATACCCTTCAATGGAAATACTTCCATGTACAAAGGTACTGGTGGCAAATCAACATATGATGTGCTTAAATCTGTTTCGTCTTGCTTGTAAGAGTTAATAATATTTTTATAGTTCTGAGAAACATCAAAAACAATATCAATTTTTCGTCCAGCAACTTTTCCAGAGAGGGTATCAGTTATGACTTCCTTTGTGTCATCTATGAATACATTTTCGTATTGATAATTTACCTCAATAAAGTTCATCAATTCAAGCAATTCATATTTGTATCCTGCCCCATATTTTAGTTGGGAATCATACAAAGAGTAAAGTTTATTGCCGCCATTTAAATTAGTATCGTATACGTTTACATAAAAAGATTGAACTATTGATTGGTTTTCTCTTCTTTTTCTAACCTTTGAAGTAATAGGAAAAACGCCATTGAACGGTGCCAATTGAGAGAACCCTTTCACATATAATTCAGGATTTTTATTTGATAAAAGTTTGTAAAACTCTGTAGGACCTTCTCCCTTTTCATAACTTGACAATATTAAATTAGCAACTTTAAAATTCTTTCCATCAACCAAACTTTTATCTACTAAAACTTCACTTAATTCTAAATCACCTGCCGCTTTTAAAGTTGCCAATGTGGAAAACTCTTTTTGGGACTTAAAGAAACTTGATAATTTGGTTGTGTCTTTTTTTGCAATGTCGTTCTTAAATGCTTCGTAGATGTTGACTTCTTTTGGTATTGCAGTACTGTATTCAACGTTTAATTTATTATAGTATGGCAGTGATAGATTTTTTCTTGGGTTTGATGATAAAACACTATCATAATCAAAAATTATATTTTTTGCCTCGTCCCACTTTTTAACTTTAGTCGAACATCCAAGATTTCCAGCAGGAATATTCTTATCTAGTATGTCATCACTTCCCTCTTTATAAAAAAGTTTTAAAGAAGTTTCATCTTTCGAACCATCAATATTTTTACACTCATTTATTATTTTTGGAATTGCAAGCAACTTTTTTTGTTTTTCGCTTAGACTCTGAATGCCTTCTCCAAAAAATGGTGAACCTTGAAAGTTTATCACTGGTTCACTTACAATTAAGTTTTTAGCATTTTTTCGGATGTAGTTGTTTGTGTTTGTGAAAATATTGTCTTTTATAGCGTCTATAAATAACAAGTAGTAATAATCATAAGTCTGCACAGATTTAAATAATTTTTGCCCTGGTTTTGGTTTATCTGTTGATTCAGTTTTTAGTAACGCCTCTATAACACTCTCTTCATTTGGTATTATTGACTTCTGTTGTTCGGTGTTATTTAAATTTGGAACACCCAAGTAATATTGTACAAGGTAATAAAAAACCAAGTTTAACGGTTTTGCAGACTCTGCGTTAAAATTAATTGAAATTCTACTTTGCTGGACTCCTACATTTTTTGAACAAACTTGATTTAACCAAAACCAAAAGAATTTAATATTTTCGTTAAACAATGGAGAGAACTTTTCATCTGTAATCTTTGCCTCTTCTACTAAAAATGACAAATCTCTATTTGGGTATTTAGACTCCAAGAACTCTCTAACCTTTTTACCAAATAACTGTCGAAAAAGATTATCTATTATGATTTTTCTAAGGAGTAGATTGGTATCCTCATCTTGGTTGTAGACTTCTTTATTATTAAATATCAAAATTTCACATTCTTTTATAAATTGATTGGTAATCTTATTTATATCTTGAATTACATCATCAGGCAATGTATATCTAAAGACCATTTGGTTGGAAGTTACGTCATAATTCCAAACATAGTTGCCCATGAATGCAATAGGGTCTGATAAGTAATTTTTTAAATCATCTGGTGATTTTAACAAACTCACATCAAATAAACTAGGATTTTTAATTACTTTCTTTGGTCCAGGTTTCAAATCTTTTGCAACTATTTCAGGTGTTAAAGTGATATCTGGAGTTGTTATGTCTCCAGGGGCAGTTGCCTCTGCAATGTCTGTATCAAGTTGATCATCACCAGTGGGTCCGATTGCATTTGGTGGGGGACCTTCTGGTGGCGTTTCTCCTGTTATCTGACCACTACCGTCAGCACCACCGCCAAGAATGCCTTCATCTACTGGTACAAACGCAGAAAAGTCTCCTTCTACTGGAAGGTCGCCCACAGGAAAACTTGAAGGTGCCTCTCCTGGCGCAGATCCTTCTGCTGATGGAAATTCATTTAATGGTCCAGATTGTCCAGACTGATCCCCGCCTCCCGAAAAATCTTGACCGGGACCGGCAGAATCGCCTTCGCTTGCGCCGTATAAATCGTTACCTGCTTTTTCAAAATCAGCCATGTTTTATCCTAAATTATTCACCAAGTAAAAATAAGAATCATAATACTCGTTATAATTATTAATTCTAAGTAAAAGTTTCTGACCTATTTCCAAAGTTGGTAAAGTATTTTCATCAACTTTTTTAAATATTAAACCGGCAGCAGTATCGTTTACTGAATCTAAATAATAGATATCTTGCTTTAGATTTTTTGTAATGCTTAACACCAACTCTTTCTTGTCCATTGGTAAGTTGACGCTTTCGTCTGCTTTCAACTCTTGTGTGCCACACTCTGTCTTATTTTTTAAACCGCTATTAACTATTTGCTCATCTTTTTTATATGAAAGTAAAAATTCTTTTATAGGTCTTATATCTTCTACTTTCGAAAAAGTTTTATTCTCAATGACTTTAACGTTCTTGGAATTTAAATCAAAATCTAAAGCGCTTTTTGTTTTAAAAAATTGCCCACTATCAAAACTTATAAATGAGTTATCTTTATAATCCTTAAAACTTATTTTTCCTTTAAAATTATTCTCTATGGTAGGACTAAGGAAGTTGGCAATAAAAAACTTTGGCGAAAAGTATTGTGATGCTGCATTCTCATTTGCATTTCTTTTTTCAGATGCAATATCTATTTTTAAAGTTATTTCGTCTTCCAAAAGCAAAACTAGTTTCTTTAACTGCTCTATTGAGAGATTATTTATGTTTAGTCTATACCTCATTAGGTATCTTGGAATCTTTTTACCGTAAACCTCATCAATAAAAGTTTTTAAAGTTTCTGGATCTATTTGCTTTTTATTCTTTTGTAAATTAACAAGTTTATTCTTAGCAATTCTTATACTAACATCATTAACAAACAATTTGATTGAACCTTGATAATTTGATACAGAATCGTGAAACTTTTGTTTAAAGTTATAAAACCGCATATAATTTGAATTTTTTACGATAAGATTCTCTACTGGTAGAATCTCATCTACATTAATATCTCTGTTATTGGCAATTGAATAACCATTTTTAGAGTTATCGTACTTTCTAAACTTAAATTTGATTTTGTATAAAAACTCATCAAAAATTTTCAAATCTGCTTCTTTTATTAAATTTGGGAAAGCGGCATATTTTTCTGCGACTGCTTTCCTATCAACACAGAACAACCCACTTAAATCTTTATCCTTAGAGTAGGAAAATAAAAGATTGGAGACTAACGTATTCTTTTTTAGTTCTTTAAAGAAGAAATCATTACCTTTCTTAACTTTAATTTTTTGCTTAACTATTTTCTTAGTTGCTATTTGAACATCTTCTAAACTAAATGAAAGTAAAAATATCTCTGACAATCTCTTTGGTTCGTTAACAAAGACTACTAAAACTCTTCCTGTACTGTCACTACCATAGTCTAACTCTATCTTATTTAAATCTTTTAAAACGTAATCTCTTGAATTGTCTTTCTCATTAAACAATATATCAAATGTTTCGTCACCTAAATTAAATGGAAAATTTTCTTCTTTTAATTTTGCAATACTTTTTGAACTCAAGTTTACAATTCTAAATGAGTCATAGTCAGCAGAAAAATCCTTATCAACCTTTAAATCAAAGATGATTTTTTGACCACTTAATAAAAAATTTTGTGCTAAAACCGCAGATAAATCAGGATCAGACCCAAAAGGATATAATTTCTGACCTGGGATTTGACTTTCTATGAGTGAATCTTTTGTTAAAATTGCCATATTAGATAACCTCTTTAAACGTCCTCGCACTCATCATCTGGTCCTTCAACTTCAACTTTTTCATTAACAAATGTAAAACCTTCTCTTGCTGGTTCTACTGCACCATCAGTTGAAATGTCAAAATACCATTGCACAGAGGTCTCATCTATGTCCTCTGAATCAAAGTAAAGTTTTTCTAACTCTATTTTTTGAAATTCATTAGAATATTTGTATTCATAAACTTCCAAGGTAAACATTTCTTTTTCTTTTAAAACGTTATCCTCTTCGACTGTCATCGTAAAATCGTTAAACCCCTTTTTGAAAAGCATAAATGCGTCAAATTCATCCTCCTTCAATAAGTCGTTAATTGTAATAAATGGATTTTCGTCCACAGCAGCATAGAAATCTTTATTCTTTTTTGTATTATTTTTATCAAATAAAATAAAGATGTTGTAGTTATAATCACATACTAAATCTAACTGCGGTATTTTCTCATAAGAAGGGTTAACAGTTCCCTCTCTTCGCGCCTCTAGTGAAGTATATTCAATCTCACCAGATCCAGTGAAGATTGTTCCGTCTATTGCTTTTAAATCCCAAGCGGGTTTTAAATTTGAATAAGGTATGAAAGTTCCCAAACTCTCTATTAACTTATTTTCTATTGATTTTGTGCCTTTAGATGAGATTGCTCCCTGTTTAGCAGTTGGGTATCTTAAAGATATATTTTCTTTAATTCTTTTTTTTATTTCATTCTGCTCTTCGTATGAACCTGAGATATAGTTGTACTTATCATACAATACGTCTTCATCTAAAAATTCATAGTGTGTTGGAGCAAACTTTCCTTGAGAGAGTTTTTCTCGCCCAACCCTAGTCAGTTTCAACTCAACTACTTCCTCTTTTTTATTAAAAAACGTCATTCAATACTCTCTCTATCAGTAATTAGTTTCTGGGGCATTTCTGCGCTAACTCATTGAATCTAAGTTGCTGTTCTCTGGGAAGTGCTGCAAAACCCACATCACTGACGAGTATTTGTAGTGCGTCATACTCAGATTTATCATCTTCTGTACAAGTAGGTACTGAAATTGATGTCTGCGCTAGTTGTGGATCTCCTGTCGTAATTGTTCCTGATTCGTTTACAGTGCTTGTGGTTACTGTCACATCACCCCTGTCAACACTAGGTATAAATGTCTCAACTGTTGGTGTTCCTGCTGTTAACGATGCTTGCAAACTTGGAACAAAGGGTTCTATTGTTGGTTCAGGCGCTGTGGAAGTTGTCTGGATAGTAGGTACAAAAGGATCTATTGTACTTGGTACACTTTCCGCTTCTCTCTGGATCGTCTGAACCTCTCTATCCACTGTCTCCGCTATTCTCTGAACTTCTCTATCTGCTGTAGTTTCTTGTTGAGTTGTTGAAGTTCTCACTTGAACTGGTTGTCCAATGCCAGCAGACCTTACAATTGCCTCTTCGGGTCTGACGTATCCACCTCCAGAAATTTCTTTTATTCTACTTGGAGCATCATTTAATACTTCAAACTCAACATCCATTTTTCCAAGTTCTACCAAACTGAATTGATCGTATGGGTAATTGAAAGAGAATCTATCTACGCCCAACCTCTTGTAAGTTGGGGAGTCTGTTTTATCCTGCAACATTCTGTAATAATCGTATGCTGCTCTTTTCTTGACTTTAAAAATCTTCCACTTAATGTCGTTAGGTATGCCTGTCAACTTGTTGTATCTAAAGATTGTTGGTGATAATAACTCGCCATCAACAATTGGGTGCTCTAAAACTACCTTCTGCTTCTCTGCTGATGTCGCGATTGATGGCATTACACCTTGCCAAATATTTGCAAGATCTTGTCTACTCAATTCACTATTGAATTCAAAAAAGTAAATAGAGAAAGGTGGTCTTGCAGGTAAAAAGTCTTCCTTACTATTCAAAGCAGAGTTTTTACTGTCACGGATGTGGACAAAATCGTATGGTGGGGGTAAAACATACTTGTCCATCTTTCTGATCATATCTGAAATTGAATCAACTGTTACTGAATTTCTTCTTACCAATGAATATCTGTTTTCAAAAATGTTCATTGGAATTTCAAAGAATTTTTCTTCACCAGTGTCGCAGTCAACATAGTAAGGAATTGCACAAATTGCTTCCTCTACAACCTTCTTTGGTTTTATTTTACCAAACGCAATAGACTTTTTGTCAAAACCAACCGCTTCTGCCAAGGACCCAGTTGCTGTACTATTAATATATTCTGAATCGTCAACCCTAACATTCAATCTTTTTCTTGCATTAGAACCTGCTAATTCTCCATACTGGTGCCACATGCCTTTAACAGCAGTTTCAGAACCATCTGTTTCTGCGGTAGCATCAGCAAAGTTCAGAACTGGACACTCCCACTTACTTCTAATTATCCATCTGTTTTCTTCGCCCTGAACAAACATGTCCAAACTTGCAGATAGAGTCATAAATGTGGTATCTGCTGGTGACACACCGTCTCTTTCTACTAAGAAGTTTGTATGTTCTATTGTAGAGTTAGCAACAATATCTTGCAATGAGAAAGATGTTTTACCCAACCTTCCATCAGTAGAAAGAAGGTTTGTTGGATCAAAAACAATTTTTGCTCTTGTATATCCAGAACGATTTGCACCCGTATTTGTTAAGAACTCACAATATTCAGCGGGAATGACACCAGAAGAGTTCCAATAATATCCAGGTGGGGCATGGTTGTTGTATGGGAAAGGTCCAAATGCATCTCCACCACCGTACATTAAGAAATCGACTGGATCTTCAATATAAATGTCCATAGCAAACTTCTTAACGCCATCAGTGCTAGAAGATAAAGGTCCTTCAAACTGCCAAGTAGCAGCAGGTGCAGATCTAAATGAAGCAAGGTCTTCTAAGAAGAAGTCTGGAACCTCTGCAAAGAAGTTGTGTGACATCATCTCGTAAACCCCGTCTGTTTTATTGACTGACGCGGTGCTTTGTAGTTCTGCTGTTCCACTATTTGCTATGTGATAAACTAATTCAACATACTCGCTAGGACTTAAAATTGATTCAAATGGTGCTGCTGCATCAAACCTTTCTTCAACTCCAGCAATTGGATCCGCAGTGCCAGTAGACTTATAAGGAAATTCTACTGCAAAACCTGATTTAATGGAGTTGAGACCAACTCCTGGTGCCCAAAATGGCAACAATGCAGTTGACCATGTTTCTTCACCACCGCCGCCGGTTGGGTTGGTATAGTTTGTTGCTCCAATGGTAATTGTAGAGTCTTTATAAGAAGACGAGAACTGTTGTGCTAGTTCCACAACTCTCTGTTGTGGATAAAATCCAGTTCTTGGCAACAATTTCTTTGTTGCGTCAAAACTTAACCTGATTGCTGTTGGTTCGCCATAAAACTCTTTTAACTCTTTCAAGTAATCTATTTTTTCGGTCTTTAAAAATCTTTCAGCAAAATGATTACCATGCAAATCCTCACTACCAGTTAGTGTGTATCCGTAGATATCCTCATTTAAGAAGTTGCCCTGATACTCGTTTACAACTGTATCTATGTAATCAGATATAGTAAACTCTGGAACTATGGTCTCGTCTTGACCAATCAATCTCGTATCTGCTGAAAAGTCTTCATAAGTTGTGTAGAAGGCACCAGTACCTGCTTGAGATTGAACTAAGTTTTTAGGTCTACACTCACCCAAGTTGAATGCATATCTTGCATTTACCTCGCCAAATGCTACAGTGCCAACACCAGTAGATCCAGTGTTTCTCATTAATTCACCGGACTTCTCTTCCTCTCCTGATCCAGATGGACTAACGTCCATTGACCATTCTGAACCACTAATTGTGTATCCCTGAGAGTTGACAAAAGAATTATCAATTCTGTTTTCAATGTCATCACTTACCCAGAAAGACAAGTAGTTTATTCGATTTCTTGATTCATTCTTGTATTGGTTTTCATTTTTTGGGTAATTTACTTCTTTGTATCTTACAATCTTATATTTTTGACTAAACTTGTAAAAGTCAGTATCTAAGATGTCATTTCTTGGTACGTTAAATTCAAAATTGTAATTCACGTTCTCATTTGCTGATGAGATATAGGTTGTTGCAAAGTAATTTAAATCATTACCAAACTCGTACTTTATTGTACCAGTTGTATCATCTATGTATTGAACAACTGGTTTGTATTTGTTTGTGACTGGAGTCTGATTAATAGTATACTTTTCACCGTTCTTCAACACTTTGGTGTTGCCAAGAATGTATTTGTCTCTATTGCTGACGTATATATTCTCTTTTCTTAACTTTCTAGCAACCCTGTGATCAGCAGTTCTAATTTGTTTGAATGTTGGATATTGATATGGACCATTTTCTGACAATAAGAATGCATTCAAAACTAATGGTGATGTTGATGAGTCAAATGTTGCTCTTGATAAATAATTACCTTCAGTTGTTGATGAAGTGGTAAAGAGATTATTGTCGGTATCTACATCACCTACAATTATAAAGTTTACTCCATTAAATGGCACTGATTCATTGTTGCTATTAATTTCAAACTGAGCGTGACTCTTATCTATGTTTCTTATGTTTTCGGAAAATCTGAAACCATAAACTGGTGAGTAATCACTAGAAGTTATGTTGTAATCAAAGTCGCTTTCGTTGCCACCGAGATTATTTATTCCGCTTGCAGTTAAGAGTCCAGAATCAGAAGTTAGTGTTGCTTCATTGGGATAACCTGTTTTTCTCGCAATCCAAGAACTTGCTACCCAAGCGTATTGAACATCTGTTCTTGGGATTGAGTAATTAACGTAAGAGTTATCAAATACTGGTTCAACTGTTGTCAATGAAGAGGATACAGTGTACACACCATTTCTTTGAGGTTTGTAAAAAGATGCTGTTGGTTGTAAAAGAACTGAATCATAACCACCTGTCAATGTGTGTCTTGTCAACAACTTATTGTTTTCAATTCTAACTACTAAGTTTCTATAGTTGAGATTGTTATAAACTGAATATTCTGCTGCCTCAACATCCAAGAAAGAGAATGAACTAACTTCTGGACCGCCTGGAGCACTAAACCTGTTTACAATTACAAAGGTGTTACTTCCTGTTGTATCTCTGTTTAAAACAGTGAAATCTTTGTAGATGAAGACTCCTGCTTCGTCATATCCAATATCACTTACACTGTTTACTGTTCCAGTGTATCCATTGGACTTTACATAATATCTGTTATTTTCTTTTCTACCTGCTGTTTGCACTATCTGGTAATCGTGAAAATAGTTTGACCCACTTATATTTTTTATTACCACTGGTCTTTGTGCCACTTCTTCTCTTAAAAGGGCACCATATGGTCGCGCTGAATTGTATACTGGACTACCGCCTGAATTGTAATATCTTGGACTTAAAACTCTTAGGTTTGTAGAGTTTATTGGCATGAAGGTATAACCTTCTTTTCTCAGGTGTGAAGATGTTAAAAGTGGCGCATTGTGTCGATACATCCACCCACCAGCATGATCCTTGGTAAATGGTCCCTGTAGCGATCCACCATCTACAACGTAATCTTGGTGAGATGAAACAATATCAATCTCGTGACCTTCTGTAAATAATTCTTCTTGCCAAGCATTCACCGCAGTTGATGCACTGATTATGTTAAACGGCAAATAATTTTGACCATTCAAATTCTGTGAATTTGATAGATTTGTTATTTTTGTTGGTGGCATTCTATGCCCACCAAAAGTTCGATCTAAAGAGTCAACATAGTCATAGTAAGGTTGATCATCACGGTTCAGAACGGTTTTAAGGACTTCAATATCTAATCCATCTTTAGTTTCGTCATTAGTACCATTGAAAGAACTAGCAAAGTAAGACTTTTTATTTTCGCCACCATATGTTGTATTTTGTGATATTGGTTTACTAGCATTTGCTCTAAATGTGTAAACGGGTTGTCTAGAACCAGTTAAAACCTGATAATTGTTATATTGTTGCTGAACTCTTGCAGCATCAACAGATTCAACACCAGTTGATAAAAGACCGCCTGGGTTTCTTTCTGCTTTATTTAAGAACCATAACTGCTTTGTACCCTGATCGAGAGGTGATCCAAAAAAGGTTCCTGGCAATGGCGATGATAAGTCTTTAGAACTAACAATTTGAGATGGTGAATCTTTAGTCTGCGCTGTTGGCGTACTAAGTTCAGCACTTGTAGCAAAACTTGTTTTGTCCTTAAACGTTTTGTTTCCAGGTTGTAATCCTTGTTTATATTTTGGAGATGTATTTCCTATAATTTCTGAGTCAACATAGTTTGTCATTGAAGACACAGATTTAATTGTGCTGACAAGAGGAGCACCTGAAGGTGGATTAATCTGTATACTTGTCACACCTTCATTAGTTGGCAATAGAACGTTGCTATTATTGTTTAAATTGGCGTTAAATGGAATAGTGTATTCCAAAACTGATAAGTATTTTCTTATATATTTACTTCTTTCTAGTATGTGACTTTCAACTATGTTTCTAACTTGGTCTGATGTTTTTGCAGAAGCAGGTATTAAGTTGCTAATAACACTGTCTAATGCACCATCCATCCATTTGTAAAGATTTACAAACTTTTCTAAATCAGGTTCATTTGTTACGTTTTCAAAAAACAATTGTCTTAGTTTTTCTAAGTTTTTGTAGTTTGGTCGATATGCATTTTCAGGTGCTCCAATAAGACTATTAAAGTCGTTAATAGAAGCAAAGAATCCAAGAATGTCATGTGATATTGAATCATATAAACTTGTCTCAACTGCAAAATAGTATTTGCTTGGACGACTATCCTTTTTAAAGATACTGTCATCCCCTTGCCTAATCTCAATTAAATCAGAACTATATAAGTTTTCTGGCAACTGTTGTTCTGCTGTATCAACAAATAGAAAATCTACAACGTCTGTTGAGTTAGTAGAAAATTCTGAACCTTGTCCGCTGTAGTTTGGACCAACATATCTAGAGTATTCTCCACCTGCAAACCTTGAATCGAGTTCATAACTTGATCCAGATGTGGTATCTTGAATTAAGAACTTGCCGCTTGAGTCAGAACCTGTAATATTTTCAAAATTCCAGTGAAGTGCCAAAGTGCTAATTCTTGGAACATAACTTTCTGACTCTCCATTTTCAAATATGAATGAATTTTGATATGGATACTCTCTACCGTAATTTGTAACGTCTTTTGCATGGTTTCTAAGTTCTTGATCTTCAAGGTAATCAAACCAAACGCGTGATGATACCAACCTTGTATTTGATTTATAGTTTAGAGACCCTGTAATGTTCTCCCTATCTGCTCCAACATACAATCTCTTGTTGGACCCTGTTATAAATTGTCCTATGTCGTCGTTTAAATTCACCTCTGCCGAAGCAGTAAATTCATGTAATTTATACCCTGAAACATAATTTACACCGTAAAATTCTAAATCGAATACATCTGATGCTGTTACATGTTGAGCAAAAGGATATTCTCTTGGTTTTGTTCTAACAGCGAAAGTCCAATTGGTGTTGTCATAAACATCCTCGTAGAATGAAGATGTTAATTCAGTAACAGTTCCAATATTGGTCTCTAAGACAAATTGTGTTTTATTGTTTGTATTTGTCTCTGCATATACCTTAAAGTTCAAATCGCCCGTTGGGATAGTTGTGCTTGTAGTGTCACTACTGGCGCTGTGTACACCGAACAATGAAACTTTTGATAATTTGTCCAAATAATTGTCAGGAAAATCTACAAACTTAGGAAATTGAAACTGGTTTTCAAAAGTCAATGGAATATAAACGTTTGATGAGGATGGGATGTATCCACTATCACCTGTCTCATCGGTGCTTTTAGATGGATCTGCGAATGTGTAGATTACTGATGATCTACTATTTCCATCGTTGTAACCGGACAAATCAATAATGTTTCTTTTTGCTTGTGACGCTACATAGTTCTCTTTTAATTCATATTCTTGACCATCTGCATACATGTTCAAACGAACAAGTTCATTGTCAACTCCAAAGCAGCGGAACAAGTTTCTAAATGACTTCTCTGTACCTTTAGATTTATTAATGTAATTTAAGTTGTTAAATATGTTTTGAAAAATTAAGTTTTTTAGATTATATAATTTTTCTTCATAAACTCTTTTCTCGTCTTTAAAGTATATTTCTTCAATAACGCCTGGGTCAATAAACACATCTGGGATGTCAAATCCATAAGAAATCAGATTTCTTTTTGAGAATGGATTTGGTTTGGCATTTGACCCACTAACATAAGATCCATCTTGTAGTTGTGAAATCGCCGTAATTTGCGCGTGAAGCGTGTCTAGGTAACTAGACATAATCTGCATCATCTTACGAATTAGAAGACCGTTGGCGGCATCGTCGTCGCTTATCCACTGTGGTAGCATGTCGTACATGCTGCCAATGTTTTCAGCGTCATACAATGAACCAGAAGTTATTTTATCTGCTTTGTATGTAACAACATCTGGGTGAGTTGAATATATAATTGGTTCACCAACTTCTCTAGTGGTACCTGATTCAATTATTGCAGATCCCGAAGTTCTTGAGGTGGTATTGTATCCAACCCAGACTCCATCTGTTAAACGCCCAGAATAATCCAATACAACACTATCAACATTAGAATCACCTGTGTTGCTCTCATTAAACTTATAATATAGCGATAATCCTAATGGATTGTTGTCATTAACTTTTGTTGTGTCGGTATTGCCGCCGCCGCCGACATCAAAAAAGTAATTTACGCCAATTTCTTTGGCGTTTCTTGCGGTTTTCCAAAGACGAACTTCGTCAATAGAACCAAGAAGCGAACCGTCCCCCAAATATGTATAGTGAGATGAGGCGGCGACTGTGGCATCAAGAGTACCCGTCAAATTGAATTGTGGACTTGGATGCGTGTAAAACTTCTTTTCCCTAAATCGACCGTCAACGTAAAACTCTCCAACATATCCAGTTGAACTGGTAGAGAAGGCAAACGCATAATGGTGCCAGTTGCCATCTGCCAAACCAAGACCATTGGATTGTGAAATGCCGGTGTCAAATTCGTATACGAACTCTGGTTCATAAGAAGTTGTCTTTGAAAAAGTTGCATATAATTTCTCTTTACCCGATCCAGTTACATCAGTTGTAATTTGAAATAGGTCAGTTGCGGTTCTCTCGTTACTAATAGAGAAAATAACCTCATTCTGTGTTTCACTAGGATCAGGAAAAAATTCCTTTTTCATCCAAAATTCTACCGTTACTCCTTCAGAAAAGTTAAGTTCAATACTGCCAACCTGACTTGAAGTAGAATTATATACAAGATTTTTAGAGTAGTTGTCTGTTATAACGTAATGATCTGTTACGTTCTGACCAAAAGTAAAAGTTATGTCGCCTACTGTGAATGGAGTTCCAAGAACAGCAGAGTAACTTTCATCTCCAAAGTTTGCATAACCAACAAACCTTGGATAGTTTTTATCAAACTCGTGTTTTTGAATTGCAACCAATCCATTTCGATAATTTAATTTTTCTGCGAGAGATCCATCATATGGATATGATTGAACAACGCTATCAACTAAATCAACATAGTAATCTTTTGCAGATCCGTATTTTACAAAATTTTTGGGATCTTCAAAGTCCAACTCAGGTAAAAAGTTTAACTTATCTATTGTATGTTCTTTTACATAATCTTCAGATTCAATATCATCTCTGATATCTGCGATTGTTGATTTTTCTTGTCCGCGAACTTTTACTTCTTGTGACTTCTGCTTGTTAAAAAAACTTTTTGTACCCATGTCTTTATAATTATTTTGCTATTAGATTTTTATTAACCCGGTAGGTCGTTTTCGTCAATTACTCTAAATTTAAATTTATCTTTTAGTTCATAGTAATTACCTGCGTCATTAATTAAAAAACTAATTTGATATGAAAAATCTGGTTCGAAGACGCTCATATCCAAATCAAAATAATTTCCAGCAGAATCATAAGAAAGTTGTGAATAACTTGCATTTCCAGACCCAGTGCCGTAATCAATTACTACCTGCTCATCAACAAATCTTTGAACCTTGTAATACATTTTCTCTACAATTGTTGGTTCAACTGCTGTTGATGCAATAGTATAAACAGTTGCTTCAAAGTTTTTGTTTTGTACAAACACTCTAAAGTGAGCAACGTCAGATGATCCATATTCAGACTGTAGGTTCGTAATACTTGTTTTATAAGAATTTATAGGGTAGGGTGTTTGTGTCTCAAAAGTATTCACTGTAACTGCTGATGCAGTTAAGTATTCTGTTGATCCGCTGTGCCAAACTGGATATATTTCAGTTATACCTGAACTTGTGTAGGCAAACTCTGCTGAATAAATACCTGTTGAAACATAACTACCCGTAATGTTTCTATCCCCATTGGCAACAACACCGCCGCCAACAGGAAGTCCTATCTTTGATGTATCTAAAACAGAATTAGAACCAGAGTAAACACTCAATAAAATATCTCCAGTTCCAACTCCTGGTATATTTTGCAACTGACCTCTAACATAGTTGTAAAGGTATAGTTTATTTAAGTTATCTGCTGCTGGAACTCTAGATGAACTCAAATAGAAATTAGCAGCATCATCGCCTCTGTTGTCGTTCCACCTTGCTTCAATAACGGGTCGCTTCAAAAAGTATTGACTATCTCTTGCAAAGAATTTCTTTGTGTAGTATGAAGTTGCTGCCTCTTCTAAAGATGATGTTAAAAATACGCCAAATCCATAACTAGCAGTATTGTTATTTAACCACTCTTCAACTTGATGAGTTACATCAACCTGTAAATCTTCGATACCTGTGGGGAATACTTGTGTTGAAACGGTATCCAATGTTCCAGTAAGGTAATCACCACCTTGAATGGTCCATGTAGTAGTGGAACTTGCATCAATCCAGTTTGAAGCGCCAGGATCAGAGTAATCATCCATATCAAGACCAATTCCTTCTGTCCATGACTGTGAGATTGCTGCGACTGTAAGAGTATAGTTTGTTGGGGTGGTTGAAGAATGTTCAGCATTAAACATTCTTAAGTAAAAATCAACAGATCCAGAATCTGGGATATTGCCACTGTCTCTTGATGCTGACAAAGCGTTGATGTCAAACTCAATTAAAACTCTTGATAACTCACTAGAAGCGGTGTTTGCTTGTGCATATATACTAAAAACTTCTAGAATATCTGATTCACCCATGTTTGAACCAGTACCACGAGTAGTAAGGTTCGCTTTAAACGCGTTAGTGATGGTATTATCTTTTGTTGCTTTAAATCTTCTGATTGCCATTAGACTACCACTCCAATAATATTTTCATCTGGTGATTTTAATTCCATAATTGCATTTTCTGGTACAATGATAAATCTGCCATCGTCAGTTGTTGCACCGTTGATATCAAAAGCAAATGGACTATAATTTTCACCAAATCTTTGTTTAATTTGCACATCTTGAGTGTCAATAACAGAATCAAGATCATTTAATACTTTATAGATGTCAGAAATGTAAAATGGTTGCCCAAACAAAGATTGAGTTGCCAACAACTGCTTTATTGCGTCATTACACTGGTTTAAAACTTCTGACTGTGAGTAATCTAATGCGCCCAAAACTTTGTATTCTACAAAATAATTTACCACATACCCATCTAAAATATCGATTGTGTCATTAATCATTTTATATTGATTCAACCAAACCTTCAAATTCTCTTTGACTGTTGATGGTGTTGTTGTTAGATTTCCATCTATATCCTCAGATATGACGTACAAGTTTAAGTTTCTTTTAAATGAATCCTTGTCCTGAACGATATTTGCTCTTTTAATAGCGCCAAACTTTGCTGGCATTCGATATATTAAACTAATGTAATCTTGTTGAGTCACTGCTCTATTCTGCAAAGAATAGGCGTTTAATGCTCTGATTCTAATTTCTTCCTGGGTAACATCTGCGACATTCCCCAATATTGCTTCTTCGTTATCAACATCAAGTGATGATCTGATAAAAGAAAGATTCTCAGAAGAGGGAGGACTATCAGTGTTAAAAGATAATTGTGGTTCATCAACAGAATCTACAGAATTTACTGGCACATTAACAGAATCACCATTGTTGCGTCTAAAAGTTACACTTAATCCACCAACAGGTGGTACGACACCAAACTTATCATTTTCCAATAAAACATTTGGATCAAAACTATCGTCTGAATAATATGTTCTGGCATACCTCTGCAATGAAGTTCTAGATGGATCAGGGTAATCATCTTCTTTTATGCTGTCTTCTGAACCATATCCAAACTGTAAGGAGGTTTTACCGTTCTCATCAACGTCAACTATGAATCTTCTAGATGACAATTTCTCTCTTAAAATATATGGGGCATCTTCGCCGCCTTCAATATTTGGATTTCTTATTGGTTGTAGAATTACATTGTGAGAAAGATAGGGAACCTCATAATACTCATTACCCTCTTTATCCACTACAGAAATAATTTCAGTTATCTCATCTGCATCCAAAGTTAATTTTAAAAACTTTTCGTATTGGGTGACTTCCAATATCTCAGTCTCTATAATACCAGATAAAACATCGCCGTAAGACTTATAGGCATATATTGTTGGAACTCCTTCAACTTCTGCTGCAACAACAATTTCTGTATCTGTTTTTGTGAAGTCTACATCTGATGTAAGTGTAAATGATGTTCCGGTGTTACTTGAAAGAGTTGTTCCCTCTTTAAGAGTAGGAATTAAATCGAAATTTTGTGTTCCATCAGTATTGGCAGGGACCTGAACATAAAAGGCGCATTTGCCTGCTGATGAAAAAGAAGCAGGGTTTTTATATCCAAATTGCTTTGCTAACTTTAAAAGATTCTGAGTTTCTATTGCGCTATCAATAAAAGATTCGTTTGATTGATAATCGATATAAAACGAAAGCATGTCACCTATGTAGGCAACTGTGTCAAGCATTAAAGAACCAAAAGACGCCTGATTAAAATCCTTGTATGTATCAGGATAATAAGTTTTTGCATATGTCACCAACTGTTGCTTTATTTCTTCAAAGTTTTTGCTGGCATATTTTACTGGTTTTACTTTTTTATTTGGCATCTCTTTCCCTACTCAAAATTATTTTTAACGTCAAGTTCCAAAGTATCAGAAACTGCAATGTTTGGTATGTAATATTCAACTCTCAAATAAGCAGTGTTTTCCTCTATTCTAGTAATTACATTTAAAATATTTATAAATGGTAGATATCTATCCACCTGTGTAAATAGTCTTTCCTTCAACCCCTCAATCATTTGTTGGTTGTAATTCTCAAACAATAAAGAACTAAACCCAACGCCAAAATCAGTATTCATAATTCTTTCACCAGGAATTGTAAAAATTAAATTTTTTAAATTCTGTCTTGCATTTTCTTGCAAATCTTTTGTTAAAAGATATGGTCCGTCGACCTTTGTGTATGCAAGTGGAAGTTTTGCTGATATACCTACTGGCATTTTTTACTCTCCGTCTATTACACTAATTAGGTTCTGATCTATAATATCATTCGTATTATTCACCGCGTTCCTCAAGGCAATGTTTCTGTAGAACTTTTTACTGTCTGCAACATCTGCAATATTTGAAAAATCACCTTTGTCAACATTCTGCTCTTCAAAAGGTTTTTTACACTTTGATGCCGCAGCAGATCCTTGTGCAATTGTTGATCCTTTAACATTTCCTTCTTTTTTACTCCATCCGAATTGTTTACAATTTAAGGCATCATAAACAAATAAAAGTGTAGTACCACTCAACTCGCTCTCAATCTCTGCAAGAATGGATCTTGGACCTTTAAACTCTTTCTTCCTTTTACAAACATAACACTTTTCCGCTTGACTCATGTTTTTAACTGTATCTTTAATTGCCTTCTCATCAGTTCCAAACCCCGCACATGCCTTTATAATTCTTGCCAGTTTCTTATCTAATTCTGTAGTAGACGCCGAAAATGAAACAAGCGCCCTGCTTGGTTCTAGTTCAAGCGGGTCTTGCGATCCTTCAACGCTTGGTTGCAATGGCATTTTATCCGCAAAAGCACAACAAGGTCCTGAATCTTGACCTACGTCATTTTGAAATTTAAAAAACTTAAATACTGAAAAATTAGAACCGTTTAATAGCGTTCTAAGTTGCAAATCATATTCGCTCTCATCTAGTGCTATTTTTTGAGAACTTTCAGTAGGTGTTTTTAAATAATCTAAAAAGTCTTTTATAACAGTGCGCTGATCTACAGAAAGTGCAGTAATATCTAAACTAATTTGCAACTTAAATTTATATAATTGTTGAAAAAATAGTTCTCTAAGAGGTGTTATGCTCACGCTAGGGTCAGGCGGTGTTATTGTTGCAACTCTGCCATTCTGTTTTAAGTAATCTGCTGCAAATTCATAATAAGGCAGCGTGCTCTCACTTATGGTACCAAAATCAAAACTTGTATCTTCAGGGTATAAAACTTTTGTATTGTTTCTGTAAAGATCATAAGTTTTCTGTGCGCCCTCTTCTACAGTTATTAAGTTATCGCCTTTGTAAAAAAAATCTCTATTTTCAACATATAAAAGAATTCTTGGACCATAGTAAAAGAGAAAATAATTTCTCATTCTTTCACCAATCAAGTATTCTAATGCTGCTATTGTATACTGTTTAAAACCTATCATCTATATCAACGCCTTTAGTTATAAGTATTCTGCCTTCAGAAGCAAAAAGTCTTCCATGTCAGAATTAGTCTCTTCTATTTTTATATCGAGATCTTCGGATAAAGCATTTAGTTTGTTCTTTATTTGCTGACTAGAAAATCTAGAATATCCATTATATTTAAAATCTGATTTTGGTGACAAACCAATATTTGTTATGCCGTTATTACCAGTAAAATCATCTGATGAAATCAATTTTTGCTGACCTTGTAACTCCTTAAGCGCATAAACGCGAGCGAATGGGAATGTTTCAAGATAATACTTGTCTCTAATTTTAAAAACTACATCTCTTATAGTTGTTCTTTCAAAATCTGTGGTTTGACTTACATTATCATATGAAACGATTAAAATCTCATTAAAGTTTAGAATAAAATCACTGTATTTTTTAATATATGACTGTGATTGTATGTTATCTCTCTGTTTCGCTGCCTCTGCTGGGTCATCGGTTGTGCCTTCAAGTCCAATAACTGGATTATAAGTTTTATTTAATTTTGCAATATTATCAAAAAGTTCTTTTAAATTATCAGAAATAAAGTTTGAAACACCTGACTCATTTAACAGATCATTTGCTGAAATATTTGCGGTTGGATCTGCAAATAGAGAACATATGTCACTTATACCTTGTACTGTATCTGGATTAATTTCACAAGGATCTGGATCACAAATACCAGTTTTTGATGAATTGGCAAAACTTAACATGTTTATTACGCTACCAACAAAAGAGAAGAACCCTAAAACTTTATTTTCACTATCTAAATCAAAAACTTTTATAGTTTCAGGGATTTTTTGAACCTTCTCAACAACTCCACAGTCAAGTTTACCCAATAATAAAAATAAAAATTGTTCTTGTGTAATTGAGTCATCTGATTGAACATTAATAATGTAATTTTTTATTTGTTCTTTTGAGATGTCATCAGGATTTGGTATGTTTTTATTAACAAATGATTTTATTTCAGTCAATACAGCATCATTTAAGAACTGACCAACTGGTACCTTCTTTAAAGGTTGACTCTCTGATTCTGTTACTGGGAAGAGTGACTCTAAAACATTTTGATTTGATTCTTGCACCGCTTCTGCTAATTTTTGTATTAGCGGTGTTATAGCAGTACACAAACCAAAACAGATGCCCTCTAAAATTAAATTTATTAGAATGTCATACAGGTCTGGAATATTAATATATGGCAGTGTCGGCAATGTAGGAATTTGTACTTGTGGTATTGAGAAGTCTAAGTTCTTAACCTTTTTAGTTAACCCTGGGACATTTTTACATGCACCCACAGTTTCTATCTCTTCGACAGTTATTAAACTATTTTCAACAAGTTTTTTTAGTAAAAGAAGTAAATAAAACTCAACTGGTATGATGCTTAAAATTTTGGTGTATTGTTCTGACACGCACGCTGGGAACCTGGACGGTCCTGTGAGTTTGGCAATAACTTTTAAAACTAAAGCAGTTACTTCTGCTGCGCTAGGATCGTCACCAAGAGATTCAATATCTTCTCTGAAAGGGTTACAACCTTTTGCTGCGCTTGAGAAAGAAGTATCCCCACCCTCTGTAGTAGGAATCGTCGCGCCCTTACACTTTCCATTTAAGTCCAATCCAGCAAGTTGTGACAGTGTTGCATTTAACTGATTTGTCAAATTTGCAATTTGAGTTGCACCCGTATCAAGTTGTGTAATTATTTCTTGTGTAGAAATTACCCAACCTGCTGTTGTTTGTGGTGTTACACCACCGTCAGTTACCGCTACTTTTTTTGCTTCTTCTTGTTTAGTTGCCATCTTAGTTCGTTTTATTCCACCTACTGTTAATATGCCCCTTTGAGACAACAGACATGTTGACCTTCTGAGCAGTTGAATTGTAAACTTGCGTCAAACTTGAAAGCGCTGTTTTAATCAAAGCGGGGATTCTAACACTACTGCCTATAGCAAAATCAATACTGGGTGGTGCAATACCTGGAAATGGACCAGCCTGAACAACATGCGTGTGAGCAAGTAACGTCGATTCTAGAATCGCCAAACCTCTAATAACTTTACCTAGTATTTTAGCATTTTCATTGATTCTATTTCCTATTTGTTGCAACGCTTCTTGTAAATTTTCACCCTTTGGTATTGATTGTAAACCAAACTCGCCTGAAGTATTTCGCAACTCCTCATCTGATGGGTTGCCACCACCAATAAGATTTACACCCAAATAATCAGTGTTGCTTCTTTCGTCTTTACTTGTTCCATAGTTTGGTATTGAAAAATCATAACCTGAGATTATGTTAACTTGTTGTCGACCTTTTATTTGAACAACATCACCAGTCATGTCCAGAAGAGAGATTGCCTTTTGTGGCGTTGGTGTGGTTGCCATTCTTTCTGTGCGTTTTTGCCTTTCTTCAGTATTAGATCCCGATTCGCCTCCAATATCTCTTAAAAATGTATTTGGTTTTCCAACATCAGTTCTTTGATAGATTGTTATTCCAGCACCATATCTTAAGTTTGGATCTGACAGATCTATTACATCTCCATCTGTTTTTTGTTCATTTAAAAATCCAACACCAATTACAATTTTATTAGAAAAATCACCACCCTTTCCCTTGCCAGTAAAAGGTGTTCCATATCTTGCGTCTTGTAATTGTGCGATTACTGAATCTGCCTCACCAGGATTGACAACTCCTCCGAGGACAGAATTTTCAGTAAAGTCTGGTTTTTGTAAGTTTTTTCTTAATGCTGCTGAAGTGTTACCTTTTGAAACCTCAGCAATAACTTTTCTTTGTTCCTCAAGTTCTTCATTAATTCTTTCTAAAACTGATCCATTGATTGTCATGTTGCATCTCCTGTTGGTGCCCCACTTGGAAATGATGACTGTGCCGATGTTGGTTTTTGATATGTGTTGTAAAAACCATCACTAATATCTTTGCTAGGCAATCCATTATATTCTGCTGTTAGAGGATCTGATGGATCCTCGTATTTCACCAGCACTATAGATCCAATCTCTGGTATTTCTTTTATGTGCTCTTTTTTGACGTAAATTGGTATAAGAGAGTCTTCAAATTCTTCTTTTGAAATTTCTTTGTTAAAAAAATTGCCATATGGCAAACTAATCCCTGGGATTTCAACAAACATTAAAACATAATCGTCTGTGTTGTTTTCGTAACTAAGAAAGTATCTACTGAGGTTTGGATCAACCTTACCACCTGTGATGTACACAACCTTTCTTAAAGGGACCGCAACTGGGAATATTTCCTGTTCAGACTTTTCTGAATGCACCAAATTATTGAGAGTGTGCTGAATCACAACGCCTGGACTTATTATTTTTCCTCTCATAGCAGAAGTTACCAAGGCGCGGTCTTCTACTTTATATTTCTGATAAGACTTCACCCTTCATCACCTGCTGCTCGTTCGTTCATTTCCCCTTGAATCAACTCAAAGAGATTATCTTTTTCATTGTCAGATAGTTCAATACTGCCATTTTGCTGTTCTGCTTTTTGAATTAAATGAAGAACCTTTACAAGTTGTTCATTTGAACGTTGAAGTGTTTCAACATACTTTGCTGCCACTATGCCCGCTTTTACATTTTCAACCTGATTTTGGTTTATTTCTTGCTGTAGATCTACTAATAGGTTCTCTGTAGTGCTTCTATCATTACGAATGTTATTTAGCGCTTCTTCTATAAGTTTTTCTTTATTCATGAAAACACCTCAAAAATAAATAGAAATAACTTTAAATTTAGTTATTCCATTTTGTAATGAAATGCCTGTATTCTACCTTAACCTTTCTAAGTGTTGGTGCTAATTGCTTTGTTGTCAACCCTGTCATTTCACGCAAGTATAAATAAATTGCTTTTTTATTTAAAATTTCTAATTTATCCATGTTTTCAAGCATATATTCAATTGAAGATATGACTTTACGATCATTTTCGTTTTTAATTACCGAGGTGTTCTTTTCCAAACTCTTCACAAACAATGTGAGCGACTCCCAAAACTCTCTTTTCTCACGGTCTCTCTCGTAGGGGTTGTCAACTACAATAAATTCACTCTGAGAAGTCTTTAGGACGTCTTCCATGGGAATCTCTCTCTTTGCTGCCTGAGCGTTCTTTTTTACCTTATGGATGAACCAGTTCTTGGTGATTACGCTGAAATATGAGAATGCCTTAGACCCTCTATCTGGATTATACTTATCCAAGATTGTTGTCAACCAAACCTTACAATCATCCTTTAAATAATCAATATTTGGAAGATTGTTAAACTTATATGTGTAAACAATCTTATCTACAAGTTCATTAAATGCTGGTTGTATTAATGTCGCGTATAGTTTTGTTTTTTCTGCCAAGTTTGTTGATCTTGCGTATTGCACTATCGCTTCTTCATGTATCTTAGTAAAATATAAATTTTTTGTTCTCTTTTTTCTTTTTCTCATTGTGAATATTTGCTCTTAAACTCTTCTAAATCTCTTCTTAACTCTCTTGAATGCTCTAATAATTTTTCTAAATTCTCATCGCCATAAAACATCGGCAAATCATACAACTCCTCTAGGTGTTTTGTAAAACTATCCACCGATAGATCAATCTGATCAAAATTTTCATTGAAGTACAAAAGTTTTCTTATTAAAAACACATTGAACCAAACAGACCCGAAAAAAAGACCAATAAAGATTATTGTCCCTATTATTGCTAAACTTTCAATCATTTTCAAACACATCCTTGGTTTTTGCTTGTTCTCTCATTTTTTTAAGAATTTCTCTATTTTCTTCAATATGAGATACTACATTTTCTTTGGAATCTTTTTTTTCTTCAACTTTCCCTCCGATCACCGTGAATCCAGTGGGAATTTTTTGTGGGGGTGGTCCCTGACAATGAGGGCATACCTTTCTATTTGATTCGGAAACGGGTAACCACTCCCACCACTCTCTCGTACAACTGTTACATTTATAATGATACTTAGGCACCTGCTCTCCCATAATCGTCTGAAAGGCGTACAACATCGTCTAATTCTGGTGTTGAGACCTCATATAGTACAACATCTTGATTCTCTGGTGCAGTAAATCTGTGAATTGTATTTGGTGTAATTCTCCAAGACTTACCCTCTTTCAGTTTCACAATATTACTCTCATTATCATTTCTTGACAAATCTAGAAGAAGCATTCCCTGGCAAACATATACTGTTTCGTCTTTCTGGACATGAAACTGCCTAGACAATCGCTGACCTGCTTTAATGAACAGTTTTTTCATAACATACTTGTCAGTATGAACGATAATCTTTTCATGCCCCCAAGGTTTCTCAACTATCTTCTGCATCATCAAACTCGTCCAACTTGAATGATGGTGGGTTGTCAACTGTTAACTCCTCTCCATCTGCTGTAAAATTAAAACTCTTTAAAACTGGAACAATGTCTGATTGTTCTAGTAAAGATTTCTGTAGTGCCATCATTACTGCACCTAACGCTTGATCAGATAAAATCATTTTATACCTCCACTAGTTCTGATTTTGCAATATCATATACCAATTGAATTGACGGTTTGACTTCTTCAATCCTAAAACCATTTCCATTCAAAATTTCTTGATAACTTTTAATATGTAAATCTGTAAATCCCTTACTGAATTCCATTTCGTTTCCGTCTATAGAAATATTCCTAAAGGTCCTTTGTCCCTTGTCCTTGACTTCCTGTGGTAATCTATTGTAGTCGCAACTTAAAAACCATCTTACATTTGCTCTTTCAAGTCTAAGAGTTCCGCTAACAGCGCTTTTGTTTCTCTCATGGACAATGTTCTCCTCAACACCTCCAAAAATCCACATAAGCATATCAAAAAAGTGAACACCAATGTTAGTTACAAGTCCACCAGACTTACTTTCATCTCCCTTCCAAGAGTGGTGGTACCACAACCCACGAGAAGTAATGTATGTCAAATCAAAATCATAAATCTTATCTTTTGGAGAGTTTTCAACACTATTTTTCAACTCTTTTATGATATAGTGGTGTCTTAATTGTAAAATGTTATTAATTTTTTTACCAGTCTGCTCCTCTAGAATCTTGAGATAGTCAATGTTTTTGGGGTTTAAAACCAGTGGTTTTTCACAAATCACATCACAACCTGCCCTCAACCCAAGACGGACATGAGAATCGTGAAGATAATTGGGTGAGCAAACAGATATGTAATCTAATCCTTGACCCTTATGCTTTAACTTGTCTATGTGTCTATCAAATCTTTCCGTCTCTGTAAAAAAAGAAGCGTCTGGAAAGTATGAATCCATAATTCCAACAGAATCAGATGGATCTAACGCTACCTTCAAATTGTTTCCTGTTTCTTTAATTGCTTGCATGTGTCTTGGTGCAATATATCCCGCTGCACCAATTAGACCAAAATTTTTCACTTATGTCTCCTTAAATAATTTTAATTTGTTTTATCTCTTTTTAGCAGGATTTCCAAAAACAATGGATCCCTGCTCAACGTCTCTTGTGACTACAGAACCAGCGCCAACTCTAGCACCCTCACCAATGGTTAAACTAGGTAGAATCGTGCAATTTGCGCCTATTGTTGCCCCCGCCTTCACAACTGTTGGGGGATCATCTCTCCACTTCCCTCTTGATGGGGCGTATTTATCATTTGTAAATACAGTACCAGGACCTATAAAAACACCATCTTCTAGAATTACGTTCTCTGGTATAAATACACCGTAACCAATTGAACAATTATCTCCAATCTTTACATCTTTTCCTATTTCTGAAAATGCACCGATTTTTGTATTATCTCCTATAGTACAAGAATCATACAAATTTGCTGTCTCATGTATCATTTTATTCTCCTACCTTAAAAGAGTTAATTAACTCTACAACCTTTTTACGCTCTTCTTCTTTCAACATTGGATAAACTGGCAACGCCAATACTTGATCACAAATCTCATCTGTGTTGTTCATTTGCACCTTAGAAAAGTCTTCGTCTTTAAAGACTTCTTGCTTGTGACATCCCAATTCCCAGTATATAAAAGTTTGAACGCCGTTCTCTTTTAGATGCTTCTGCAACTCATCTCTAAACTTGGTTCGAATTACAAACTGATTCCATGAATTACCTGGATAGTCTTCCGGTAACCCTATTATATTGTTATTTCTTATATTTTTTAAATAATAATTGGCGTTATCTTTTCTTTTAGAAACCCAAGTATCTATCTGTGGCAAGAGAACATTCAATGCTGCTGCTTGAATTGTATCCAGGCGAAAGTTACCACCCAAAATTTCGTGGTAATACCTCTTTTTAGACCCATGCTTTCGAATCATTGATACTTTTTCATGCAAGGCATCATTTGAAGTTATGACCATTCCCCCATCGCCCAAGCACCCTAAGTTTTTTGCTGGAAAGAAACTAAATGCTCCAGCATCTCCGATGGTGCCAACACTTTTTCCATCACTGTATTTTGATCCAAAAGATTGAGCACAGTCTTCAATTAAGAATGCATCATTTTGTTCACAGTGCTTTTTTAACTTATCTAAGTCAATCGCCTCTCCAAACAAATGCACGTACAAAACTGCTTTTGTTTTATCAGTCCACTTTTCAATAATTGAATCAACTGTGGGATGATAAGAGTCTTTTTCAACGTCAACAAATACTGGTTTCAATCCCGCCCTAACAATAGATGTAATCGACGCCACAAACGTATATGGCGTTACTATGACCTCATCCCCTGGTTCTAGGTCTAGTGCCATAAAGATCGTTAGCAGGGCGTCTGTGCCGCTTGAAACACCTACAGCGTGCTTTGCTCCAGTATATTCCGCGAACTTATCTTCGAACTCCTTTACTTGACCTCCTAGAATGAATATTCCATCGTCAAATATCCGATCCATTCTTTCATAAATCTCTTCTTTATGTGGTTTTAACACTCTTGTGTAATCAAAAAACTTAATCATTTTTACCTCTAAAATATTCGATTGTTTTTTCAATCCCTTCTTCAATTCCTACTGCCGCTTCAAATCCTAAAACATTTTTTGCTTTTTCTACACTAGGAATTCTCAAGGAAACATCTGCCTGATTTGCAGATACAAATTTAATTTCTGAATTAGACTTCGCTAATCTTTTTATCATTTTTGCCAAGTGAAATATTGTAACTACGGACTTTGAGTCTCCTATGTTAAAACATTCACCTATTGCGCTATCATCGCTCAGACACTTCATAATGCAGTCAATAAAGTCGTCAATATAGCACCATGCTCTTATTTGAGATCCATCACCATGTATTGTTATATCCTTATCACTTAAGGCGTTTAAAACAAATGTTCGCATTGCGCTGTCGCCAACCTGACCTGGACCATAAACATTAAATGGTCGCACAGTGGTTACTGGTAAGTTGTATTGCTTGTGATAACAACTAGACATGTGTTCTCCTGCCAGTTTACTAACGGCATATATCCAACGTGCATCACCAGTAGCACAAGTTACAGTCTTATCTTTCTCTGTTGTCTTGTAGGCGGTTGGACCAAAGACCTCAGAAGTTGAAAACTCAAGAACCTGCTCGATGTTTTCCATGTTTGCGGTACATGCCCTCAAGACATTAAATGTGCCAATTGCGTTAACCTCCATTGTATTAACAGGGTTTTTAGTAACCGTGTCTATACCTGCAATCGCGGCAGCATGAACAACAACATTTATTTTATTTTCTCGTATGACACTTTCTAGTAAATCATAGTCCAAGATGTCACCTTTTACAAACTTAATTGAGTTCTTTATTTCCGAAAAATCTAATCTTTCGTGAAAAAGATTATCGTATACTACAACATTGTTATCTGATTGTAGTTTTCTAACCAAAGAACCGCCAATAAAACCAGCGCCGCCTGTAACTAAAATGTTTTTATCTTTTAAAATTCTCTTCATGTTTTCCTAATAAATTTTGCGGGTGCTCCGTAAACAACTGATTCAGACTCAATATCTTTTGTAACTACGCCTCCCATGCCTATCAAACTGTTCTTACCTACTGTCACACCATTTCTAATTGAACTGCCAGTACCAACATAGCAGAACTCTCCTATCTTAACCATTCCAGAAATAGCAACACCGCCAGTTATACAACAATAATCACCAACTATTGAGTCGTGACTTACTATTGAATTGGGTAAAATAATAACATGATTACCCACCTCCACATTTGTGGTAATTGTAACATTTTGAAATACAACAACTCCATTACCAAGTTTTGCAGTCCTAGAAACACTTGCAGTGGGATGAATAATTGTTTCAAACTTATCTAGTGTTACACCAGTTGAATCGATAATCTTCTTTTTAAACAGAAAGGTTCTATCGCTCCCTATTCCATTTACAAAAAAGCAATCATCATAATCTTTAGCAAGTTTGAGCGGACCTAAAACTTTTTTACCCATTAAGGTTTTGCCCCACATGCTTTCATTGTCGTCTAAAAAACCGACACATTCATATTTCTTTTCTTTTTCATTAATATCGTTGATTGTGTCTAATATATCCAGGCAATTTCCACCTGTTCCGAGTATAATAACTTTTTTAATCATATTTTTTTGTGTATTTATCGTAAAAACTTTTTGGTACAAAGTTTGTTTTGTATAGTAACCAAAAAACCCATCTTAAATTTTCAAAAGTCTTTTTGTAGTTTTTAAAATCTTTGAAACTTTTATTAGGGTTCCTCATTATAACACCAAACTCTTCATCTGTCAACCCTAAACGACTTTTAACCTCATCTGTCAAACTGTCATCGTATGTCATTTTTTCTGACAAAACTTCCTTTGCTTCCTGTTTTGTCATGTGTCCCGATCTAATCTGTGCTGATAACTCTACAATTCTAGTGTCTATTTTAAACTTATTAGGCAACCAATAGTTGTTTACAAAGTATGCAGTCTTATTCTCCATATGATGACCACCATACCATTCCCAATCATACTTCTCTTTTAGATATTTCTTAACTTCCTGCTTCTTATAATCAATATAATAGAGAGGTCTTATTCTTTTTATTTTATTGTATAGCATCCATTTAAACCATTTGTGCAACCACATTAATGGTATTGTCTTGATTTTCTTGCCACCATTCGCTGTGTGGACGCTCTGAACGTACTTTGCATCAATATAGGTCCATCCATGCGGGGTAATCCCCTCAGTTCTAAAAGCGTGACCCTGCCAAATGTATTTAATGTTATATTTCTCTGCCGCTAGATACAAAGTTGTTTGTAACCCCATATCATTGTGACTATCAATATCTGGAACTGATGCGTTCAATAGAGACCTATAAACCAAATTGTGTTCTTTTGTGTCGACAACGTGTGTATATAAGTCTACATTTAGTTTTTTTGTTAGTTTGTAAATATTTTCAACTGCAATCTTAGAGTTCCATGTGTTGTCATAATGAACTGCTAATGGTCTCAACCCATGCTTAACTGCCAAGTCTAGTAGGTAAGAAGAATCACATCCACCGCTAAACCCAACAACAACGTCGTATTGCTTTGTTTTACCATCTTCTTTTATCTGCTGAATAATGTCATTTAGTTTTTGATCACCAGATTCCCCAATGGGAAACTCTACTGACATTGTTTCATGCTGCTTGCAATAATTGCACACCCCATTCTCATCAAAATCGATGTGTGGTATCGCATCGTCGTTATATAGACATATATTACACTCTTTCATATAAAATTCTCTCTCTTTCTTTTTTTAGCGGAAAATTTATTAAAACGCCAAAATCTTTCTTTTGATAAACTGCCATACTTCCAAGCGCTGCTGCCATAACATCTGTACTATTAAACAGAGAATGAATATGTTTATGGTTTCCCGCGCCTCCGCAAGCAATAATTGGCACATTTAAAAGTTTTGATATTGCTTTGTTGGTACTGACATCGTAACCCTCCCAGGTCCCATCTCCGTCAACAGAGTTTAAAAACACTTCACCAACTCCAATTTCTTGCAATTCGATAAAATATTTCTCTAACGGTTTATTTAAGGTTTTTCCGCTTACGTGTGAAAAGATCTTGTTTTTCTTAAAAAAACTTTTCTTAACATCAACTCCTGCTATTATACTCTGTGATCCAAACATTTTAACTGCTTCTTTTAAAAGTTTAGGATTGTTTATTGCTGAATTGTTTACTACTATTTTCTCTACTCCCAAAGAAAAGATTTTTTTCATCTGGTCTATAGTTTGCACTCCACCGCCATAGGTTAGAGGGATAAAGCATTCTTTAACAACCTTTTCAAGAATATCGTAGTTTATTTCAGTATTATTTTTTGAACAACCAATATCTAGTAAGATAATCTCATCCAACTCTTTATCATTGAAGATGGTTACAGCATTTATTGGATCGCCAACATATTTTGGTTCTTTAAATTTTCTCGTCTTTACTAAATTGCCATCCAGCATTAAAAGACATGGTATTATTCTTTTTCTCAGCATAGTTCAACAAAGTTTTTCAGTAATTTCATACCATGCTTATGACTTTTTTCAGGGTGAAATTGAACACCGTAAATATTATCACGGGATATCACAGAAGCAAAGTCCTTATGGTAATTTGTTGTCATTAAGACATTTTCTTGATTATGACAATCAACATAATAGGAATGAACAAAATAGTAATCTTTGTTTTCCAATCCACTCATTAATAGATTTTCTTTTTCTGTTTTTACATAATTCCAACCCATGTGTGGAATTTTTAAATTTGTCCCTTCTTCAACAATTATCTTTTTGACAGAACAATCTATAAGTTCAAGTCCTTTCAAACAACCTTCTTCGCTATCGTTTGCCAAAACTTGCATACCTAGACATATGCCAAGAGTTGATTGTTTTTTATTTATAATCTGATCTTTTAGATACTCAATTCCAAAACTATCTTGGATTTTTTTCATTGCTGTATCAAAAGCACCAACGCCGGGTAAAATTAATTTTGAAACTTTATTGAAATCATTTTTACTTTTTACAACGCAAACATCATGATATCCAATCTTTTTAAGCATGTTCTGTATGGATCCAACGTTACCCAATCCATAATCAACTATACCTATTTTAGTTTTCAAACTCATATTCTAATTTCTTGCACACAGACATTGGTGACAAGTATTCCTCATACCAATTATACGTCACATTTGCAAGTTTTTTAATTTTATCTGTTTCAAGAGATAAAATTCTTGTAAGAACTTTTTCAAAATAAGATTCAGTGTTTCCAATATCAACAATTTTCATTTGTTTGCTGCCAACTCCCTCATTTGCTTTATTAACAGCGTCCTCTGTTATGTTGTAAGTTGATGCAAGACAGACATTTCCATAAGCAGCACTTTCAATCGTACTAACACCAAATCCACCAATATCAAAAGATTGATCTGTAAACTCACCTATACAAATGTGAGAATTCTTTTTTAGATCAATTATCTCATCATGAGATACACCAGTTCTTACAACATACTCAAATCTGTCAGGATTTTTTATATTTTTTAACACCCTATTAACAACTCTATTTATAGACTTAGTGCCCTTATTTTTAACATTTGATGGTGTGTGAGAAATTATTATTTTTTCTTTGTTAAACTTTTCATCAATCATTTTTTTAGTTTGACTTGAAGAAAGACCAGAAACATAAGTGCAGTAAACAACTCTATCTTTTTCCTTGTTAGGTCCCAATCTATAGAGATCTGGACCATAAAAGGTTTTTTGATATTCAAAACTAAAATAGTTGAGGGGTTTATACTGTCTCCTATAGACGCTTCCAGAGTGAAAATTGATCATTTTTTTCGGTTTATCTTTTCCATAAAGTTCAATTTGAAACAAATTATCAATCTTAAGTAAAGTGCTGCTCCTATATTCATCAATATTTGAAATTTCTCCTTTATTCGAATATTCTTCCGCAACGCCTCTATTACAATGTACGCCAATTTCTTCTGCGACAATCACTATATCACTTTGTAGCAACCAATTCTTAGCGGACTCTAAATCTTCAGATGTAGAACCGTCAATATCCCAATCATGCTGAGAACTGTATTTAAAAGTGTGCTTATGAAAGCAAATTATTTTTGCCTCATATTTGTCTGAATATGTATTCAAGCAATTGCGCCACTCAGTTAAACAATTAGCATAATCGTTTGCTGCTATAAAACACACCTTCTTTTTCATTGACAATTATATTCCTCATCAACAATTGAGAATATTGGGTTTTCCATGCCGTCAATATCAAACACTTCTCCCTTGCCGAGATCACCATCTTTAAAACTATCTAAATAACCTTTATCAACTTCTCCACTTGTTGATTTCTCAAAATAATCACCCATCACACTTCTTAACTTTTGCCTCTCTTTATCTCTAAAACTCAAAGAAATGTTTGTGCTTGCAGCGTATGGCATCCTAACTACCAAACTATCATTTTCTCCGTTTGGAGCATGAATGTCTTTGAATCTATAATATCTTCCGTCTTGATAGCAATCAGTGCGACTTTTTAATAAAATTCTTGGTATTGGGTTATGCATGATGCATCGACCATGATTAACAACTTTTTTGTTGTGAATCTCTATCCCGTCATAAACGACGGGCACTGGATATGATACACCGAAGAGATATTTTTTACGGTCTTTATTCAAAACTATTGACGCTGCTCTAACAAGTTCTGGCATGTTTGGACCAAGCAGGTTATCTGCATCTTGTATAGAAACAAGTTCTTGTTTACACCCCTTCACACTCATCAGTCTTAAATCTGCCATAGTAAAGTTGGCACTAAAATCTTGTTCACATCTTACTGAGTTTAGTTCTATACCATGCTCAGAGCACTTATCTTTCATTCTCTCTAAAACATCATGGGTATTATCATCACTTCTATGGTCAACAACAAATATGTCTTTGAGACCTTCTTGACCTAAACAGGAGTTCAAAAACCCTTGCAAGTATTTAGCATCATTATAAGATATGCAAGCGATACTCCAGTTTGGATAGTTAGAGTTTAACGGTGAGTACCTCTTTCTTTTTCTTATCTTTAATTCATTTTCGTGCTGTTTGCCAGGATATATTTTATCCATATTCATTGGTGTTTCACGATTATATGTGTACAAAATATCGTTTATGTACAAACTTCTATTTCCTGCCATTTCCAATATTGGTATGAAGTAGGCAAAATCTGTTGCACACTTATAGTATTCCCCATCAACATCCGTAAGATCCTCTTTGTCAATCTTATCCCATAAGAAATATTTGAATGTTCTTGGAGAAGATGCTACCCAGGGAGAACTTCTAAAGAGATTTAATTTTACAATGTCTGCTCTGTACTGTTGCATATAAAAAGGAGTCATTTCTTTGTTCTGTGTCCACCAGGAACCATAAGTACACCAACAATCATTTAATTTGTAGTGATACGCAAGTCTGCTCAAGACTATTCTACTTGGTAACCAATCATCACCACCAAGAACAAATATTACGTCATCGTCTTTTATATCTGTAGAAGAGTCAATTGCTATCTCAGTATTTTTACAAGGAAATGATTGTTTATCATTTTTAACCAACTTAAATCTACTGTCACCGTCAATTTCTCTTTCAATTATTGAGCAGGTTTTATCAGTTGAGTAATCATCTGAAATAATGCACTCAAAGTTTGAGTATGTTTGTTCCTTAATACTATTAATAGTTTTAACAATTGTATCTTCCGCATTTCTACAAGTCACAACCAATTTGAAATGTATATCTTCGTCTCCTTCAAGACTATTCAAAAACAAATCTTCAAAATACTTCCAAAATAGTTTCTTACTTTCTTTAAGATGCTCGATAATTTTATCTTTATTCTCAAACCATTCTTCGTCCTTGTGTTGGACATTATCATTTAATATCAATTCACAGTCAAGTAATTTTGCTTCAATTGTTATACGAGGACAGGTATCTTTCCCTTGTGGTAAAAATATCAAACCACTATATTCACTTAAAGTCCTTAAAAGTTGATCATGTGTTAACTTTTCAACTAGATCATAGTCAAGTTTGTTCTTCTCGGCATATTCTATTGATTTTTGAACTCCCTTGACCCATGAATTTGAGTTTAAAATAATGTATTTATTATTTTTATCTTGCTTTTCATGCTCTTCAAAAAACTTTAAGTTACTATCTGAAAAAACGGAACTTAAAACATGATTTTCTGTTTTTTCTAAATAAGGAAAGTGGGAAAAGTGAATATCTCTTTGTTCTTTAGACATCCACCAAATAGAGTTAGATTTTGCTAAAAAGATTGAATAAATCTTACCGTGGCGACTTGAACTACAATCACAAGGATTTTCTCCCTTCTCCTCGTGAAGTTCTGGTAGTCGATACTTACAAAACTTGTAATCAAACTGTATTGTTGAATAATTTAAATTTTTACTAATATAAAACAACAACTCATCATTTAAAGTATGAGTATTTCCAAAAATCCAATAATTGTCTTTATTGTCATTAATAAAAGTTTTTGTTAACTGCTTCGAATTCACTTTTATATGTGAAAATATACATGATTCAATCAGCGCCTCAAAAGTTAATTCCGCGCCTCCAGTCAATTGTTCAGTGAAAAAATCTGAGACAAATATTATTTTTTTAATCATCCATTAATCCACTTATCATATCATCGATTTCATCGTGAATATCGTTCAGGATAAAATAATCCCCTAAAGACTTTTCAATAAACTCTTTTTCTATACTCTCTTTAGTGAAAGTTTTGACCACCCACTTCTTCAACTTCTTTGCTTGTCCAGAGAAGAGTCCGTAGTTTTCAAAGCACTGTCTCATGGCAATACGACACGATCCCCAGTGAGGAAACGCCCATTTTGTTTCAGGTTGCAAAACACCATCCCAGACTGCTTCTTTTTGAATTGGATTTAAATCATAAGAGATTTTGCTGAAATGTGGTTTAATCTTTTCTTTACCCTTCTTATCCTTCTTTGGTGCGTATAGAAAGTCTTTTTGCCCACCCCAATCATGAGTAATTACTGGAAGTCCGACTGCTGCTGCTTCAAATAATGGCAAACCATAACCTTCTCCGTGACCAAAGTTAATCATTGCTTTGATTTGTGGATGAGTGTAGAGAGAACTTAACTCTTCCTTGCTCATATATCCATGAATTAAGTTAACATCGCATTTTCTATCAGGATATGAACTTAAAAGTGCTGTCAGTCTCTTTTTTGCTTCGTAAAAATCTATTGTTGAACCATCCTTGATTGAAACTTTCAAGACAAGACCAACTTCCTCATCCTTGAACTCTTCTACAAAATACCTTATTGTGTTTTCTATATTCTTTCTAGGTCCCCACTGTGCAACGCATAAAAAGTTAAAATCATATTTGAACTTAAAACTCTCGTGCAAACAGTCAGAAGGGTTCAAATATTCTTCTTCTACTGGATAATGAACTACTTCAACTCCTGTGTTGCATATTAACTTAACCTCATTTCCGTTAGGATCTTTAGCGCCCCACTCTCCGTCTGTGAACGTTCTTTTTGAAAAATCAGATGGGACAATCACCTTATCTACAAAACTATTCGCTGCATCTAACCAGTGCGGCGATACCATGTTTGATTCAATGCCTGCACAAACGCCGATGTTGATTGGAGCAGATCGATATTGCTTCCATTCAATCGGGATTGTTACCATGATAGTTGCATCAAAAGGCAATTGTTTTTGCATGTGCTCAAATGTTTTATTAATAATTTCATCAATTTCTTTTCGCTCTTCGCTGTCTTCTGAAGTCCAACTAGTTGATCCCCAATTTACAGGATTTACAAATATCTCAAAAATATCCGGACGACTTTTTAAAGATCGATAAACCATTCTAGCATGTTCTCCATACCCCGATTGTGTTAATACTGGTCCAACTAACAATACTTTCTTTTTCATAGTGATTCACTTCTCCAATTTTGACGATTTTTTCTATTTTTCCAAGAACCATGTTTTTCGTGCGTTGATGTCATTAACTTTACCCATGAATCGTTAAACTTTTCAAAATTGAAATTTTTCATAACATGCTCTCTTCCCTTTGCACCAATCTCTTCCCTGCCTTCTTTTCCTGCAAAATACATGTCGTACAGAGCATTTATAAAGTCTTGCTTGTTTATTCTGTCTTCCATAACGTATGGAACTAATTGTGAACCAACAATCTGCTGAGAACATGGTTCAATCATTTTACCATAAACCTCTTCACCGTTAGTTAGTTGGTCTTGCAGTCCTCCTGTTCTAACACCGACCACAGGGGTTCCACAAGAGAGCGATTCAAGGCACGACAAACCAAATCCTTCAGCATCTGAAATGTTGACCGTTACGTCTGCTAAATTATACATGGACGCCATTTCTTTATCGCTTACTTTCTCTCTAGAGAATAAAACTTGCCCTTTGTTGAGTTCTAAATCTTCAATTATTTGAGTTAAATCAGGACCATTTGGATCTTTTGGTTCAGTATGCATTAGAAGAACCGCTTTATCTTCGCCAATCCTTTCTAAGAATTCTTTAAACCAAAAAATTAGCGTACCACTGTGTTTTCTTCTGGCATTCCTACTATTGAATAGTACAATAAACTTTTCATCTAAACTTTCACCGTTGATGTCTGTATTCTTCTTTCTTAAAGTCTGAATGTCCTCATCTGATAATTTTTTGAATGTCTCTGTATCTACTGCATGTGGAATATATTTTGCCTCTACATCAGGGGCAACTGTTCTAACAATGTCATCAGTTAACTTAGAAATTGTAGCGATAACATCATTACTTTCATAAAATCTCTTATTAAATTTTGGATATGGATAGTTATCCCAAACGTGATAATAAACCATAGGGACATTAGTGCGAATTTCGTTATCCATTTCCCACAACCAACCCCAAAAACGAGGATCAGTCATAAACCAAAGAATATCTGGTTTTTCTCTCCAAATTACCGAACGAACAATTTCTTTTGTTCCAAACTGATCTACCGGCAAAATTCTCCACAAATCGCCCCATTCTTCTGTCTTTATCAATTGATATTGTGGGTGTTTCATAGCACCACCAAGAGAGAAAACTTCAAATTTTCCACTCTTCAGAAGCGCCTCTATAACATATCTTGATTGATTGCCAACTCCAGATGTGCTCAAAGGCATATCACCAAGAGTGAGCACTTTAATTCTTTTTTCTTCCATTAATTTTACCTACAATGTTCTGTTTTATAGAAAGAACAGTATTTGCAAGAGAGTCTGTTCTTGAAAAACATATTCTTGTCAGTATTATAGATAAAATTATTTAATGATTTAAGGGCATTTTCAGTTTTTTTGTTGCCACTTGTTACACGAAAGATCTCAACGTTGTTTTTCTTTGGGGTTCTCTTCAATAAACCAAAGTATGTCTCAACCATACTTGGATCAATGTCGTGTTTTTCACAGAAATATTTTTTGTATAGCGTTAACTGATAAGTCATGAGTTTATCAGATTTCTTTTGAGCGTTCCAACCCCATGAACAAGTTTTCCAATCTAAAATGTGGTACTTGCCATCAGGTGTTTTTAGAACCATATCGATATATCCCTTGAAATCAAGGTCATCTCTGATAGGTTGTAATAGTTCTTCTTCGACTGAGAATACCTTGTAATCGCCAAAGACGCTCTTAACTGCTCCTTGTACCTGTGGGAGTATTGTCTTGCCTTGTGAGAGCATCTGCTCCGCTAGAACGTCATCTGGTTTCTCAACCTCTTTGCGCTCGTTTGTAAACTGCTCAACAAAATATTCTTCTGGTTTTGCGTTCTCATTTCCAAAGAGGACATTCTCACAAGTAGCGTGGATTGCTGTACCAAACGCTGTGTACTCATTGCTGGAGTAATATGGAATCTTGTCTTTGTAAACTAAGCGGTATCGCCAACCGCACTCACTAAACATCTTGTAGCGTGAGTAACTAATGTAATCTTTTGTATTCTCGGATGAGTTCTTCAATTAAATCCTCTTTTGTCTTACGCCAAGTGGATATTTCTAAATCTCTTGCCTCTTGACGTAGTTCATTATAACTCATCTTGTAAAATTTTTCAAATCCTTTCTTCTTCTCGTCTTCTTTACGTTTTTGCTTTTCTTTTTGTTTTGCTGCTACTTTATTTCGCAAACGCTGCATTTTTTCTGTTAGTGCTTGTTCAAAAAGAACTCTTGGTTTTCTCATAATGACACCTTCTCTCTCAATACAGGACAGTCCTCAAGCATCCTGCCCTTACCAGTAAATAGTAATTCAAGACCAACTGAAAAGTATTCATCCAAAGAACTAACGCTATAACAAGTTGGAAATATACCAGAGATTAACTGACTAAGAAGATCATATCCCACCGCTCTATTCAAATACCCATCAAATTTTCTATCAAAATTTGGATTTTCAAAATACTGATGAGGTGGCAAATTTATCCCACTTGATCTCATTTTGTGATATAACTTATTTCTTTTAGATAGAAATTCTTTTTTAAGTTTGCCATCACCAAAAACTTGTTTATGGTTCTTTCTAATAAAAGCGTGTGCCAACTCGTGGATAAGATCAGAAAAGAGATCTTCTTCATTAGATTTATTGCTTAAGTATATAACATCATTTACAGATTTACCAATATACTCAGGACTAAGGTGAAATCCACCAAAAATAATTTTATTGACGCAATTTACTAAATTGTTAGGTAACTTACTAAATTTATTTTTCAGAAACTTTTCAACATCAAAGTTAGGTTTCTCACCAACTTGAACTTTGACGCCGTTTATAGTAAAACCATTATTTATTTTTGCGCTTTTTGCTCTTCTTCTTATGTACTGCTGCTTGCTGTCCATACTTTTGTTTTACACTATTAACATCATCGAGTGCTTGTTCATACCCTCTGATATAGTTCTCCTCTGCAACCATAAGTAGAAACTCAGGAAACTCCTCTGCCAAAGTTTCTACAACCATATCGACTGTAACATCATCATTTTCAGGGTTGTGCTTGTTTCCAACATAGTCGATCATATATTCCTTTAAATTCATTATAACACCTTTGCTGCTAATGTCGCGACCTTTGATCTCTCACCCTTCTGTAGTGAAACGTGACCTGCGAGATCGTGCTCCTTGAACTTCTCAACAGCGTAGGATAGACCGTTGCTTGTTGCGTCCAAGTATACGGTATCGATCTGCTCAATATCACCTGTGAGGACAATCTTTGTACCCTCACCAACACGAGTAATAATTGTTTTTAACTCGTGAACTGATAAGTTCTGTGCCTCATCAATGATGATAAAAGCATTTGCAATTGAACGACCACGAATATAAGTGAGCGCCTCAATCTCAATAATACCTTTTTCCGCATACATTTCAAGCAATACTTTATCATTACCCATCAAAAACTTTAAGTTATCTTGAACAGGTGCTAACCAAGGTGCCATCTTCTCTTCCATGGTTCCTGGCAAGTAACCAATGTCTCTACCCATAGGCATAATTGGTCTGGACACTACAAGTTTATTATAGATTGGTTCTTGTGAACCCTCGTCTAAAACTTGTTCCAATCCAGCAGCCACAGCCAATAGAGTTTTACCGCAACCAGCGGCACCAATGAGGGATACAATAGGAATACTTGGGTCCAATAAGAGATCAATGGCAAAAGATTGCTCTTTGTTTCTTGGTGTGATGTCCCAGACTCCATGTTTGTGGATCCCTGCCTTTACAAGAGGCTTGTTGTATGCTAAGAATCTTGCCAAGGCAGTTTTCTTCTCATTAGAATTAGAGATCAACATAACAAACTGATTAGGTAATAACAACTTTTCTTCTTTATCCACAAAGATTTTTTCACCTTGGTAAAAATGATCGATTGTTTGGTCATCTACCAAATGCCTCTCAAACCCCGTGTATAGTTCGCTGCGGTCATTTACGACTTGGTTTATGTCATACCCCTCACAAGGGATTCCAAGGGCGTCACAGCGCACTCTGAGGTTAATGTCGCGGGAAACAACAACTACTCTTTTACCATCATTTACTTCGTTCAAAGCACAGGCAAGAATAATGTTGTCTGGATCTTTTTTATTTGACTCTGCTGGGAGAGCATTGATATCAGAGATTCTTGCTCTGAGCAGACCCTTACCCTTCTCAATACGGACCCCCTTTTCAAGAGATCCCTTTCCACGATACTCGTCCAAAAGACGAATGGTGTGGCGAGCATTAGCCCCCACACCGTCCTGTCTCTTCTTATGCTTATCGATCTCTTCAAGAACCTTTAATGGAATAACAACATCGTTTCTTCCAAAGTTTTTAAAAGCAGTTGGGTCAGAAAGATAAACATTTGTATCTAAAACATAAGTTTTTTTAGCCATTTTCTACAATCTCATCGACAAGTCCAAGTTCAACACACTTTTCAGCATCAAACCACTTGTCTCTTTTAAGTATTTCTGTGATCTGCCTCATTGACATACTTGTTTTTTCTTTGTAGATCTTCTTGATCTTAGTCATAAGCATGTCGAGGTTTTCCATCTCATCCTTGAAGTCCTCAAACTTGCCCCACATAGAAGAGGAAAGTTGGTGGATAAGCATGTGTGAATGCTCGTAAATGAATCTCTTATCTCCGGCAACGCTGATTAGAGTTGCTGCTGAGGCGGCTGATCCATCAATGTAAGTGTGAACTGGTGTTTTACAATTCAGAATTACATCTACTGTTGAAAGTCCTGCAAAAACAGATCCACCGTAAGAACTGATGTGTAACTTAATTGGTGGTGGATCTGCATCATATTTGACCTTGAAAACTTGTAGGTCCTTGTCTATCATTCTAATTGCCTTATTTAGAACCTTTGCATTCTTTTCGCTGACATCACCATAAAACATGATTACGTTGTCAGAGACGTCAATACAGTCCATGGCTGGTGGTGGTCCATCAGGTCCACCCATTAGAATGATTGGTGATACTCCACCGTCATCTTGAGATTCTTCTTCGATTTTCTCTTTGGTTTTATCGTCGCACCAATAATATCTTGTCATTTTGTTTCCTTTTGTAATTAGTTTAAGTTATCGGGATTTTGTAAGTTGTGCGGATAAAGAATTTCATAAATCCCAACGATTCTGTATCCACCTTCTACTTCATTTAGATTATCAAGCGCATCATAAGCAAACTTTAAAGCATCAGAGAACTGATCTAGATTCTCAACATCATAACTTTTAACCTTGCTGACTCTATCATTCTTAAAATGAAATTTATAATATTTATCTGTCATAATATCTCCTAAATTTTATGTGGATTATCTGAAAAATAAATTTCTAAATCTTTTACCGCATTTGATAGGTACTCTTCAATTCTATGAGTAAACTCGTTCTCACTTGAAAAGTATTCATAATACTCAGACTGTCCATCGTTGTTTTTCAGACTCCAATTTCCGACTTGCCTCATAACATCCATCTTGTTAAAGACAATTTTATTTACAGCATTTAATTGAACTGATCGCTTTAAAAAAGGCAAATCAATCCAGTTACATTGCCTCACTCTACCAGTTGTTGCTCCAAACTCTTGTCCGACCTCTTGAATATGATCAAACACCTTGTTGTGTGGTGGTTGGAACTTCTTAGCACCAACGTAGGTCTCATATGCCTTTGCCACACCCCATACATCACGAATAGCGTAGTGTGGAATTGCATTTAGCATGACTGAGGACGTTAGACAGTGACTGGAAGTGACAAATGGATAGTCGCCCCAATCAATATCAAGACCGAAACCTTGAGCACCCTCACAAAGAATTTTTACTTCACCATGATTCCAAAACTCATCATGTAGATCGATTAGATATGGTCGCAACTCTGGAATATCCTGTGCTAAGAATCCATCTCTGGAATACTTGTCTCGATAAGCAGGACCGTTACCACGCTTTGTAGTCCCAATTGTACTGTCCTTGCCATCCTCTTCCTTATGATTATTGGTGATTACATGACAATTCTTAGCAATATAAATCAGACCCTCTGTGTCAATTCCACCTGCCTTCAACTCTTCTAACTCTTTAAAAAATTGTTTTGGATCAAGTACACAACCGTTTCCAATAATGCTTTTGATTCCAAAAAAGACACCCGCTGGAATATGATGAGTCACAAACTTCTTACCTTCATGGTAGATTGTGTGACCTGCATTACAACCACCGTTGAAGCGAAGGACGTGTGTGTATCCTCCTGTTTTGCAAAGATGGTGAGTGACCTTTCCCTTGCCTTCATCACCATACTGAAGACCAACGACTACATCAGCGATCACTTGTCTTCTCCTTCCGTTGCTTTTTACGGGACTTTTTTTCTTCTACTTGTGGTTCAACCACTGTAGAACGGGTCTTAACTACAAAACCCTTCAACTGCTTTTTTACTTTTACTTGTAAATTTTTTTCTGAGGACAGTTGCTTTCGCTTCCTATCTGCTGCCTCAAAAGTATCGAAACGACCTGCTACCTTCCAAGGTCGTCCGAACAAACCATTTGCCTCCATAGCACCCTCCTATTTCTTTGGCTTTACAAAATATGTTTGAATATAATAACTGGTTATTTTAAATGTTTCACCAGTCTTCACACAGTGCATCATGTGTGGTTTATAAGTATAAACATTTCTTTTCTTACTGTCAAGTCTTTTTTCTACCTGAACTGTTTTCTGACCAACATAGATGAAAAGAGAATCCTTATAAACTTTATTTTCTTTATAGACTGGTGAAAAAGAAGATAACTTTAAACTATCTTTATTTATTACTACCTGCTTTTTGGTAGTTGGTTTTATAATATAGAACTCTCCTACAACCAGTTCTGAAATCTTCATGACTAAATTGTATCATCATAAGGTTTATCTGTTAAGTGGGTAGTATCGAAGTACGCTTCGTAGTCATAACCATTTTGTAAATATTTTAACTGTTTATAAGAAATTCCTAATAAATAAGATGCTTTGATTTTTGAGTTTGTTGCTGCAATAGCAAACTTAACTACTGCATCTCTTGCTATGTCTTGAATGTATTTGTATAACTGAAGACCATAGAACTTACCTTTATAATTTTTACTTGACAACTCTAACTTTAATGCAATAATATCTTCTAAGGTAAGATTGTTCAATCTCACCTCAAAGTCTTCATCTATTTTATTTTCTAATCTGAGTTTCTTTTTTATAGAGTAGTTCTTCTTTAAGTTCTTTCTCATCCAAATAAACTATTCTTTAATGTTTCTCTTATTGCTTTCTTAATTTCTTCAGATACTGTTTCTGCACCCTGTGAAGTGAACTGTGCTTTTTCTGCTTTCTGTTTCTCATACTCAGGTGTAGTAACAGGATTTAACTCAGGAGCAATATCATTTTCAAACTTATCAAAGTAAAGTAATAAATTAGTTACAAGATATTCTTTAAATTCTTTTCTATCACTTTCATTATGTAGAGTTCTGTAGTTTCTAGTAATAGCATCAACAGTCTTTTTATATACATCAACTGATTCATCTCTACCAGTTTCATCTAAACCAGGAATCTGTGGTAATGGAATATCAGTTTTCTTACCTTCAATATCTTTTAATGTTACACCAGCATCTCTTTTAATCTGAGTAACGTCTTCTGGTTCTGTCTCTTCGATATCGGCACTTAAATCTGCTGGATCTGCGACGTCATCAGTTACATTCACCTCAATCTCTTCTTGTTCTTCAAGTGCAGAACCACCTAGCATGGCAGATGCTTCGCCACCAGACGCATCACGAATAGCATCTTGTGGTGAGAGAGTATCAATGATTGCTTTGAGATAGTGCTGCTTAAATGAGTCTCTTTGTTCCTTATCAGTAGTTAAAGATTTATAACCATTCTCTACAGTTGGAAGAATAATCTTCAATGCTTGAATTAATTTATTTAATCCAGTAGATTTAGTTGGAGTATCATTTTCTTTAATAATTTGTCTAATAAGTTGTCTTAATTGTTTTTCTTCACTTAACATTTCATCTCTCTCTTTGGTAATTAAATGTCTGATTACTTGACGTAACTGCTCCCTATAAATAGTTTGTTCGTTTTGATTTTCATCCGATCCAAAAGGGAGCGAATAACCCCCGATATTTGCAGCGACGGATGCCTCACCCATAACACCCCCAAGCATTTCAAATATTTCTTTTGCATCATCATCAGAAAGTTTTTCTGGCATGAATGCTTTGAATGTATCGAAATCACCTTCACTAATTGCTTTACGCATTTGAGTAGCAGAGAATTTAACTCCAGGTTCAACTTCAATTTTTTCTGCTTTTAATGGTTCAAAAGTGAAATTCTTTTCTTTCTTATCATTTAGATAAGTTGCTGCATTTTTTACAAAATTGATATGCTCATCTTCTGAAGATACAGCGACAACCTTTGAATTTGGATCTAATTCATTTTCCATTCTAAGACCAATTCTAAGGAATGGACTTGATGAAGTTATTACAGATCCATCTTTTTTCTTTCTGTTTGTGGCAAAACGATCAAAATAGTCAAGTTCTACTTCATTACTAATTCCATATTTTTCAATATATTTTTCCCAAACTTGTTTTGCTTGTTCAGCGCTGATCTCTAAATCACCAGCAGTTCGCTTTGTTGGACCACTTGTAATATGAACAATGGCATCAGGGTATTTATCAATTGCCTGAAGAAGTAGTGAAAGGTGTCCTTTGTGTGGTGGTTTAAATCCACCAGGAATAAAGACGTGTGTTTCAACGTCTGCGATATCAGCAATCTGACCTGCGAGATCATCCTCATAGTCGGGATCAAGTTCCTCTTGTTCTCTAACAACTGAACGATTTGCTCTTGTAAATTTAGAGCGATCAACCAACTTGATTAATTTGCCTTCATCGGAAAGGACATAACCCTCACCTACTTCTTCATCACCGAGTGATTGACTAAATTCCAACCCACCCTGTGAATCAATATTGGCAATAACGTCATCTTTAACTTTCATAGTTCTAGAAACAATTTGCCAAATAATATCAAAAGTATCTTTATTATCATTAATGTAGTTTGCTACATTTTCTTTCTTTTGTGATGAGATTCTATCTTTACTGTTCATCCACTCAATAAAATCACCACCCAAGTTTTCTAATCCAGTATCAACCTTACTGTTGAGATAAGTGTAAAATAGATTTGGTAAATCAGAAATAGCAAACTTGCGTAATTTTTCAGCGTTGAAAAATCCATCAATTGCTTGAGAATTTGTAGAAACCATTTGTTTTATTTCAGCAACTTCTGTATCGTCAACACCAACTGGTTTTTCAATAAATGTCTTACCAAAGAAAAGAATATCTGAATCTGGCGTCATACCTTCAAAATCAAGTGGTTGATTTTCAAGAGTTTCAACGTCTTTCTTTAGGTGCAAAACAATACCAACATCTGAATTTGCAATCTTTTTACCAATTTCTGAGTCAGTTGCAACCTTATACTTTACCATATTTGGTTTGAAAACAAACTTGCCGTCTTCAACCTTTGGTTTATCGAAGTAAAGAACCTCACCAAAGAAGTATCCTCTGTGGTCAGGATCAACTGATTTTTCTGCTAACCTAAATGCTTTCTGCATCATAGGAGTAATCTTTGAATATCTTTTCTGGAAAACACCTTCTGGATCAACACCCATCTTTTTAGCCGCACGCTCTGAACGAGCACGGTACATGTCTTCCATTTCCTGTTCAGATTCGACCTTGCCTTTATATGACTTTACACCAAACCCACTCTTATCAGTAAAAATAAATTTACCATCTGCATCACGACCAAAAATAACTGCTGGTGAACCGTCCCATTTTAGAGATGTCTCTGGGCGACCTTCGGGATCATTCATCTTTTCAAGAGCGTCAAGAGCACGCATAGCGCCTTCACTGCCTTCAAAGAAAATTAAATCTTCAGCATGTTGAATACGAGGTTCAATTTTCTTTGCCTCGTCTAAAGTCTCATCACGGTGTGGAAACTCAAAACCTGCTTTTTCGCGTATTGCCTCATAAACATCGTCGGGATATTTCTCTTTATCAGCAATAATATCAAATAGTGTGTAAATACTGTCAAAGTCTTCAGGTTTATGTCCTGGTCCTAGAACCTTGTCTACGACCTCCTGCGGGTCGTTTGTCCTTTCGCCAGACTCTCTATCCTTTAGACCAAAGAAAGCGCTCCAGGCGTAACCACGCTGCGTTGCAATGGCATTAATTAAGTTCTGTCTATCCCCACCACGATACTCGCTTGGTCCCATCTCGCCTTTGACTGCCCAAAGCATGAAATCTGGGTTACCAAACATAAGGTCTGTCTGAACAAAACCATTTGCTTCATCACCACGAATTGGTGTTTTGAAGTGAACTGATGTACCTGATTTTGCAATCCATTGACGAACCTTTTGTTTCATCTCTTTTTCATCAGAATTTGCTAGGTCAAGTTCGGGATGATTTTCATTTACCCATGCTAATAACTTTTTGATAAGATCGTCTTTTGATACCTTATCCTTATCAATAGCAATATCTAAATCACCAGATGTTTCTTTTCTACCGGTTGTTCCCAACTTAAAATTAACAAGATCAATACCTAAAATACCTTCTAACCATTCAAGAGTAGGGTCAACATCTTCACGCTTAATACGAATGGTTTCTGATCCACCTTCAGCACCTTTAAAAATATTGCCGCCTTCATTTAGGATTTTATTCATTTGAGTCTCCTGATGTTATTTTAAATGCTGTGCCTCTAAACTTTAATGAAAAAGGTCCTGGTTGTTGTAGGGAAAAAGGAATTTGTTCAACTCCACCCGTTTTATTGTAATTTGTATTTACTGCACTAAATCGTGTGATTAAAGGACCGTCAAATGACCCTTCTGGATTAACATTAAATTTTGCACCTTCATCACCATCGGTGTCACCGCCGCCGCCACCGCCGCCTTCTTCGTCAGGCGAGAATAGGAAGTAGTATTGTTCGCCTTGCTGATCGTTATCAGGATCACCAGGAAAATCTCTTCCTTCTGTACCAACTTGTGTGTTGTTTGGAATCTTAACAACAGCACCATCACGCATGACTTGAGACCATCCACCATTGGAGTTGTTTTCTACATCATAAGGTGAAACTGTAGAACCAACAAAGTCTCTAAACTTGCCATCAGCATCAGTGCCAGCATTGCTGGTGATTGTTATTTTTGCACCAACAGAAGCACTGCTTGATGCCCCACTTGATGATGCAGGATCATCATATCTAAATTCAATTCTGTTCGTTGTCTCGTAAAGGATGACTTGAAATTTTAAGTTTGGATCACTATCATTCCAAAAAATCTGAGAATCAAAGTCAACAACAAGTTTTCTATTTGGTGAAGTACCTTGTAATTCATAGCGAAGACCATTACCCATAGTCTTTAAATCGTCCCACCATGGGCAAAGAATAGTTCTTGTATCAACCTGGATTAAATCGTTTGTAAAATCAGCAGTATCCGCAGCACCAAGTTGGATATAACCATCTGTACAAGCAGCAAACTGAGTATAGTCAGTATTATTAAAATTAAATGTAAAACCAATATTGGTTAAAGCACTAATGCTTGAGTCAACACCAGAAGCAAACAAGGTTGTAGGACTTGATAATGCTACTCTACCAGTGTCGGTAGTTTTACGATAAAGATAATATGCGTCTAATGCAGCAGTTGCCATTTATTAAAATCCTAACTCTGTTATTTTTTGTTGAACCCACTCAGCAGCAGTGTCACTTATATTTAGCATTACATCACTATTGTTTTGTTGATTTTCATACGATTTATCAAAAATTTGATTTGCTTGGTCATCAGTGATTGTACCAAGTTCAAGTAGGCGATAAATTTCTGTCTTTACATCGTTTCTATTTAAACTCATTTAGTAAATCCTATTATAAGTTTTTCTAATCTTTCTTCTAATATATCTTTTCGATAATCAGAAAGATTTTTAGACTCGCCTGTCATCTGACTGTCACCTGGGGATGTCGGTGGTGCTGGTCTAGCAGCGGGTGCTGTTGTTGCAGGTTTAGTAGTAGGCGTTGTTGCAGGTTTAGCAGCAGGCGTTGAACTTTTAGGGGGTTCCTTAAACCCAGTTTTCCTACCTTGTCGTGCCGCACGAAGTCGATCGCGTAATTCTTTTTGTTCTTTATTTCTTTGCCTTTCACGTTCGGCAGCATCGGATTTTTGTTTTGCTGTTGCTTGAGCAGCATCAGATGCTACACTTGTATTGGCGTCATTTTGATCCTTAACTTCGTCTGTAGTTGCTTGATTGATTGTATTTTCTATAAACTGTTTGGTTAATCTTTCATCTTCCTTTATTAAAGCATTTAATCTATCTGTGACGTTTTTGGCGTGATCAAAATATACTTTTTTGAGTTTTATTCTAGTTTGTGCATCGGAGGATTTACCAACTTCACTCTTTTTAATCTTGGAAAATCTTTTACACTCTAGCGTTTTTACAAAACCAGATGTCCCTGTCCCAAAATTAATTTGAATTTCACCAGTCTCAGGTGTAATAAACATTTTAAAGGTTTCAAATAAAGTCTGCTTATAAAACACTGGACCGGGATTTTTAGGTGGGGTACCAGCAAGATAGTCATATGTAGCGGACATTGGTGTTAGCGCCGCTTTCCATATTACCGCAATGGCAGGAATAACAATATTGTTGAAATATTTTACAAAGTCTCGTTCACCACAAATAGGTCTATAATATCTAGCGTAAATGTGCAAGAACGTATTCGTCTTACCAGCAGCAAGAAATAATAGCAGTTTAAAGTAAGTTACCGCAAGACCCCAGAGTGGTCTCACTATTTTAGGTCCGAATTTCAAATTTTCGTATGTTGTTGCCTTGAAAACTTTTAAAAATTCATCTTTCATGCTATTGAATAGTTTCTTATAAAGGATACCTCCAATACCCTGGGTCACAAAAACGTTTTTAGCAATGAATGCTTTTACCATTCTCATGAATTTGCTATACCACCCTGCTCTAATAGCGAGACCCGCCTCCGCTGCCGCTTCACCACCAATTCGCTTTGCAGCAACGCGAGCAAATTCTTCCTCTATAAATGGAATAGAACCAGTAACAAGACCTGCAAGATCTTCGCTGCCCGCTTTTGTAACAACCCTTTGAACTTCAAGTCTGATAATTGACTCTGTAACTGGCAATCCTGCCGCCTCGAATTGCTCTAACTTTATTAAAATTTCTTTGCTGTATTTCTTAAAAAGTTCTTCTCTAAATTTAGATGAGTTCACCAAATCAAAAACTTGATTACTAAACTTCCTGGCGAATTCTGGACTCTTTCTAATCCCTTCTGCTATTTCCTTTGATACACTCTCTGCCGCATCTTTGAAAGACTCCTTCGCCCAATTCGCCAACTGAGTTTTATTCATATTATTTAATTTTGTTCTAAGAACGGGGTCAGCAATTTTATCTAAATCTCTAGGTATCTTTGTCCAAATTAAGTTACCAGCAGCATCATATAATTGATCAATAAGACCAATATCAAAGTCTTGCTGTAGTTTTTTTGCAAGAACACCGGCAATCTCATCGACTCCAAGTGTTGATACTAGTTTGCTAGTAATTTCTTTTGCGTACTCCGCAGTAACTGTATTTATCGCTTCTTTAATCGCAGTCTTTCTTTTGGCAACAGTTAATACAAATTTTCGTGATGACTTAATTACTTCAGTCATTCCATCATCAATTTTTTTAAACCAATCGGGCAATTTACCGTCCCCAAATAATTCTTTTGCAACTTTTTTAGCAATAGGGCGTGACATTATTAGACCCAAAAAAGACTCAGCGAACTCGCGTTTCTTTCCGCTGATTAAAGAAAGCAGAACATCTTTGATTGGCAACCAAATAGTTTGAAGCAAATCCATCATTCTTTGAAAAGTTTTTAAATAAAGTGTGCTTGAGGTACGACCTGTCATTCCTTTCAATGCCGATACGGATCTCTCCATTGCTCTAACATAACTAACCAGAGGTCCTCTAGTTATTTTTGCAGTGTCTCCAAATACAGTAACACCAGCAAAAGACACCATAGACATCCACCAGTTCTCTGATGGTAGATAAATATTTTCCGCACCAAAAACACTTGTATATTCTTTTAAAGCATCTGGCAATGGAATTTTTACGAACGGGGGTTTATCATATAGAACCCATTTTTCAAAATATATAAGACCATTAATAAAATCTGCTGCGACACCAACGCCGTAGGGATCTACACTTAATCCGACCAAATCTAGTCCGTCTTGAATTTTTAGCAATGGGTCATATTTTCTATCTTTGCCGCCCCATTTTATAACTTGTGCTCCTGCTGCTTCAACGCCCATTATACTTTCCAGTTTTTTTTCACTGGGTTTAATTTTTCTTCTATATAATTCAAGTTGCTCTGGATTTACTTTATATACACGTCCAAAGTTATTTACATCAGCGCCAAATATCCAATCTTCAAATTTTTTGCCAATTATATCTGTACTTCTTATAGTTCTACCTGGAATTAATAAAACCCCATCCCTGTTTAAATAATAGAGTCTGGTTGCCGCCTCCAATTGACTTTTTGTGTACAATTGTATATCTGATTTAGGAAATTCTGGTGGTTTAGCACCAATTTTGTCTTTTTGAAGTTCTACAAACTTTTTAACTTCTTTTTCATAATTTTTCAGATCTTTTTTGAATTTAGATCTTTTTGGTATATAATCTTCACCGGGTGTTTTTAATCCTTTAACGACTTCAAGATCCTTCTTTATAATCTCAAATGAAAGTATCGCATTAGTTAGTGAATCAGGAACCAAATCTGTTAAAAAGATACTGTTAGCACCATTTTTTTGAACATCCTTGACCATAAGTGCCACGTCTTTATTTGTTGCTAGAACACCTGAAAAATTCCCCACTGGGAATTCTTTATTCAATTCTTTTGGAAGGCAGATCTCTTTATTTTGAAAAACTAGGTTCCTACCACCTATTTTTCTTTTCTCATACCCTGTTTCACATTTTCCAGTTTTGCTATCCGAATTTGTGTTTAATATTGCTTTTTGTTGTTTAGCAGTTGTAATTTTAAGTTGTGGTAGGTCGCCGTCCTCATAATCTGCTATAATATCTTTACGTTTGCGAGCACCAACATTTAATTGTACTTTCTGCTCTTCCATCTTCTTTCTACCATCTTCAAACTTTCTAAGAAAAAAACCGCCAGCATTAGCATCAGTTTCTGCTTTTTCAAATGACATATTTTGTAATTCACCGCTGCAATTTTGCTTGTGGTGAACCAACTCATGAGCAATAGAACGCATAATGTCTTTTGGGTGCCTATTCGTAACATAAATGTAAACTGAGTTTGTAGAAGGGTTATACATGGCAGTCTTGCCAAGTGCTTCAGAGGCATTTTCTTTATCATCAACAAAGTAGAGAGAGTAAGGTTGATCTATTGATAACTCTTCGTTCATGTAATTGAGAAATTCTTCTAGAAGATCTCTTTTTAAAGACTTGGTTGAAAAATTTTTAATTTCGTGCATTTCTTTTCCTCTTGCTACCCTTATTTGTAATTTGCCCTTTTAAAACTTTGAATATTTGAGTTGTACTCTGTTTTAAATAGTTCTATTGCACTTCTTAGTGCTTCTTCGTTTTTGGTTACTACTCCACCAACATTTATGTTTCGCGTTTTACCATAAACCGTATCGCGAACATTACCACCAACTCTTGTATTTGGATCTATCTTTATGTCGCCGTGAAGTCTTCTCATGCTTCCACTCATAGTCACCATAACAATATCGCCAACTTTTCCGATGGTGTTGCCTTCTTTAAATTTAATTTTTTCTGCAACATTTGGGCGTAAAAATATCCATTTACCAAACAATTTCACTTCCTCAATGGCACTTTTAATTGCATCACTCTCACTTTTACCTGCATCTATTTCTTCTTTATATTTTTTCACAAGTCTGACAACGTTTTCTGCTCCAGCGTGCCAATAAGATTTATGATTGCCACGATTTTTAATTGGACTTTTTCTTAATAGTGTTTGAAAGTCGGAATCTCCACGCATACAGTAATTTATAAATGCAGAAGACCAATAACTGCTACAAGTATAATCATTACCTTTAAATACTTCTATATATTGTTCTTTTTCGTATGGCAAATCTTTTTCATATTTTTTATAGAATTTTTCAATGTTTTTCTTTGTCATGACGCTTGATGGCAAAACAACGCCTCCGGTCCCTGTTGCCGCTTTATCACGTCCAAATTTTTGAATAATTTCTCTTTGATTTAAAATTTTCCCGTCAACTTCTAGACCTGTCGTGATAAATCCATATTCCATTCCACTAAGGGTATTAAGATATATTTTTCGATCTTTTGCTCCAACTCGCCAAAGTTCAGCAATTAATTTCCATGCCTTTGGATTGCCCTCTTTTAATTTGCCTTGGTCAAATTTTGTGTATTGTTCTGTTGCGACACGAATATAACCAGTAGCAGATACGGTAACTTCTGGTTCTTTTTTCTGTGGTTCGGTCGTTTGCTTTTGAACGTCAGTCTTTTGTTTAACTTTTGCTTTGACTATTGCAGCAGGTGCAATTGCATCGTCATCCAACTCTAAGAACTTCTCTAAAGTCATTGTCCCTTGTACAACGCCAGTTGTTTTAGTATCTTTTGGTTTGATAACCCCTTCTGTTCCTTTTACAAATCGTGATCTAATAATTGTTTTTTTGCAATCAAACATTTTGCATACATCATAATCTGATTGAACATCTATTAGTCTGAGCATCTCGTTAAGTGGAAGTGTCAAAGTTTTTCTATTCGTCAAAAGTCTTTTTACAAGTGATGCTATTGACTTTCTGGTTAGAAGTGACTTTTTAAACTCTTCAAATGCCAACTTTGACGCTTCATATTTTGCCTTCGTTGCTGCCCATTCAATATATTTTAGAGAAAATTTATCTTCAGGTGGGTTGTTTGGATCAAAATTTGGATATTTTACTGCTGCATACTTTTCCCATTTTATATTTTCATTAATATAATTCATGAGTAAGTTTACTGCGGGTTCCCTAACAACACCAGCAATCGAACTTGCCACTGATTGTGTTTTTATAGTTGCACTATTTGTGGCAGATAAAATTTTAATCATGCCATTTTTACCATTTTCTGGGAAAATAATATTTTGTGAAAATGCGTTAAACACTCCTGCTAAACCATCTTTAAGCGCATCGCTCAATTTGTCCTGTTCAACATCTTTATAGACTTTCTCAATAGTCTTCATACCAGTTGACAATGCATTTGAATAGTTGATAAAGAAAGACGTGTCATTATAGACTGGGGTAATAAATACAACTGCTTTGGTTTTTTCAATTTTTCTTCTAAACTTACTTTTCTTTACGTTTACAGGGTCCAATTTCCACGCTTCGATTTCTCTCTGCCTTTGTACAGCGACTTGTTTATCAATCTTTTCCTGCTCTTCTCTGCCAATATAAGAAACTTTTGTTGCGCCGGGAGCAAGATCTTCATCTTCAAGATATACATCGATTTTTGATAACTGACCTGCAACTAAATAATTTTTAATAAAGTTATATAATTGAACAACGTTTAGTTTAAAGTTCTCACTTTGATTTGGCAGGCAAGGTTCAATATCTACAAGATATTGACCATTGATCATGTTGTCTGGGTGTACAATATTTTTGTAACTTTTTTGATCTAAACTTAGAGTGTACTCTTCCTTTTGTGGATCTGAATATCTAACTGTGAATGAGTGGGGTTTCAAACACTTATTTTGTCCTCCACCGCTGGTGTCATCAATATCTCTAAAAGATAGTCTTATTAAGTCACCAACACGACGATATTTCAACAGGTTGGTTAGAATTCTTTTTATGTTACTCTGTGATATCTGTCCTGGTTCACCACTTCCTAAAACATTATAAACCCCAGGTTTATCATAAAGTGGATCAGATTTTTTTACCTGCTGTTTTTTTACTGCCGGTTTCACTTGAGGAGTCATAACGCTTGCTATAAACTTTTCAAGAGTTTGTGTTTTGCCACCTGTTGTTATTGTTGACGTTTTACAATTTAAGATATCGCAAAATTGACCTTGATTTTTAGTTTCAAGATCGTTTAAAAACTCTGCTTTAGTTTTTGTCATAGCAAACTTTTCTGTTTTTGGAAAATTAATATCGTTCCCAGTTATTGTGGCAGTATAAGTTTTTCCTGGTATAAAACCAACAGCAGTAATAAAACCTAATGTTCCTTTTGCTGGTTTTAATACTTGGAATTTCATTGTTGCATTTTTTATTTTGTCAAATGCACTTTTTAGACTGTTTGGTATTTTATCTTCAGTTAGATTATTCTCTTCTTCAAGTGCTCCAACACCGGGTGGTCCACTTTTTGGTAGTTTCATTGGTGGGTCTACATCGTATGGAGGACCCATTTTTGATATTTTTTTACGACTAACAGATTTTGGGTAACCAATATTTTTACCAGCGTACTTTCTTTTAAAGTTGCTTTTTTTGTTGATGTGACCCATGAGTTCGCGGTAGTTTTTATTATCCAAACTACGACGCTTCTTCCACCACTCTATATCCTCGTCTAACGAGAGTTCTGCATCTTGTGCTTGGTTCATAAGGGAATAGAGAGTATTTAGTTCTCCGCGCCTTCTGAGCAGTTTAAACGCCAAGTTTTCTGTGGAGTATTCACCGCCGGTTTCCAAACCTGCTTCGCGCATCTTTCTGATTTTATCTTTCAACGTTTCTAGTGCATCATAAGATAGTTCATCTTTAACGACAAGCATGTCAATGTTTTTAGAAATTTTATCTGCTTTGTCTTTTACTTTATTTAAGTTTAATTCTGCGGATAACTTTGGATCTCTGACGGGTTTGACCAACCATTCATCATCTTTTATACTGTATACACCAGTCGAATGATGATCAGTGCCAGCATCAGTGATATACAACTCAACTTCATGACCAAAAATTGTTACGTTGTGTCTATCGTTCCAGTTAATTGCTTTTGCAACAAGCAGTTCGCGCATAAAATCTGGATCTTTTCCCAACTTTGAAAAGTCAAAGAGTAAGTGAATGTCAACATCACTAAATTTATTGTGATTATAGTTCGCCAAACTTCCTGTAAATTCAATCTCATCAACATCATCGATATCGATTTCTAAATTTGTTGATTGTAGATAATTTTTAACAATAGCAAGGATTACCTTTCTAACTTCTGGGTTTAATTTTTCATCTTGCCAAAAATCCTTATTTAAAGTTGATTTTTGAGCAAAATCTAATTCATCTGTTGCTACTGTTAATTTCATTACATTATATTCCGTAAAGCCATTTTTATAATACTGTGAGTGTCTTTAATCATATCATAATCTTCAATTTCGTCCGCTCTGATCCACCTAAATTCTTCATGCTCATCTAAAACATTCATAATACTTGGTTGCTGATCCGTTCTTGCATAGAAAAAATGATAATTCTTATCCCCATCTCGCTTATTTAATAAATAGTGCAGCATATTGGATTCAAGTTGTATACCGGTTTCCTCTGAAACTTCTCTAATAACATTCTCAATTGGTGACTCACCCTCAAGACCACCACCACCCGCTAAACACCATTTATTTGGAAAGTGTTCTTCTCGCAGATTGCTTGGTCTTTTAAGTAATAAAATCTCATCCTTTGGAGAAACAATCACTGCCATTGATGCTTGATTAGGATTCTCATTTTTATGTTTTACTTCATTCATTTCAGACATAATATCACAACCTAAGTAAATAGTTTATTTATTTACACTTTTTATGATTGTTTTTATTTGTTTTAAGGTTGATGATACGACTACGTGATGAAAATTTCTCACCACGGCACTGACAACTCCAATAACTTTTCCATTTTCATTCAATACTGGAGAACCAGATGATCCACCAGTTGCTGGTAAAGATAGAACAGTCCTATCATGTGCCTGTCCTGTAAAGTATCCTTCGAAGAGAGGAACTAAATCTTTCTCAAACACTCCAAGAGGCGCAGCAATATTGTAAATCTTTTCACCTCTTTTTGGGTTCTTTCTTGCGATCTTAAATGGTTTACCTTTAAAACGCTTAGTTGATACGATACAAAGGTCTGATTCTTTATCAACTGCTTCAATAAAATAAAGATGCTTTTCCATCTTCTCAGTTAAACCATAGAAAGTTTCGTCTGCTCGGAAACCTGGAAGTGTCATCAACTTACCATAATCTGTTAAGCAGACGTGAGCAGAAGTCATAATATATGATTTGTTCTTTTTATGACCAATCAAAAAAGATGATGCACTTGATTCCATTACTCTTGTGAGGCATTGACTTCGGTTTTTAGGATTGCAGACCGTAACAGTCACACTTTTTTCAATTTTTAAGAAAGTCCCACTAAAAAAAACAGATTTTGTGCGGATTGATGACATCGAACAACTATTTAGAGTTAGAAAAATTAGCACAACAATAATTTTCTTCATATTATAAATACCTGGGAGGGTTGAGTTTTGAAAAACTTTTTAGTTCTTTTTTCTTTTAGTATTATAATTTTATCCGCAATAAGTTCAAGCGCATTCATGAAAAAAGATAACAAAAGAAAAGCACAATTCATGCAAAAGTTTGAACAGACTTACAAGTTTAGCGTAAAATCAAACAATAAAAGTCAGTTGGACAAACAATTTTTAGAATTATTTGAAAAAGTTTCCAAAAAGTAGTATAATCTACTCTATGGAACTAAAAGATATACTTAAAATTTTGGGGATTGCCTTATCCTGTCGCAATCGTGCCAAAATGCTACTCATAGAGAACCATCATTTAGAAGATCACGTCTTTGATATGCTCATTCTCTACACTAACAACGTAATTGAGACAATAAATCTGTTATCTGACCTCATAGAAGACCATTCAGACAATCTAAACACGATAGAGTGCTTGGAAATAATGAAAGAAGTCAAGCAAAGGATTGATGATAGTGCTACAATTGAAGATTTTCTGTCAAAATACGTTAGTTTGACGGTTCACTAAGAATTTTTACTTTAAATTTGGGTTTTTTCCGGTCATTAGCAATCTTGGAATGAAAGATTTCTTCAATTTTAGCAATTTATCGAATTTTGCTCTAACTCTAGACTCCATAAAGATGGTTGATGGTTTTTTTATGTTGCCGTCAATGAGTTGGTCACTAAAATCATAGAACTTTGCCTTTGATTTTCCAAAAACAGGCATTGAAATTGCTAAAACTATGAAAAATGGTAATAATTTTCTCATTTAGTAGTCAAAAATCACTGGAATCTCTTCTTTTCCACGCATGATTCCAATGTTTGCTCCTCTAACATCTTGAATTTGTTCAAAAGTTTTTGTTTTTAGCATGTCTCTTAACTGATCCAAAAGATTTGCTGCAAACTTTTTGTCCAAAAGAGTAATATTGTGTTCCTTCATGACACTTTCAATGTCACTTTCAGTTTCATTTTCAACATCATCTTGAGCAATATACTTCAACTTTGTAATTTCAAGGTCTAATTTAGTGGTAACTTCCGCTGGGTTCTTATCTTTATGTACAAAACGGATATGATCACTAAGTTTTACTAACTCTGGCATCTCTGCATAGTACCAAGTGCGGTCTGTTGGTAACTCAATCTCACCTTCATCATAGATGTGCAAGTCTGTAATGTCTCCAACTCCACCGAATGCCTTTTCTTGAGATGTTTGATATCTCTCACGGTCAGTTTTGGCACCTAAGTCGATGATTTTTTCTGGATCAAATGAACCACTATAAATTTTAAGTGCATGATCGTTATCTAAAAGTACAACAAATCCAAAAGATCCTGCCCCTAAAAACTCTTTAATCTTATTTTTTTTCAAAATATCGTTTTTTGCAACCATATGATCAATGAATTTTTTAACCTTTGCTGGTTCTTTCATCATTTTATTAAATTCTTGATCTTTTGGCATTGTACCTAAGTTAAAAATGTCTCTAACATTTCTCTCTTTCAAGTAATATAAGAAAATTTGCTTCGCATTTTCTTTTTCTATGTCAGTCGTAAGTTCAATAGGGTCCAATTCTTGATCTTCAACGTCTTTTTTAGGACCTAATTTTGCTGTTGGAGCATCATAAAATGCTTTTTTTGCCCCTGGTTTTGCTGGGACTGTTGCATCATCTTGCTCATTTAAAAAGTTTCGCCAATTTTCAAGTATTAGTTTCATTTTTTCTACTTCATTGCTGTCTTTGTGGCAATTGCATATTTGATATCTTTTGCTTTCTTTTTGCCAACACCATATCGCTTCTCAATGTCTTTAGTAGAAATCGCATCGGCAATTTCATCTCTCTTTTTGATTTTAGATTTTGTCAACTTTTTCTTCTCTGCAAGTGATGCTGCATCTTCACCTTTCATTGTTTTAATTTGATTTAGTAAATTTTCTAATTGTTGAGTGTCTACATCATCAAGATTTAGATTTAATAGTTCTGAGTCAATCTGATTTTTTAATTCATTCTTGCCAGAAGTGACTTCCTCTGGTGGTTGAACCAAAGTATCTTCCTGCTCTTTGATGACAAAACGTACTTTCATGTTAATTTCTCCGCAACTAAAAATAAATAGTTAATACTGAATATAAAATATGTTACCATCAAATTATGAGTAATAACTTAAAAAGAAAAATTAAAAGAAAGAAACATCTAAAAGAAGAGAAAGATGCTAACAAAGAACTTCAAAGTAAGTTAAGCAGTATATTTTTACCTGATAATTGTTCACTCTGCAATCGCGACTTTGATAAAAAGAGTAGAGAGATGGCAATGTCTTGGATGGTTGTCGCAGATGGTGACAAAAAAGCGCTAGTTTGTCCAGATTGTTGGGAAAAAAGTAAGTCATCTTAGACTACTTACTATATGATTCGCATAATTGTTGAATACAATAAACCCAGAACTGGCAAAAAGAAAAAACGCTGGTCTGTAAAATACAAAAAATCAATAAATTGCTCAAATCCAAAAGGGTTTAGTCAGAAAGCATACTGCAAGCGTAAAAAACGTGGTGGTCATTATAAAAATGAGCAAATTGAAGAACCACTAGAAGAAATTATTCGTAAAGTTGGTGACAAATACTGCCTATACTCCAAGAAAAAGAACCGAAAAACAGGCAAACGTAGAAAATTGGGTTGTAAAACAACTAAAAAAGCAATTCGTCAACGTGAACGTGAAGTACAATACTTCAAACACATGGGCGAAAAGAAAGAACCCGCTAAAGGCACTGGTAAAAAACCAAAAGGTTCAAGTCGTCGCCTTTACACAGATGAGAATCCAAAAGATACGGTCCCAGTAAAATTTAAAACTGTCTCAGACATCAGAGATACACTCTCAAGATCTGACTTTAAGTCCAAAGATCATGCCCGTCAATCTCAAATAATAAATCTCATACATCAGCGAGTTCGTGCTGCTTATCGTAATGCAAAGAACCCTGAAACAAAAAAGCGCTTGAAAAAAGCATATGATTATGCTACAAAGAGAAAGGAAGCGTCTAAGAAAAAGACACAACGCTTAAAAAAGAAAAAGTAATGTCTAAAACTACACTAATCATACTTGGATCCCTGATGCTTTTACTGGGACAAGTATTTGCTTGGTTTCTAAACAACTCTCAGTTTGTTTGGGATTGGTGGAAAGACAAACCTCTCATAACAGCACTTATTTGGTCCCTACCGGTTTCTCTTGCTTTTTGGTGGGGATCTAAATGGTCTTACGCTGGATTAGAATCTGCATGGGCGTCTAGACTACTTGGATTTGGATTGTCCTATGTCAGTTTTCCAATATTAACCTGGATATTGATGGGCGAATCTGCTTTTACTCCAAAAAATATTGTAAGTTCTTTACTTGCTTTCACACTTGTTGGTATTCAAATTTTCTGGAAGTAGTGTTATAATGGTTGTACTTGAGGTACAACTATGCGAAAATTATTTTTTATCTTTTTAATCATTGGCGGGTGCTCCAAAGCACCAACCTATACACCAATAACACTTGCTGATGCTGGATATTATACTCCAACACCAGATATTATAACTTTACCAAAAGATGTTGTTGAAGATACAACTTCCTTACCAGTAGATTCAACTGGTACGGTTGATGCTCTCGGTCCTCCACCTGATGTAAATGTTCAATTCATTGATGGTGGTACGATTGATACTATTCTCCCAGACCCTCCAAAGAAAGACACTTCCTCTGGTCCTCCAATCGGTGGTCCTGATACAAAGGGTGGTCTACCTGACACTGGAATGTGGCAGACATGTGTAGATAAAGATGGCGATGGTTATGGTCTTGGTTGCTACAAAGGCGGCGACTGTGATGATAGCAACCCAAACTTTGCTGCTATTTGCCCTGACTGCTCAAAACAAAATTGGGAAGGGTGTCCTTGTAAGTCAACGGCAGCAAACTGCTACTCAGGTGAACCCCAATGGATAGGAAAAGGTATTTGCCAAGCAGGCATTCAACTTTGTAAATCAGGTTATTGGGGAATGTGTACTGGTGAGAAGTTACCGCAACCAGAGTCCTGCGATAGTAAGGATAATAACTGCAATGGACTTATTGATGAAGGAGTCCTTTCTTCCTGTGGAACTTGCGACCTTTCTTGCATTAAACAACAAATAGGACCGGACTATGGCAAACCATTTGACCTTGGAAATAAAAAGGGTCTGAAGTTAGATGCGAATGGTTACATAGAGTTGGACATTGGCAAAACATCAGTAAACCTCAACCACATTTGGATTGCAAACTCTTCTGAGAACACTGTCTCAAAACTAAACACTAAAACAGGTGTCGAAGAAGGTCGGTACAGTATTTGTTCTAACCCTTCTCGCACATCTGTGGACCTCAACGGTGACTGTTGGATAGGTTGTCGTGGAGACGGTTCAGTCGCGAAGATAAGAGTAAATAAAAAAGATTGTGTAGATAAAAACGGAAACGGCAACATTGAAACCTCATCAGGTAAAAACATTGTTTCTAATGATGAATGCATTCAATTTATTGTAAACCCTGACGGTAAGACCGTTGCCCGTGCAGCGGGAGTTGATAAAGACAACCACGCTTGGTTTGGTTTCTGGAACAGCAAGCGACTTCGTAGACTTGAACCAAATGCTGGACAATCAGTAGACCAAATAAACATTGGTTGCAACCCTTATGGACTTGTTATTGATCAAAAGGGCATTATTTGGATTGCTGGTCGTGGATGTTCTGCTCTCTTACGAGTTGACCCAAAAACCAAATCAGTTCAGAATGTAGGAAAGGGTGGTGGTTCACCCTACGGCATCAATGTAGATATGTTTGGTCGCATTTGGGTAGCGGACACAACAACTTCATCTTCTCGCTATGACCCAATAACAAAACAATGGGCGGTTGTTAAACATAATAATAGAAGTCGTGGCATTGCAACTTCCAACGACGGACATGTTTATGTTGCTCTCGATCAAACTTCTTCAGTTGCAAAAATTAATGTTGTTACTCTCACTGTAATGCAACACATCTCATTAGGCAGTGGTAGATACCCTGTGGGCATCGCTGTGGACTACGACGGTTATGTCTGGGCGGTGAATCAGTCAAAGTCCTCTGCTACAAAAATTGACCCAACTAAAAACTCTGTTGTTGGTGAGTATTCCGTAGGCAAAGGTCCATACACCTATTCAGACATGACAGGGTACACTCTACACAACTACACAGCACCAAAGGGAGACTTCCAACACACATTTGGTTATGGTGGTTGGGGTGGCACTGTTGCTGAAACAAAAACCACTACGGAATGGGAACAAATAGACCTTGAGTTTGTGACCCCCGAAAATTCTTTTATTGATGTCCGCTATAGAGTCGCTGATGATTTAAAGTTGATGGAAACAACACAGTGGTCCAAAAAGATTGGACCTTTCCCGCCAAATAAATTTCCTTATAAGTTACAGGGCGTTAAAGGCAGATTTTTACAAATCGAGGTCTTTATGCAGGCGAGTAAAAACAAAGTTTCACCTACGATTGTTTCTCTGAGTGCTAAAGGAAAGACGATTATTCTTAATTAACGAGAATCTCTAAAATCTGCTTTTCATGAGGGCGAAGTTCCATTCGCTTAATTCTCTCAAAGTTTTCTTCAAGATCTTGAATTACTCCTGACTTTACAGGATACATCCAGTAATATGCTGACGAAGTAAAATATTTTGAGATTCTTTCATAATCAGGTTTTTCTTCCAAGACCCACCAACGGACTGCCATGCTGACAGCATATCCACGCATCTCAAGTTCAGAACGAGCGAGTGAGGGCATAGGTAGAAGATAGAGAAGGCATAATAACCACCAAAGGTTGCCAGACCACAATGAAAACAGCGACATCAAAGAAAAAATTTGTGGTGTTAAATACAGGAATTTAAATAAGGGTCCTAACTCTCTATTGTCTTTCATGTGAACCCATTCATGACAAAATACTTCTAAAGCAGCATAAGGATTATCTTTTACCCACTGCTTAGATGGGACATATACAGTATTGCCAATAACCGTGATGTAACGGGTCATAAAGTTTTTATTAAAAAAGAGGACCTTTGATAAGATCCTCATAAGTTTAGAGTCTTTTTTTGATACGATTTTAAAGTCGGGAAAATCATATTCAATCGCAGACATAATGTTTGCGAGTTTCATTTCATATTCAGTTATATGTGTTTTCATAAATGATTACCTCCAGGTACGGGGTAATTAGTAATCTATAAAGTTTAACTAAACCCTTTCCATAGACCCGGTTTAACTTTTGAAGGGTTGTTATCATATTTTAAGGTTATTCTAACTGGGTAACCGTTATAATTTTTAGTTACAATTGCAACCATTGTAGACATATCTTCAATAAAATTAAAAAGATTAAATTTTTCATTCTTTTTTATAATTTTCAAAAGATTCTTCAAAGCGTGTTTGGTGTGTTTTGCAAATTCAATTGAAGGTGTGGACATAAATTTTTGACCACGCTCCCCAGCTTTTTCAAGGTTCATTGCTCGATCTGCCTGATTAAAATCATAGTTATCAAAAATACGAATTTGTTTACTTTTAGTGTCAACTTTAAATATAAATTGCCCCAGTGCTGTACCAAGGGCATCTGCCGTATCTTCCCCAACAGTACCGACAATTTTGCCTTTGTCAATATTTGTTGTTCCACCGCCAAAAAACAGTTTTTTATACTTGGTATAGGATCGATAACTCTTGCCCTTGCCGCCAATTTTAAATGATGTTGTTTCTAAAGTGGCGATATCGCCCGCCTTGCCTGATTTGCCATACACTCTCATGTTTCCATCATAACTTGATGGTGTTGGCATAATCGCAGTTGGACCAAGTTCACCTTTTTTAAATTTTTTATATTGTTTTTCCGACCTTGACTCTGATCGCTTGAAAGCGGCAATCGCAGCATCCCTTTGTGGAGTTTCACGCTGACGAATCGGTTTAGCCCAGTAGTCGTCTCCAAAGAATGTATTGTCCCATACCTCGCCCCACGCTTTACCCAGCACATCCTCCACCCAGCGCGAATTCATCTCAAATAAACATATTTGTTTAATAAATTCTTTTTCGGATTGTGTTAAGTTTTTTTCTGTAAAAGGTCCTTTAAATTTAGAAAGGTATAAACCAAGCATTCTTACATTAAGTGGAGCACCTTCTCTGAGAAAACTTTTTGCAAGTTGTTTTAAAATAATTTGCATACCGGGAAAAAATAAATTATTTGATTTTAGTTCTGCGGGTGTTTTTTTGGTCGTACCAAAAATCTTCAGAATTTGTTCAATTTTTTTGCCAACTGACATTGGTAAAATAATAATTTTTTGAAGATCATCGGTTAAAGATGATCCAGTTATTTTTCTATAACCATTTAATAGTGATGGTAATTGATTTCTTTTCTCAAAATTAATAACAGTTTGAAGCAGTTTGTCCGCAGCAGATTCTGCTTTATTAATAAATGCTTTTCCCTTAGAACGTATAACATGGTCAGTACGACCCTCGTATTCGCCGCGACTTTGTTTTTTATTCCAGTTTGTGATCAATTCAAAAACCACATCTTTAAGTTTTGGTTCTGATGCCTCTATTAAAAACTTGACAAGGGAGGCAACATACTCAGATGCTCTCTGCTTTTGAAGATCTGACAAACCCTCAGTTTGTTCATTGACATAAGAACGCCAATCGTTTAGTATTTTTTCCATGTAATAAATAGATTCAAAATCTGGAAAAATATTCCCGCGATTTTTTTGCGGGGCGAGATTTTGGGATTAAGAAAATTTTTTGGTTCGGTATAATATAATCATGCCGAATAACAAATATAGCGAAAATTTAGACAAAGCGTATGATGCCCGAAAAGAGCGTAGAAAGAATCAACGCAAATTATATAATAAATTCAATAGGAAAGAATTAAAATCTAAAGAACTACTTCGCAAATATGGCATAGACGCAGACCAATATGACCGCATGGTCGAGAACCAAAATAATAAATGCAAAATTTGCGGGACAGATGAACCCCGAGGTATTGGAGGTTGGAAAGTTGACCATTGTCATTCAACCGGAAAAGTCCGAGGTTTATTATGTAATAACTGTAACTTAGGTCTAGGATATTTCAAAGACAATATAAAATCCTTAGAAGCAGCAATCCAATACCTTATCCATTCCCAGGAGGACAACAATGCCCTATAAACGAATAGATCTTTATCTATGCACTATCATCCTGATTATATTCTCTTTTGCGTTAGGTCACGCTATAGGTGAGACAGCACAGAAATGTGAGTGCCGCCCCACCATAGAAAACAATTAACCAATAGGGGGAGGTTCGGGAAGGGTTGGATCTTTTGCGCGCATTTTTAACAAAGCAGCACGCTGTTTGCGAAGATCAGATAGTTCCTGATCATAGAAAGGCGAATTTTTCATTCCATCAACGATCTTTTTGGTGCGAACGTACTGATAAAGAGCCTTATTATATTCCTTATTTGAAAGGTTTTCACCTGATTTCTTAAGGTTGGGCATTACATCAGATACATCCTTTTGACGGACTGCTTTAGCATCTAATCCAAAGTAACTAAGCAGATCATAACTATTATAGTCATCACCTAAGGGCACTTTACTTAAAAATATTCCATACTTTTTTTGTAATTTATGAACAGCAGGATCGCTTAAAAATTGCATTACCTTTTTATTTCTAAGCGCTTGCTGTTCGGGTGTCAATTGGTCGGGTTTAAGACCCATTTCCTCTTTAAGAGCAACGAGTTCCTCTTTAATCATTTCGCGTAATAAGTCTTTTGTAATTTTCATCGGTATTTCCCCAGGGTTAATATATTAAATAGACCCTTTACTTGCCTAAGTTATACCTAAGTTCCCCTAATAAAACCCAAATCTCCAAAAAATACCGGCGATATGTTCGTGTACCTAAGCGCGATCATAACACACTGTTATCATTATGTTAAGTATATTCCGGCAAAACGCTATAGGATACGGGGGGGTAGGGGTACCCGTTAGCAAACTTAACGTGTTGCGTAAGTTGGCGTTTTTATTTTTTTATCTCACTCTAGAGAAAGTTAAATAAAATCGCCCTTTTACGCCTTGTAGTTAGGTTGCTTATAATAGCGCCAAAACAATGGGAATGGTAATAAGGACGCAAACCAACCACACTAACCCCTTGATAATAAAAAAGAAAAGGTCTATACCCTTCCCAAGTAGTGCCCTAATGATGCCTAACCCTATGGATGATAAGGCAAATAAGGCAGTCAAAAGCGCAATGATTATAATAACTTGCAGCATTCCTTTGTTTCCTTAGCGCCTTTATAACACTATATAATCTAAGGGATTATGGGTGTGCTATATATCATTATGATATCAACCCCTTACGCCTTACCTTACCAAACGCTTAACCCCTTAATATAACACGCTTTTAAGGACTTACCCTATGCCTACCCTAACCTACCGACTTTACTGCGTTTATAGGGCAATATAGTGTAAGTGCTGAATATTGTTTTATTTCTTTACAATAGACTTTAAGTCCTTGTAAATATTAACATAATGATTCCTCTTGTATCTTAGTGGAATCTGAGCACTTTCTACCTTTTGTAGTCTAAGTCCTTGATAACGCATAACTATTTCTTGCGCCATTCCACTCTGAGAAACCTTAATGATTCCGGTACGTTTAATCATTTCCATTATAACCCTCCGACAACACTAAGGAAAGACATCCAAAAAATCCCTTCAAATATCAATAAGATACACTTCTCTTTAGTTGTAAAATCATCCATCTCTAACCCTCCGAAATAACAGGTAGTTTCATAACCTGTTGATTTTGTTTATTTTTCTCTCTCGCCATTTTGGCAATGGTTTCAACTACTTCCACTGCCTTCGGATGATTCCCGTTTCGAATCAATAAGTTACGCTGCAACCAACGTAAGTTACCGATTTTATTGAGGTCTTTCCTCATGTCCGGTACATCCATTTCATTAAGGATTTCAAGCACTTGCGTCTTGCGCTGTAACCTCTCAAAATCTTTAAGGTTTTGCTTGTAGACCGCTCGCATCTCTGCGTGTGTTAACTGGTCGAAATCATTAGTCATTTGCGTCCTCCCAACTTTCCCTTACATTCCAAGGGGTTATCTTGATACCTCCAAGATGAGAAACCCCAATCATTTCAAGCACATCGAAGAAATCGTTAGACGACTCACTTCGTTGTGCAAGTTGGTGTAATGATTCATCATTATTGACCCACATTGAAATCTCGTTTGATTCCCACTGGTTATCTGTCATGCTTCAACCTCCTGTTATCGTTGAGTTTTCTCAAGAGACTCTCGTAACCTATTGATTTCCTTAGTCATTATGCCGATGGTGTCGAGTCTTGCCCGTGCCGTCTGCTCTAAGTACTGGATATGATTACGCATTTCTTGACTGCGCTTGAATCGCCTATCCGACACATCCCGTAACCAGTTGATTTCATTAACTAAATCTTCTCGCGACCAATCTTCCATCTGTAACCTCTCAATCTTCTTGAACTTTTTTGCGACACGCTAACTTATTGTTTTTCTTGCGTTTATCGCCGTGATGCCCTTTTCCTTTGTGAAAACAAAGACTTAGAGCGTAGGGGTTTCTGTGCTTGTGTAACTTCTTGTTTTTCTTACGTTTCTTTCCCATTGCTTGAACTCGTTGATTTTCTTGTGGTTTTCCGTCTCGCGGGTTTCCTTGTAACTAGTGAAGATAAAACGACTTTCACTAGAAGCAAAGAAAACGTAGCAATAACAATAAGTTGTGCTATATCATTAGAAATCTGAATGGTCATGTAACCCCCTGAAATGATTAGTGGTTTTGCTCGGTCTGTTTCTTCAAGTACCAGACGACTTTCTTCAATGATTTGAACTGTTTAGGCGTCAGTGGGATTCCTGAATCAATCCGCTCATTTAGCGACTTGACGAAATCCGGTTTGAAATCGGGGACTTGCGGAATCAACTCTTTTGCCTGTG